AGGATGAAACGGTTTTGACCTTGGTAGTTACGAACTTTGTCTTGAACTGAAACTTGGGTTGTGGTAGTCATGGTGGATGTGTTTTGTGAATACAAAGATAATCATTTCACACAATTCACCAAAATTATTTTTTTAAAAAACCAAGTTCATATACTAATGGTCTCATTCTATCTTCCAAGTTCTTATATAACTGACGAAACTCTTTGAACTCTTCTTGGAAATATTCTTTCCACACAAGTTTAAGTTGAGCATACCCTGCATCCCAAGAGTTGAGATGATTTTCATCGTTTGCCATAACTTGACGAAGTTCCATAGACCTTTCAACAAGTTCTGTTGCTTTATCTAATACTGCTTTTGCATCAGGAGAAAGTTTGTCGTAGATTCTTTCTTCACCAAATAGAATTTTGTGAACATAACGGTCTGAAGATGTCCTTGCGTCGTTGTAAAGTTCATCATATCCGTTTTGGTCCGCAAGTTCTTTCATCTTGTCTAAGGACATCCAAAAGAATTCGTTTTTTATATCCCATAATTGGTCTTTGTATTCAACTTGACGAAGAGAAGATTGATTTGATTTAGACTCGAATAAAGAATAAACAACAGAATCATACTTGAATTGATTGAACAATTCATGTTGTTCATTTGGAGCGAGATATTCGTCCTTTTCGTTTTTCCAATCTGCAGTAATCATTCTTCGAACTGAAAATAATAATAAAGACTCTATAAAATTTTTTTGAGTAACTGAAAATCCATGACCAACACTACAGGTGCTTGTAAACAAAGCGACATCTTCCATGCTCTTTCCTACATTGTTGGCGGTAGAAAGTAAATAACCAAAACTATTAGGTAATAGTGAACCATACCCTTTTTGTTTCACTTTCAGAGATGAAGAAAGTTGAGGAGCATCTTTCGCCCCTTTTATTTGACCTTTCGCATAATCTTTTAGTGACTTGAGTTGGTCTGTATTATAAACAAATTTGGTTGATTTATTTTCTATTTGAAAATCTTTATTTAATTCAAGTAAATCGTATGTAAACATTTTGTTTTTTTTGTAAAGATAGGACTTATTTTTTATTTGAGAAAATTGAAAATGAAAGTGCCCAAGAAGACACATCCGCGAAGTTGGATGAATCCATTATGTAACCTCCTGAAAATGAATATTCACCAAAAAAAAGTTTTCTAAATGTTTCGGAAGATGGTCCTGAAATCCATGTTAATGGAGAGAATATTGCAATATTCGTTTTGAACTCTTTTTGAATTCTATATATGAATTGAAGGTAGAGTTGTTGAGCCGAATTTCCCATTTTTTCTTTAACCATGATTTCATTTATCTTAGTTTTACTTGCACCCGCCCTATCATGTCCCTCTTCTTTATAAGATGTTTTTTTCGAACCCGTGGTGTAGGGTGGATTCATCAATACAATAATCTCCTTACCTCCCTCAATCGCATTTCTCAAACCAATAGGGAGTTTCTCATAATCATCATTCAAGAAGTCATATTGAAACTTAACCGCTTCAGGGTTATATCCCATTTGATTTGCAGTATCAATATCTGCCTGAATTAAAGTTGAACAATAAAGTTCTTTGAACTTATAATCACGGGTAAGATTCCCCGTCCCCCAAGCAGGGTCCCAAACAATATATTTTTCTTTCCAATCTTCACCGAACACTGATGTGATATATTCGTGGGCTTTGTCTACCCAAATTGAAGGTGTGAAGAACTCACCTTGTTTACGACGAACAGTATCTTCAACAATGCGGTCAACAACAGCGGCTAACTTATGTTTCTGAGATGGCGTATAAGAAGACGAAAAGTGTCCGAAGAATGATTCGAAGGCTTCACGAGATACTACAGGAACCTCACCTAACGCCTTTGAAACAACTGTCTTTCTTTTCTTGACAGGGTGAAGATAGTTGTCGTCCTTGTTCACCAAAATTTGAACAAATAGATTCGCTCTTTCATTGGTAGTGAACTTATTTTTTACAAGAACTTTTTCATCAAAATAACGGAATACCTCTGTAATGTTTTTGTCCGTAACGAGAACTTTTCTTTGAACATTATCAGTGAGGTCTTTAACCTTTTGAATACACTCAGGAAAATGATGAGAATCATAGACGAATGGTTTGATTGATTCGTCCTTCATCATGGTTAATACTAAATCAGTAATTGAATGAGCAGATGAGGGTGGAACACTCCAATCCAAATCCATTTCTAAATACTTAATGATATCATTGACATGTAATGTTAAGCACTCGTTTCTATCCCCGATGAAAATTGTAGATGGAGGAACAATTCCTTTATCGTAGAAACGCTTTACATAGAAAACAGATTGAGCAAGAACTTTTACAAGTTCAGATTTGTTTGACAAATTCAAATCATCTTTGAACTCCATAAGAGTTCTGACCTTGTGAGATTTGGAAACTCCGAATCCATCGCATCCAAAAGGAGATGTGATTTCCATATCCTTGAATTTCTTTTTGAATTCGTGTCGGTAGGAATTTTCAACATCTTTTTCATTGAGGGCTATTGCCAAACTTTTGGACATCATATCTATAAATATTTGTGCAAATATAAGACACAAACCCTATTATGCCAAAAGTTTTTTTCCTGCTCTTTCTCTATGAAACTTTATTGCAAACCTGTGAACCTCTTCTTGAATAACTCCGAGAACGGACCAATCCATTGGATGTTGTTTACCATCAGTTGTATGAACGGTCTGTGACCTGTGTTTTTGGTCTTTCGAAATTGATATCAAATCAATCCTGTTGGTAAGTCCAAGAGACTCAAATACCTTCTTTGCAACGTTTAATTGACCAATTCCCCCATCAATTAGAACAAGGTCAGGTAGTTGACCCTTTTCATCCAAGAGTCTCTTAAAACGTCTGTAAACCACTTCCTCGAATGACAGACAATCATTACCATTGTTTGACTCCTCACGAATGATATACTTACGGTATTCACTCTTGAGAGGTTTGTTATTCACATATCTTACAGAGGCCGCAACATTTGAGTCACCCTGATTGTGTGAGTTGTCAAACGCCTCGATAATCAAAGGAAGATTTTTAAGACCCAAAACCTTTTTTATACCAAAGGCAATCTTGTTATATTTCCTTACACGGATGGGTTCGAGTTTCTCTTCAAGTTTTTTGATTTGATTAACCCTGTTGAGGTAGTTGTCCGCCTTTTCGAACTCCAAGTTCTTGGCAAACTCATGCATTTTTCCTGTGAGAAACACCTTTAACATCTTATAATCAAGTTCGAATATCTTTCGAACAATTAATTGATACTTCAGATATTCAAGGTTCGATTCCAAGGCAATGCAGGGTGCGTTACAACGACCAATATGATACTCAAGACATGGTTTGAATTTACCTGCCCCGATGTTTTCTTGATTCAAAGTATAGGAACAAGTTCTAAGTGGAAGGATGTCGTTGATAAGTTCCATAACTTCATACGCCCTTTGACCTGAGGTGAAGTTGATTCCACAGGTGTCCTCACCTTTCCCATGAGTTATTTGAAGTTTGGAGTATGGTCCACCAGTCAAAGACAAATGCCAAGTTCTTGACTTATCATCTTTACCTTTGATGTTGAACTTGGGTTTGTAAATTTTGATGAGTTCTTCCTCCATGATGAGAGCCTCAGCCTCAGATGAAGCAATCTGATACTCAACGTCACGTATTTGTTCAACAAGGGTCCTTGTCTTCTTGTCATCGTGTTTCTTATTGAAATAAGACGCAACACGTTTGGGAAGGAACTTGGACATCCCCACATATATTACCTGGTCTTTGCCATCTTTGTAGATGTAACAACCAGGGTATTTGGGAGCTGATTTTATTTTTTCTTTGATGTCCATTCTTTTCTGTGTTTGTAAAACCAATAGGAGTGAATGATGATAACGCACGAATTTACAACAATTGTCGGACCTGCCGAAATTCCGAATCCATAAACTAACCAAAAAATTGCGCCAACCGTGTTGACCGCTCTAAGACGGAAAACGTCCTCAATTAGGAATGAACCTAAAATGAGGACGCTCCCGATATATCCATATATTTCCCACATCATTTCGCGAATGCTTTATCTGCCCAAGTCTTTGCTCCAACCAATGTCCACAAGTTCATATCACACATGTCAGGGAAACAAGTTCTCATGGTTCCAACGGTGATTACCTTTAAGAAACCAAGGTCGATTGAATACCACTTACCACCTTTTGTAGTGTAAACGTTCATCCACTGACCGTATTCGTTCTTAACTTGAATGTTGACCAAAGAATTCTTGCCATATCCACGGATTACATCAACAGTTCCTTTGGTGTCGTGGATGTTGATAAACCCAGCTTTGCATTTGCCTGCGATGCGGAATTCATATTCTTTGTTGATATCTTTCAGGTGGTTTGAAACTGAAACGTCGAGAGATTTACCTTTAACGAAAGTTCTGAATGAACCGTAAAAAACGTCAGAAGAATAGGCGTTGTTGGTGTTGATGTTTACTGCGGGAAGGGTAGTGGTTTGTGTCATATTGTTGTGTTTTGTTACACAAAGATAGGGAACCACAATTTACCAGCCAAATATATTTTAAACTTTATCACAAATGTGTGGTTGGAAACAAGCTTGTCCCCCACCTTCCACATATCCAATTCTTTCATTTATATTTGTTGAACGAAGGTATGGTGATTCTTGTCCACAGATTACACATCTGTCTTTCTCATCCATCTTTGGGTCTCCTTGGAGAACACATCCCAAATGGTCATATCCTACAAGATAATCATATTCAACTTCAGAAGTATCTTTACCACAGATTGAACAAGTCCAAGGTCGAATGATTTTCTTTACACTTCCATCAGGAGCAATTTCCATCATGAAATGTTCATCATCTTGAGGAGGACCCTCAAGGTTTCTTCTTTCTTGCCAGTATTTGTTTCTTGCAAGACCACCAAGTTCGAAGTCGTTAGGTGTGTTTAGGATTTCTTCTGCTGTTAGTGTTACAGTGATTCCCATATGATTTGTTTTTTAAAAACTAAAGGAAAATATTCAAAAGACAAATCTATTTATATTAATATGGAAAAATTTTCTAAAGAATGGAAATATAGATACAAAGAAACGCTTACGGAAAAGTTCAAGTATCTTTTCCTAAGTGAAATGCACAAACACTTTGAGTTGATAAACCTCCAAGTGACAGACATTTCATATAATGGTGATGTAATGGAGGGAATGGATGTTGATGTCGAAATTGATTATCAGGGCGCTTGTGACGGAGACGCACACAGTGTTGGACATATGTTATCAATAATCTCAAACCAAGTGCATGAATTTTTTTTCAAACACCAAATCGACCCAGTAACCTTTAAGTTTAAAGGAGGTGATGTTGATGGTTTAATTATTAATGACCCTATGATATTAGAATTCCATTACAAATTAGATGAACTACATAAAGTTCTTTTATACATAACGATGAACTATGACCAACAGTAAGATTTATAGATTAGCCAAAAGGATGTTTAGTGACTTTACTAAACCACCTCAGACTCCAAATGATGTTTACAACACATTGACGGGAGAAAAAAACTATTGGGATTACTTTAAGTATATGGGTCCTGACAACTTCATTAAATTATGTATTGCCACTTGGGGTGTTTCACAAAACATACCCCAAGAACAAATAGAAGAATGGTATGATAAAGTCTTTTTTGCAACAGTCTTTTCAACGGAAGACGAAACCTACTACGATGAATGTGGTATGTGTGATGGAGGAGGACATGTACGATGTGATAACTGTAATGGAATAGGTGATTTGGAATGTGATGAGTGTGAGGGTGACCTTGAAGTCACTTGTCATTTTTGTGATGGTGATGGTAAAATAGATGGAGATGACGGACCTGAGGACTGTGATGAGTGCGAAGGTAAAGGACAAAGGGAGTGTGACGAATGTAATGGAACAGGTAAGGTTACATGTCACATATGTGGTGGTGATGGGGATGTATATTGTGATGATTGTAATGGTGATGGAAATCTCGAAACCGATGAAAAACTATTTGACATTCAATTTATAGTTTGTTGGAATAGAAACCTTTACGACTTATTCGAAATCAAAGAGGAAGAATTTGAAGAAGTTATACCAACAGATAGATTCTATAATAGTAAATCTATAATTATACTCGGAGAAGTGACACAAGAACACGCTGAACTTTCTGATGAAGTAACCCCAGACCAAATATATTGTTTGGGACTTTATAATCAACTTCCAAATGTTAGATTTGAACCGAGAAAACCTAAATTCTTCACAACACCAAGTTGGGACATAAGCCATCTCCAATAATTTATATAGAATGGATGTAAAATATTTTTTAAAGGTATTAGAAAAAGAGGGTTATCCAAATCCTGACATTCAATCTATTGCCAAGATGGTTGGATACAACTTAGATTATTTTCTCCTTGGTATAAGAGACAGAGTTGGTGAGGAAGGTGTAATCGATTTTTGTGAAAAAGCAATAAATAAATTGCAAGGTGAAGATGGAGTCAGGGTTGACTTGGGTGGAGACGAATATTGTTACATAAAAATATTTCCACAATACTACGACGAGAGGGAATCGGAAAATGATGTGATTGCTAAAAGTAGTTGGGGCGATTCAAACATATTGAGTTCAGACCCAGAAACAGGTGATGAGAGCTACTTTACAATTCAAGTAGTAATCGACAATACAGACATGGGTGGTTGGAGTGACTTGGACGAGTTATTGGACCACATCAAAGAACAAGCCTACAACATAGTATTCCAAAACTGTGGTTTCGGTGTTTGGTGGGAATAAAAAAAAAAGGGGAGACCGAAGTCTCCCAATAGGGGCTGAACGGTTTTGCCAGCCACTCCACCACCAAGTTTAACGAACTTGGAAACCTTTTGGAAATAATGTGTTGGCTAAAGAGGTAAGAGCCTCAGAACTTAAATATCCAACAACATCATCGTTAGCTTCAGGTAAGTAATATTTTGTCACGAAATCACCAGTCTCACTGTCCATAATTGCAATTTCGAAATCATCTTTGAAATCACCATACAACCCTTGAGCACCCCCAACAATTGAGAGTCCAATTTTTCCATCAGTCATATATGTCTGACGTGCACCCTCAACCATATTTCTATGGGGTTTGGAGTGTTCTATAATATTTTCAATCGTTATCATAATCCTTTGAGTAATTGTCTTAATTTGATTTCTAAAAGTTCTAATGTGTTCTTATCCTTTGCGGTTTTATTTGGTTTTTTCCTTAACGAATCTATGAGTTCCTGTATAAAATCAGATTCACTTTTCTCTTGAACCACTTCGGCGTCCTGTATGTCACCCATAGGTTCATCTGCAGGTGTGTAAGGTAAGGAGCTTTTTTGCCCTTTTTTCTCACCCAATTTATAGGCACCATAAACCAAGGCACCAACTGCTACTATTTTTACTAAATCACTGAATTTCATTTTGTTACCTCCGCTTCGATTTTAGATTTATTAATAAGATGGTCAGTTAAAGAATAGAAATCAAGTTTAGTCATAACAATTGAATTAACCAAATGTTTGTGTGGGATATGAACCAAGAAATCCACACCATTGAAGAAGGTTAAATCAGTTTTCATCTCAATTGAACTTTGAACCATTTTAAGAAAAAGTTTGAACTGAATTTGATTAACAAAAGTTTCATCCAAAAGGGTTCCGAAAGTTTCATGTAGAATTTTGATGTTGAGACCTGACATGTTCATATTCTTTAATTTCTACAAAGATAAACTTTTAAATTCAATTACCAAAAAAAATTACATTTTGGCTCCGTTTTTCAATCCTGAATGAAACTTGTTTGTATTTATCTAAGTATGTCAAATCCCGTTATAATTATTGGTCAACAAAGAATTGTAAAAAAAACTGAGAAAATTTCTTTTTCCAATCCTACTGACTCTGTCATAACAATAAATTATCAGAAGAGTTCGAATTTTCAGTGGGTTTACCAAGACGAAATACTACCTCAACAATCCAAAAGGATTTGGGCTGTTCCATCATCAATACAAATTCCAAATTACTTTTCTGAGAATTTAGTTAGTCAAGATGACGGAGATATATTAAACATGATACAGACATATTCTTTGGGGGATGTTGTGAATGTCAACACCGAATCTTGTTATGTATATGAATACCCATATCCGTTTCCAGTCACTTTAAGAATTTCAAGTGAATATGCCTTACCACCCAACGTTAATATAGATTATAGAATTGCAACATACAATCCTCCTTACATCGACCCAACAGTGTTCAACGGTATTCCTTGGACAAATTTAGTAACGAATTTTCAAGTTGGTGAGTGTCCCAATTATAACTTAGCAGGAACTGTTTATATCTCTTCTCCTTCTTTGGCTATCCAATATAGAGTGAGGGACTTATCTGACAATAGATTGAATTACTATTACATTATTTACCCTGAAACCTGTTTCGGACCTGGAGAGGACCCTTGTAACATCAATTCAATACCTAGAATTTGGGACTTATTATTTTCTGGTTGTTCTATAGATGGTATTTCGATTTATTTATTTGAACCATCCCAAATTCCCTTCGCTCAAGATGTTTGGATGGTATTGAAATCTCCTCCAGGAAACATAACCAACTGCACTACCCCAACTCCAACATCGACCGTTACACAAACACCAACCAACACTCAAACACCAACAAATACTTCTACACAAACTCCAACGCCAACTAACACTCAAACACCTACCAACACCTCTACCCCGACTCCAACGCCAACTAACACTCAAACACCTACCAACACTCAAACACCTACCAACACTCAAACACCTACACAGACCCCTCCTGTTTACTATTATTCAGCTCTTCTATGTGGGGACCCATCTTTCTTGAGATATTTCCGTTCGTCGAATCCAAATTTAACCGACAGTTGTTCTGTAATTTACGGTTATTGTGATGAGGCACCTCATACTGAATGTGGGGGAGTTCCTCAATGTTTTGATAATGTAAGCCCTTCGGTTGTCGTGAATTCGAATGATGTTTTAGAATGTTTCGATAGTTGTGAGTGTTGTCAGGGACTTTGTCCAACACCATCCCCAACTCCTACAATAAACCCGACCTCAACACCAACACCGACCACGACACCATCTCTAACCCCTACATTGACCTCAACTCCTACATTAACTCCTACATCGACCTCGACCTCTACACCAACACCAACAACCAGTCCGACAGTCACAGGCACACTTACTCCTACACCAACACAAACGAGACTTGCCGATTGTTATCAAAAAATTTATTTCGATGTAACATTAACTGAAACTTTTTTCAGTTACACAGATTGTTGTAGTGGAGAAGTAAATATCCTGAGCGTTGAAGCTGGTGTTGATTCTTGGGGTGCACCCGAGGGTTGTATAGAATATGGTTCAGTAACTGTTATTTCAGGTGAGTTCAATAATTTGTATTATAATTCACCTTGTGCGTGTCCGACACCCACACCAACATTGACAGCCTCTAATACTCCAACTCCAACAACTACTAACACACCAACATTGACCGCTTCTAATACTCCAACTCCAACAACTACTAGTACACCAACTAACTCACCAACAACTACCAACTCACCTACACCAACGCTTACACAGACTCCGACGGCCTCTGTAACTCAAACTCCTACACCAACACAAACAGAACCAACAGTTACACAGTCTGTAACACCATCTCAAACACCTACGCAATCATTTGTATTTTACCCTTATTCAGTTACCTCAGGACAAACTTTTGTATCGATAGATTGTAATCCTGTTGTTTTAACTCAGACCTTATATGCCGCAGAATCAAGTTGGTATACAATTACCAAATTTTATTCAGATTCAAACCTAACAACACCATACAATGGTAATGACTTGTATTATACCAACAACACTTTAGGTTCCTCCGATTGGTATAGAATCGCAACGAATGGTTCAATAACTGATAGCTACGGTTGTTAAAAAAACAAAAAACCCCACCAGTAGAAACTGACGGGGTTGGCAAAAAACTCTGAGAATACAAGTTTTGGTGAGAATCTTTGGAAGGATTATGATTTCCCTTCGTTTCCACTTCCTTTTGAGAAGTAATCCTCAGTCACGGTCAATTAGATTAACCAATCCTTAAGTTGTGTACCACTCTCTCGTTACTCATCACTCTTCGAGGTTGCCACCCCAATTAATCCTTGCGGGATTAGAGAACTTTCAAGAAAATCCTGTCGGGCTTGGGACCCTTCAAGGCTAAGAACATCTCTTAACTATGTAGTGACCTGTCGCACACAACTGACGAGCACTTTTCCTTGTTTAATTTTGAGTTTGTTAAACCTTAATTAACAAAGTTGGTTTACGGATGATGAAAGTAGCGGCCCGTCTGAAGCCATGCCATCTTTTGGACGACACGATACTAAGCTACTCTCTGAAGTCTCCCGACCTCCATATTTTGAGTCAACTTCATAACTAACCTCTTGGTAGAGAGAAAGTTAAGGTTCCATCAGCACCACCTGTTATGAAACTTACCTTGTTCGGTGTTAAGCCAACTCTAATATTGAATCACGCAATTACTATGGTGGATGCCATAGTTTCTTACATTAATCCTTCAGGTTATTCTTATTGGTGTTCCCACCTCAATCAAACGACCCGTATCGCTTGATTACCCAACCACGTTCCCTACAGTGTCACCCTCAGTACTAAAGGTCAGATAATATCCTGATTGCCTACTCGAGTTCCCTTTCGGAAACCGCAGACCTCCCAAACCAGGGAGTTCCACTTTATACTATTTTCATAGTTTATTTAATGACCATAGGCGGCCAATATCTTGAACAGAATGTCTCAGAATAAACCCGAAGGTTTCATCATCAACTAACTGTGAAGATAATATCTTAATTCAAAGAACTTTCAAATTTAAAGGGAAGAAGAATCTTGACGACCATCCGAAGTTGGAACACTTACAACTCCTCCCCTTCAATTGTTTCACAAAGTTAAGACACGTTTTTGGAACTGTCAAATCTTTTTGAAACTTTTTTTGACTTTTTCTGATTCGATTCTAATACCCCCCACTCTTAATGGGACAGGTTCAAATTCAGTCTTTGTCAAAGAACATACGACTCTCATCGTGTGTTTTACAAAGATAAGAAGGTTTTTTTAAACTCTCAAATCTTTTTTTTGTTGCGTCGCCTTGGAATCGAACCAAGCTAAGTGGGCTTATGAGACCCATGGAACACCTTGCCCCCCGCCCGCAATATAATGATTAACTCCTACTTACCCCTCGGTCACCTATCCACGTCATGCGCTGGTTGAACCAGCAGGAGTCATCATTTCAATATTTTTAAGAACTATGTTGTTTTGAAAAAGAAGTCCCACAAATATACGGAGATTTTCTCAAATAACCAAATTCGTGGGACTATTATTTCGAGATTACTCTTTTATTCATCTCGAGTGTTTGGGGTGTTCGTCCTCTCGGACATGAACATATAAATATTCCGAAAAGTTCAAAAAGTAACCCTAAGAAAAAATATTTTTTTTTAGTGGTCCAAATCGTCAACCATTCTTCTGAGTTGTCTCATCATATCGAACCATCCTATGATTCCTATAACGATGACAAACATAATTAAACCTAATACAATCATTGTAAAATAATTTCAGCTAATTTATACATATAGTCACCTGTGTTTTCAGCACGGATTTCATCGAAACTGAAATACTTCCAATCAGTATGTTCTTCTCCGTCAATGGCTTTCTCGAAATCTGGTTCAATACATTCTTCAACAATTAACAAATACACATACATCAACCCTTTAACTTTTTTACCGTCACGAGTGTGTCTTGGAATGAGTCCAATAAAAGTAATTTCTTGGTCATCGATACTAACCGCTGTTTCTTCGAAAAATTCGCGTTTGGCACCTTCTTGTGTTGTTTCATTTTCTTCGAGTTTTCCACCTGGAATCGACCACATACCTGGGAAAGAACCGAGATTGTTTCTTTTACATAGTAAAACTTTATCCTTACATTTTACCATAATTCCTACATAGCTTTGTTGTTTCATTGTATTTATTAAATATGATTGTTGAAATTAATGAAAATTATTTTAATGTTAAAACATTGGTTGACCCAAAATCCCAAGCTATTGGGATGATGAGAAGAAAATTCGATGATTCATTCAATGGTTTATTATTTTTAATGGGTGGTAAAAAACAATGTTTTTGGATGAAAAATTGTATCATCCCACTTGATATAATAATGATAAAAAATAATGTTATTGTCAATATACATCACGACTGTCCTCCTTGTTTAGAGGAACCTTGTCCGAGTTATTGTGGAAATGGAAATATCGTATTAGAACTCGAGGGTGGGACCTGTGAAATGTTAGGGATTGAAGCTGGAGATACGGTAGAATATATCTTCTAAACTGTGAAATCTCTCACAAAAAATTTACTTGACCTCATTCTCAAAAATATTGTTTTTGGTTTCTCAGGCACTGTTCCAAAAAATGGTATTGTGGTTGAACCTATACTAATATCTGAAATACCACCTGCTTTAGCAACATCTACTGCAAAGGTTGCACAATTCGAATCACCACCCTCTGTCAAATCTATGAATGAGTAACTTCTTGGTTTACTAGCCTCGTTCACAGAGTCTGTGAAATTAGGTAATCTCATAACATTTGTCCACATTGTTAGATTTGGACCGTCTTTGAAAGTTTTGGCTTTACAAGTTCTTGCAACATCACCAGCATTTGTGAAGTTTCCTTGTGAATCTATAGTCGCAATTTTCCCCATTTCAGTTTTCAAAACCTTTCCGTTTCCATCGTTATCGTAAGGTCCAAACTCATATAATTTTACAATACCTGTATGGTCAACTAAAATACAACCTCCATGTCCAGTGGCATATATTTTGATTTCTCTCTTTCCAACTTGTTCATTCAAACCTAAATAATCCTCTACCCACTCCAATGCTCTTCCGTGGAATGCTAATATGCGAGCAATCCAAGAATCTGTCATTGAAGGTCTATATTTCGGAAAAACAAAGAACATAAAAAAACCTGATTGATTTTTGTCTATGGGTTGAAGTGACTTAAAAACAAAATCATCCTTCTGTCTTGCAATTGATAAACTTGGTACTCTAATGTCCCCCGAAGAGGGATTGTACTGTTCCTCCAATTTTGACTCAGATTGAGAAATTTTTTCCTTTAACTTTCTGAAGAAATCTGAAGCCAACATTTTTGTAAATTTTACATATGGTGCATCTTCTCTTTCAGGGTCATATCTATATTGACCTTCGGGTGGTCTTTTGGACCTACCAAGATAGTTCAATCCACTTATATTCGTGATACACTTGTGACCTCCAGAGTTTGCGTTGATTAATTCCCAAGCACTTACATTAATATTATCTAAGATACTTTTTTCTTCATCTGTTAATGATGTAAATGGTTTTGACATCATTTCTTTAAGTCTATTCAAAGCCTCTTCTCCTCTTTCTTGTTCTGCAAATTTTTCACCATAAACCGCATTAAAATCCTCGAATGTAAACCCAACACTTTCAGGGTTAACACCTGTTTCACTAATCCATTTTATCGTTGATAACGGGACTTTTCTTTCCTTGAGTTGAGCTTCATACTTTGCAATGACCTCTTTAGCAATCTCTCCGAGATTAACACCTTTGAGCTTCCTTTCCTTTTTAAAAGGATTGCATGATACTTGAAGTAATCCCATCGGCCATGCCATGATGAGAAAGTCTGCTTCAGGGTTATTTCTAAATGGGGTATACCTGTCATAAGAGCCAGGCTTAACCATACTACCTCCACCATATTGGTAAATGATATTATCTTCAACATGGGGAAATCCTTTCATTTGTTTTGCATAATCTTGTGCGTGTTTTTGTAGTTCTTCTGGTTTTGGTGCATTTGTATCTTTCATCCATGTTTTGATGTTACTAAGTATATTCATCAAAGATGGTTCTGAATTCATTACAAGTCGCTCCAAAAATCCTTTCTTGTTTTTGAATGCTAAAATGAGTTTGTTTATAACGAAACCCAATAACATTTTGTTTCTTTGTAACGGCTTTTCTTTATCTAATCTAAAAAGATAATTGACTACCTCCTCGGGACTTATATCTTGTCTAGCGAAATCTGCGGAGTCAACAGTGTTAATCAATAAAACGTCAGATGAGGGAAATAAATCTTTGGGTGAAATTATTTGTGAGATTGTTTCCACGTTTGAACGTGCTTGTCTAAATGATTTCGAAGCACCTTTTTCCGCACCTATTTGTTTGTCATGATGGTCCGTGTGGATAACGAACATTGGTTTACCATGAGCAAAGTCAACCAAAACAGGCATGGTATCACCCTTAGCGTCATTCTTCTTAACCGCAAATTCTTTTTCCCCATATTGTATTACGTGAACATCTACCACATCAATACCATTGTTCTCAAGGTATTTTTTCATCGCAATAGCAGTAGTTACACCATCTAAATCTTGGTGGAAATATATTTCAGCCTTCGGGTATCTTTTTCTTAATGCGGAAATATCTCTTAAACCTGTCTCAGTTATTAGGTTCTTCATTAATATTTCAGAGTCAACAAGTATTTCGATTTATTAATCAAACCTAACATTTCATCTCTTAGATTCAATAAATCTGTATCATATCTCGAGTCCAATTGGTCAGAGATTCCAACTAAAAATTCTGTGATTCCGTCCATGAAATTCTGAATACTTAACTTACTGATGTCTTGAAACATCAATCCAAACTCAGGTTCAAATTCAGGTCTACCATACTTTCCCATCATGGTTTCAGTGAACTCATCAATGAGACCATCTAATCCCTCATAAATTGCACCGTAGGTTTTATGTTTTGCATCACCAAACGTCTGCCAGTGTAAAAATCTCCATTGAATTTGGATTTGGACTAATTTTTTTATCAATTCTTCTTTCATATAATTTAAATATTACTAAGGTAAAGGATTTAACGAACCCGAAAACATATTACTAAACATGTTTTGAACTGGATTATTTTCTTTCGGTTTTTCAGATGAACTTTGAGGTTTGTAAGCACCAGAACCAAAAAGAGGTTGAATTTGCCCATACCCTACTTTACCTGAACCACCATCTTGACCTGCATCAGCGTTTATTGCTTGGTTAAAGTCCGACTCAAAATTATTTTGAGCTTCTTCTGTTTTATTATAGTTTTCCATATTTTTCAGAAGTTCGTCTTCACCAATTTTAGCCGCCAATTCATCGGGTCCGACAAAATTTGCAATATTCATATAATCTAATAATCCCATCCACCATTTTGTTTGTCTCATTAAACTTCTTACGGATGCATTTCTATTCAATAGTTGAGGCATTCCTCTGAAAACACTTTTCCAAGACAAAATTCCTTTGGTTGTTCTATAACCTGAAAATAAACCTGGTGCTTCTTTAGCTAGTTTGGTAAGTTCTTCGAGTGCCGCTAGTTGTTTAGCTTTTGACCATACTCCAACAGATGTAGTTGCAGTTTTCAATCCTGTCATACCCCTCACTATTTCTTGACCTGTTTTTCTCAAAGGTGCTGTTGCTTTATTATAATTAGCGAATAAATCAAACCATTGTAAAACAGTTTTCTTTAACCCTCCCATCAATGGCATCGGAACTCTTTCGATATATCCTCTTAACTTACCAGCGATTTTACTGAAAGCTGAAACAAATCTTCCTGTCACACCACCCATCGCGGTTATATTATCAAGCATTTTAGCCGCTTCGGCTGTTTTTCCTGCTTCAACCAAGGCGGTAACTTTTCTCAAATTCTTCACGCCAGGACCACCAATTTTGAGGGCTGCCATCATAGGTTTGGCAACGATGTCTCCAGCATATGGTAAAGCTGAAATGATTGATAATAATCCGAATAATTTATCTCCTTGTTTCAAATAAGAGATACCGTTTACTAAATCAACTACCCCTGTTGGGTCAAAAATTCCAACGATATCACCAAGGGTGTTATACCACTTTGCTTCGTTTACTAATTTACCCTTTGATGGATATAGAACACACAGTGTTTCGACGATTTGTTTTTTTTCCTCTTTGGAAAACTTTGACCAACTTTCTTCGGCAAGCCTATAATTGTCTTGCTTGAGAATTTCTAAATTCAAAAGTTGGAGTTGTTTTTCAGAAATTATAAATTCTGCCATGGATACTTTTTCTTATAAATATCCCTCGGATATAAAAAAAGGAGGTTAGACCTCCTTTTCAAAATCAAGTTCTGGTTGATTTTTTTTATCTATAAAATGTTGAACTCTTTTTCGAGCGACTTCCGCATAATTAGGACTGAGTTCAATCCCTATCCACCTTCTATCTAATATCTCTGCCGCACATGCACTTGTTCCACTTCCCATGAATGGGTCAAGAACCAAATCGTTCTTATAGGTTAATATTTTTATGGCTTTCGCTGGAATATCCATTGAGAAGGTTGCCTTGGTAAGTTGTTTTGTATCAGCGAAATAGTCCCATTGACCATATACTAAATCCATAAACTCACGTTTTTGCTCCTCAGTATACATTGTCTTATTTCTTTTTTTTCCATCCTCACTCTCGATTTCCTCAACAACTCCAACCCATTGCGGCTCCCCCTTAATCTTTTTGATTCTATCTTTTTTATATGCTAAAATCACACATTCTTTCGGATTGTAGATATAAGGAGAGGACGGTGACATCCATGAGCCCCAAGCAGTGGTCTTACTTCTATGTGGTGAGTTTTCATTCAGGTCAACCAGTCCGTAAAACTTATAACCAATTTTTTGCATGATTGACCATAATTCCGAAACCATGAAAATTCTCCCACCTTTATCTTGTCTATTGATTTCATAAGGTATGTTCAGGGCAATTCTTCCGTCGTCTTTCAAAAGTCTGAAAGCTTGGGTCAACCATTTTTTTGAAAATTCCTTGTAATCTTCAAATTGAACGTCGTCGTCATGAACATCGTATTCGATTCCAACACCATACGGTGGTGATGTTACAATTAAATCAATTGATTTCTCAGGTAGGGTCTTCATGACTTCAACACAATCTCCTTGAGTTATTTTTCTTATATAATTTTCCATTACAACTTTCCCTCTTGTTTCATTTGTTCTCTAATCTTTGTTGCAGAGATATCATGAATGTCCTGAGGTGGAACATGTTCAATAATATCATAACCTACTCCTCTTCCAAAATTGACAGATTCAATATCGGGTATGACAATTACTTTTACCGTTTGGTCACTGAGCAATTGCCATAATTCTTTTTTTATGTTCGCCTCAACTTCTTGAGCGGAAAAAGGATTTTTTTCATCAGGGGCAATATCCCTAATACAAATCAAAACATTTTTACCTTCGTTGAGTCTTTGGTCAATCAACCATCTGTGTCCAGCATGCCACGGTTGCCATCTTCCGATAAACATGGAATACTGTTTTGCCCCCGTGTTTTTTAACTTAGGGTCACCCTCTACGTGAATTTTTTGCATAGTCTAAAACTTTTTTTGCAGATACCTCAACACTTTCATTTGTGGTGTCGATACTAAGATATCTTTCGGTAGGTGCCTCATATTCTTTAACAAAGAAACTTTCTCTTCCTCTTACCTCTGTTGTATGAATATAAACCTCAACCATATTATCCCCCATCTTCTGTTTGAACTTGTCTCGTTGGTCTTTGTAAGGGGAAACCAACGATACTAATACATCTTTACCTTTGTTGTGAAGGTATTGAGCGATTTGTTGTGCGAGTTCTATGTTCTTTCTTCTCCCTGTTTCAGAATAATCTTTATTATCGAATAAATCTCTTAGGTCATCACCGTCGATATGAAATATTCTATGGTCTCTAATGTCCAAGATTTCGTTACAGATTGTTGTTTTGCCAGCACCAGGCTGTCCTGTTAACCAGTATATCATTTTTTGTCCTCCAATTGTTTTATTCTCAATTCATTAACGAATGATGAACCCATCCAAAGAAGTGTAATGAACTGCCAAGTAAAGTCTTTACCATCAATAAAAGAAAGTATTATCGAACCTATCACACCAATAAAACCTAACAAGAAACAGGTCTTTGCTAGTAAACTCAATTTATTCATTTTCTAAATTTTGTATTTTTCGGTTTAAGTAAAATGAAGCCTTTTTGAGGTCTTCTAATTCTTTTGAAGAATCTTTTTTACCGGCTCTTGCAACGTATTTGACTACATTGAAGAGATATGCATCTTTGTGTAACTCCCAAGCCTCACAAACTTTAATCACCTCGTAAGGATTTTCTTCTCCACCATAATGATTCGGGTGGTTTACCATTTCTTTACTCATTATCTAGCATTTAAAGTTGAATCTGAGATTTGACTGTGATTTGTGGGATATGAATCCAATTCTTTTTTTATGAACTCTTCTTGGATGTGATTTTGATTTTCATAGTTAACCAAATAAATTATAATTGTTACCCAAGAAGCTAACAAAATAGACAAGTATATTTTAAGTCCATCATCTAATTTGTTCATTTTTTTGAGCCCCATTTGTTTTCCATGTATTCAATATATCTATGCGTCTTATTTCCATTATACAACATCCATACAATGTAATAGTCAAACCACCAATCTATTTTTTTTAATATTTTTTTCAATGTAATTAAATTTCTTCTACGTTTTGAACGTGAAAGTCTTCACCTCCTGATGTTTCTTTTTGCCAATGGTCGTCATTGTCATCAATCTCACCACTCTCAACCATTTCGATTGCCTCATCTTCAGTCTCGGCTTCAACGGTGTAGGTGACATATTCATCAATAGTTCTCACACCTACGATTGTGAATCTTTTCATATTATAAAAAGTATTTTTGTAATGTTTCTAATTTATCATCGGCATCCACCAACATTTGGAGTGCTTCTTCAGCATTTTTATAGAAATCTCCTGTAGAGTGGTCTCCAATTCCTGATGCATGATTTGATAACAATTCCAAAGTAAGTAATGCTTTGGCTTTTTGTGCTTCAGCTTCTAAACGAAGCATTTCGATTAAATGATTCTTAACGTTTCCCATTATTGTTTGTTTTTATGTTTTTCAGATTTTTGACCCTTCTTGTAGGGTTTCTTTTCTACTTGTTCGGTTACTTGCTCTGTAGTTTTAGTTTTACGGTTTACAAGTTTCCATTCTGATTTGGGAATATATGCCCACATACTCCCAACCATGTTGTAAGCGGTTTTGTCATCAACTCTTTTGATGTCACCGACCTCAACGTCTTTCGATGCTTTTAAAGCTTTAATACACTTCATTGGTTTTTTCCTCCATGTTTTTTATAGTTAATAGAATTTCTTTTTCGTTTTTTCCACTTTTGTAATATTCATAAACTTTTGAACTCAGTTCATCTTCAAAAATTAACATATCACTTTTTCCATAATAATCTTTAAGACTATTGTTTTCAAGTGCTTTCAATGTGTATTCAGCTGAAATAATTCTTTTGTTGAATCCCATAAAACAAAAATAATAATTTTATAGTTCAGAGTCAAAATTATTTATTTTTTCTAAATTAACAATCTGAAAAACGTATGCCATTATTTTTCTTTTCATTATGGGTAAGAAAGTTTCCTCCATTGGGAAATCATTCGTGGACTTCAATTCAAAAATAGGTAAATCTTTAAAATGTTCTTCTTCATTCCAAGTTGAGAAGGTTTCTATAATTGAGTTCAACGTTACATCACTTGGTAATGTGTTGTATATGAGGTTTAAATAAATTTTACTATTGAAATTCTCGTTCTCGGGTTTTTTTATTTCATATTCCCAAATGAAAATTTCATTCAAGGATTTTTTGAAATAGTAAACATACCCCTTCCCCGCGGCTAAATTATTTTTATTTCTTTTGAGACTGAGGTCCATGTGGTCGTAAGCCATGTTCCAAATTGACTTAGCCATATTGAAGGCGTCAAATAATTTGTTACCAGAATATTTGATTGTCTTGTCAAGTTCATTGGATTCAGAATCACTTAATTGTCTTGGTTTTTTTGGAACCAATTCTTTAAGAAGAATCTCATCATCACATGACTCGAATGTCTTATTTGTAAGTAGTAACCTATTTTCTTTGACAAGTGATTGTATGTTAGCCAAATGAAGTGAAAGTTCTACAAAGTCAGGATAAATTTGTAGATTGTTGAAATTGTTTTCGCACTTCTGAAGGTAATCCAATAAAGTATATTTGTTGTATTCGAAGTCAACAGGTTTTTTCAACATCCAATCGGGCTTCAATCTGAACGGTTGTTTCTTTTGTCTAGCCATAACAAAAAGATAATTTATTATAACTATTAATCAATTCTCATTACGTAAAACCATTGGTCTTGAATTTTCACCTCATCAGCATTCCCATCGTAAGAATTAAGTGTTTGCCCAAATCCATCAGCATCTATCACCCCTTGTATAAATTCATCTTTGTCTATAAATTGTTCCCAGTCAATCCCATGCTCATTTAAAAAACCTTCGGGGTCTCTCATAACATCATCAACTAATTCATCAACTTTTTCTTCAACCAAATCATCAGGGAATTCTCCATCAGGGTCGTTCTCAATATCATCGATTTCATCCTGATATTCTACTATCAATTCACTTAGTTCATCTATTTTATCTTGAATCGAATCATCATCTCCCCCGTCCCCAATTAGTTCCTCAAATCTCTCAATTTCTACTTCGGTTCTTTTTATTCTCATTTTGAGAATTTCGATTTCTTCTTTTTGTTTGGAAGATAATTGTCTCTCACTTTCATCCAAATAAACCTCAGGATTTTGATATACATCGTCCCCTAAGTAGTCTCTTGCATAGTCCGCGACTTGTTCATCGTCAATGAAACCTCTCGCAAACCCACTACTGAAACCGCCATAACCAATATCGTCAATTAATGAATCCACCCTTTCCTCACAACTTGATTGCATTTCACCCTCCGTTCCCACCGCATATTTTCTATCACTCAAACCTGCATCTATTACCTCAAATTCCGTGCAATCATAATACTCTCCTGTGGGTATTATGTTGTATACATCAATTTTTTCCTCTAATTCATTCAACTCATCCTCTAAGTCACTGATTTCGTCTAAAATGTCTGTTTCTACTTCCTCACTATTATCGTATTGGTTTTTAAGTCTCTCGATTTCATCTTTAAGTCTCTGAATTTCTATTCTGTCCTCATTTGTCAACGCTGAAACGTCACTTGTGTCAACCAACCAATCTAAAAGGGCGTGGGCTTTCAAACCCTCTTCAGGACAATCGGGACCAAGAGCCCATTCATTTTCCATCCTTCTCTCCTCAGCATCGTCTCTCATTTGCCTTAATATTCTTGCTTGTCTTAGTGCTTCTTGTCTCTCTTTTTCTTTTTTCGCGGCTTCTTTGTCATTAAAAATCTTTATTTGTTCAGAATACTCTGAGTTCATGTATTCAGTTATCTGATTAATTATCTCATTGTATTTAGCGGTGCCCACATGAGCAGGATATATATTTGTTTGTTGGTCTGTGGCCGTGAAAAAACTTTTGTTACCGTCAAATTTGTTGAGCAAGGCTACTTTGTAGAATGGGTCAGATGAATCAGCACTTCTATCTAAAATATAAAACAATTTACCCTCTGTGTTATAATAATTGAATTGGTGGTCTGAACTTGCCACGGTGCACCACTTTGTTCCTTTACCGTAATAGCATGAAGCCTGATGTGTTTGAGGATTCACAACAAAAAATCTTCCATCATCGAAAACAACTTTACCACCCTCAACTTGTTTATAATCTCTTCTTGGTCTGTTCGCATATTTTTGTAATTCATCACTGAGTTCGGAAACACTTTTATATGAATTAATATCAGTTTTAGGTAGGTTTGATGAAATCTTATCAAATTCTCTAAGTTTTCTGACTAAGTCTTGAAAGTTAGATTCAAAGTTCATCACCTCAAAGTTTTTGGCAACCCAATCCCAAAATTTTTGAGGAACGTTATCAATGATTTTTTTCAATTGCTCCTCAGAAAATTTCGTTCCATACTTAGCTTTGAGTTCTTCTGATTTGTTTTCTAATATTAATTCTAAAATTTTCATCAAGTTTTCTTTAATAAATATCTTTTTTTAATTATAATTGGTTGGAAGTAATATTTATATAAATAAAAACTAAAAAATCTTTTTACCATGGGATGCGGATGTAAAAACAAACAGAATACCTCGCCTGAAGCTCAAAAGCTAGCTCAAGAGGCAGTTCAAAAAACAATTATGACCAAAAATCAAGAATTGAAAGAAACAGTTAAAAAAACTGTTGAAAAATATTATAACACCAACAAAGGACAAACTAACGGATACATTAGGGACTAATATGTCCACTTCACAAAAAAATAATTCAAGGGACAAAATTTGTCCCTTTTTTTGTATTTATATGATATGGAAAATGAATATTCTATACGTGGTTTCTTGGAATCATTCAATAATAATGACTTGGATGTAAAAAAATATTTTGGTGATTATGAAACATGGTTCAATGTGTTGAAGAAAAGAGGTTTGATGGGTGAAATCGACCCGAAGAATGCTGCGGGTTCCGAAGATTGGCAAAATGAATATCTTTTGTGGTTATACGATAATGATAGAGAAAAATATTACAAATGGATGAATGAGATTTTATCTGATGTTGTAATAGAAGGTAAAGATGTTTATTGGCAAGGTGACAGAGTTGATTTAGCAATTTTATTTTGTGATGATAGAAGAGACGGTCCGAGTAGAGATACAATTGAAAGTATTTTAGTTGGTGAGGATGTTTTCGAACCTTATTGGGACACAACCGATGATGTTTACAGAGATGTCATTGAAGAACTAACCAAAGAGAATTTAGAAATTTTTAAAGAAAGGATTGTTAAAGAATTATCAGGTCAACAGTTGAGTCCTGATACGGAAGAAATGGAGTTAATAGCCACTGAGCAAGGACATGAAAATTATTGGACTATAGATTCAGAAAATGTGACGAGAATAATCGACGATGAGGAGTCCATGAATAGTTTACTAAAAGATGAGCTTGCCGATGTAAAATCTGATTTATACTCTGTTCATTCTAATTCATATAATTCTGCTTACGAAAGTGAGGTATATAATAGCATTTTCAATAAATTGGATGAATATTTCAACACCGAAAAAAAACAATGGATAAATGTTCCCCACCCATACAAAAAAGAAACTGTGGTTGAAAAATTCAAAATACCAATATATGATTTCGAAGGTATCGTGAATGATTTTTTACATTCTAACAAAGGTTATGGAAATTCAGGAACACTTGATTACCATGGAAGTTTTATAGAAATAATTAGGGAAGAAAAGGATTGTCTCAGATTGTGGTTTCCTGATTACCCTGACTCAAGATTGCTTGACAAAAACATAAATGAAATATTTTCTGATTATTTTTAATGGCTTACGTAAAATACATATTAGTTGAACAAAGAGGCTTTACTCCAAGAAAAACTCCTCCACCAAACATCAAAAATATTTTATCCCAAATAGAACTTTTCGAGATGTATCCAAAGATTTTTGCTCTTGTCATCAAAGACGACAAATTAAGAGCAAGAGTTTTTATGAGGTATCAGGAGTTTTATGAGTCAGATTCCGAGACATTTAGAGGAAAAGGTTTCAAATGGTATGACTACGTGAAACATTACAAGAAAAAGACCAAGAAAGATTATTTCTCTTATCATGAAGATTGGGCAGGTTATAATATCCCTTGTAACTCAATTGAATCTTGTATGAAAGTTATTCCAGACGTAAATTTTTATGATTTGATAATGTTTAGTGTAATAGATACGATTAGAACGTTAGTAGGTGGAGAGGATTTCTATTTAATTGGTATTGACCAAAGTAATGGTGAAGACCCTTCACTTATTTTTCACGAAGTAGCACATGGTCTTTGGTTTTCATCTCCAATTTATAAGAACAAACAAATGAAAAACATAGAAAGACTCGAGCCAAATGTAAGAGAATCGGTAGCAAGAAAAATAACTGGTATGGGATATGGAGAAAATGTGGTAGATGATGAGATTCAAGCCTATTTATCTACAGGGATAGGAGATAACATGACAAGAATCAAAAACATCAAACAAGCTCAATTACCTTTCAAACAAGTATTTGATTCTTATACAGGTAAAATCAAACCTAATAAAATAAACATAGATTGGAGGACTGATTTGAATGCCTAAATTCATCAACATATTATCCGATATTTTATCTGAAGCTAAAAGATATAAATTCACACCTGAATTACTACAAAAAATTAATTCGGTCGTAGAAAACCTTTGGAATGACCGAAACAAAAATTACGGTAATAAGAAAGAGGTTGTTGATGTTATCCCCTTCAAAACTGCAAATGGTGTTGACGGTTTGGTAAAAGTGATTGTTAATCCAAGATTGAAATACTTGGGATTTATGGGAACTAAACCGAGTAAATCTTATGACCCCGCAGACATTTATATCGAGGTAAATCCAAAATATTACGAATCTAAGAAAAATCTTTATCTTACAATCTATCATGAGATGATACACGCCAGTGACCCAACTCAAAGTAGTTCTTGGTCTCCAAAATATATGTTGAGCTATGATGAAAAGTCTGATGAAAAGTATTGGGGTCATCCAATAGAATTCTTTGCGATATCAAATGAGTTCTTGGAAGGTCTTGTAAGAGAATTTGAAAGAAGAGCAAAAAGATTAAGAAAAATTGAAAACAAAGAGATTTTGGATAAGTCTTTGAAAAATATTCTCAACTATTTTGCCAAGGGTGAGCCATTAAATAAGCTCAGTCAAGACATTCTTTTCAGAATCAATGACGAACACGTAGGACAAGATTCATTCAAAGTTCTTAAGAATCTGACCGCAGATATGCCCCATTTGGCGGACTTACTTCCTGAAAGAGGTGAGGAACCATATTATTTACACTATGTCGAATTGATTAAGAAATTTAATCCTGAAATATGGAAAAAGTTCCTAAGTATGTTCTACAATACAACTTTCGAGATTAGAGACATTATCAACAAAAACTATAAATAAAAAAAAGGGATTTTTAAATCCCTTTTTTTCCGCTTGCTAACATTTCCAATTTTTCTAATTTCCTTTCATGGAAATCTAAAAGGGTGGATTGTTCTTTGATTGCCTCTAAACAAGCTGATATAATCGTTTCAAATCTTATTGATAACATTGTGGTTTCTGGGTCTTCATAAACGAGTTCAGGAAATACCAACTGCAACTCTTGTGCAATAAAACCTATCTGAAGTAACTCGGGTCTTTCATCATCTTTTATTAGATGGTAGGAAACACCTCTAGTCTTTAATATTTTGTCCAAACTATCTGTAATTGGTCTGATATTAGTTTTGAACCTTAAATCCGATGGTCCAGGTGCACCTGATGCACCTTGTGCCCCTGTTGGTCCTGTGCCACCTTGTGGACCAGTTCCACCACCTCCACCTTGAGCACCTTGTGGACCTGTTCCTCCTGTTCCACCACCAGTCCCTTGAGCACCTTGATTACCCGTAGGACCGGTTGGTCCTCCAGGACCTTGAGCACCTTGTGCACCTTGGTTTCCATTACCTTGTGATGGACCTTGGGCTCCTTGAGAACCAGTTCCACCTCCTCCACCAGGAGGTCCTGTGTGACCTTGAGCTCCCTGTGGACCTCGGTTACCCGTTGGTCCGCCAGGACCCTGAGCACCTTGTGCTCCGCCAGGACCCTGAGCACCTTGTCCACCTTGAGAACCTTGAGCTCCTTGAGCTCCTGTTGCACCACCACCACCTTGAGAACCTTGTCCTCCCTGTGAACCTTGGGCTCCTTGGTTTCCACCACTGCCTTGAGCTCCTTGCGCACCTTGTCCTCCTGCCGGTCCTTGTGCTCCTTGGTTACCTTTACCACCTTGAGCTCCTTGCGCACCTTGTCCTCCTGCCGGTCCTTGTGCTCCTTGGGCTCCTCCTGGGCCTTGAGCTCCTTGCGCACCTTGTCCTCCTGTTGGTCCCTGAGCTCCTTGGTTACCTTTACCACCTTGTGCTCCTTGAGCACCTTGTCCTCCTTGAGAACCTTGTGAACCTGTGGCACCTACAGGCCCCTGTGCTCCTTGTGCTCCCTGTCCACCTTGTGAACCTTGACCACCTTTGGCACCTTGTGAACCTTGTCCTCCTTGAGCTCCTTGTCCACCTGTTGGTCCTTGTGCTCCTTGATTACCACCCGAACCTTGCGCTCCTTGAGCTCCTTGTCCACCTGTTGGTCCTGTAGCACCCTTACCACCTTGAGAACCTTGTCCTCCTTGAGCTCCTTGTCCACCTGTTGGTCCTTGAGCTCCTTGATTACCACCCGAACCTTGCGCTCCTTGAGCTCCTTGTCCACCCTGTGAGCCTTGGGAACCTGTGGCACCCGCAGAACCTACTGGACCTTGTGCTCCTTGGCCTCCCTGCGAACCTTGTGAGCCCGTGGCCCCTTGTGCACCTACTGGCCCTTGAGCTCCCTGTCCACCTTGTGAACCTTGGGAACCTGTGGCTCCTGCTGAACCAACGGGACCCTGAGCTCCCTGTCCACCTTGTGAACCTTGTGAACCTATGGCACCTTGTGAACCTTGTCCACCTTGAGCTCCTTGTCCTCCCTGTGAACCTTGGGAACCTGTAGCTCCTTGTGACCCAACTGGTCCTTGTGCTCCTTGACCTCCTTGTGACCCTTGGGAACCAACCGCTCCCTGAGAACCTGTGGCACCTTGAGCACCTTGACCTCCTTGTGAACCCTGAGAACCTGTAGCACCTTGTGACCCTACCGGCCCTTGAGCACCTTGTCCACCTTGTGAACCCTGAGAACCGACCGCTCCCTGTGAACCTGTGGCACCTTGAGCACCTTGACCTCCTTGTGAACCCTGAGAACCAGTATCGCCTTGTGCACCTATTGCACCCTGAGCACCTTGACCACCTTGTGCGCCTTGTGGACCTACAGCACCTTGGGAACCTTGTGAGCCAGTAATACCTTGAGCCCCTGTTGGACCTTGTGCTCCTTGACCCCCTTGTGAACCTTGAGCACCTTGACCACCTGTCACTCCCTGGGAACCTTGATTTCCTTGAGCACCTTGTCCCCCTTGAAAACCAATACTACCTTGAGCACCAGTTGGTTCTCTATTACCAACCCATCCTGTAGAGTTGATAAGTGTTCCTGCTGAATTTTTTAAACTAGTTGTTATCTTGAGGTTACTATTGTAAGTTACAAATGAAGGTTTATCACTTCTCCAAGCAAGATAAACAATATTACTATTATCTGTCCAATGCAAATGTAGTAGTGGTGAATCGTCTTCAAGCTTCAAATATGTTGAGGTTGAGCCAGAATCAACGAATTCGACCGTGGGAAACGCATAATCAGGATATATTATTATATTTTCAGACACTTAAATTATCTTTTAAAATTTTTATTCTCTCCATTATTGAGATTATTCTTTTCTGTTGTTCTTGAAGTGCACCAATACCCAAACTTACCATAAGACCATATTCAACTGATTTAAAGCCCTCCTCGTCTGTCCAAACAACTTCTGGGACGATATCTTCAATTTGCTGTGCAATAAAACCTATTGTTTCACCAGTAAATGCACTTGGAAGAGATATTGCACGGTTCATTGATATTTTAGGATGGTCAACCCATTCGAATCTAACACCCTCAATACCTTTAACTTTTTCTAATACATTTGTTAAGGATTGAATATTATCTTTAAGTCTTTGGTCTGAAGGTGGACCCTGAGCTCCTTGAGCTCCTTGACCTCCTGTTGGACCAGTTCCACCCTGAGGACCTGTAGGTCCTACGTTACCTTGAGCACCTTGACCACCTTGGCCCCCACCTGAACCTGTAGCACCTTGGGCACCTTGACCCCCTTGACCACCACCCGAGCCTTGAGCCCCTTGGGCTCCCGTAGCTCCTGGTCCTCCACCAGGCCCCACTGCTCCTTGGGCACCTTGTCCTCCTGTTCCTCCTGTAGGTCCTGTTGGTCCCTGTGCTCCTTGGAATCCTGTTGCACCTCCCCCTCCTGTTCCACCTTGAGCCCCAACAGGACCCTGAGCGCCTTGAGCTCCCTGAGCACCACCCTGTGCTCCTTGAGCACCTGTGGAACCACCTCCACCTTGGCTTCCTTGAGCACCTGTAGTTCCACCTTGAGCTCCTTGAGCACCTGTTGGTCCTTGAGCACCTTGGTTACCTTGTGCACCTTGGTTACCACCTTGAGCTCCTTGGGCTCCTTGTGAACCTTGGACACCAGGAGCACCTTGTGCACCCGTATTTCCTCCTTGGGCTCCTTGAGCTCCTTGTGAACCTTGGACACCAGGAGCACCTTGTGCACCTGTTGAAGCTCCTTGAGCTCCCTGAGCCCCTTGAGAGCCCTGAACACCAGGAGCTCCCTGTGCTCCCGTTGAACCACCTTGAGCTCCTTGGGCTCCTTGGGCACCCTGATTACCTGTCGCACCTTGGGCACCTGTTGAACCACCTTGAGCACCCTGTGAACCTTGTGCCCCTTGTGCTCCAGTATTACCTTGAGCTCCTGTATTGGCTCCTTGTGCTCCTTGAGCACCTTGTGGTCCTTGTGCACCTTGGTTTCCTTGTGCACCTGTATTGGCTCCTTGTGCTCCTTGAGAGCCTTGAGCTCCTTGAGCACCTGTATTACCTTGAGCTCCTGTATTGGCTCCTTGTGCACCTTGAGCACCTTGTGGTCCTTGTGCACCTTGGTTTCCTTGTGCACCTGTTGAAGCACCCTGTGCACCTTGCGCTCCCTGTCCTCCTTGTGAGCCTTGACCACCTTGAGCACCTGTTGTTCCTCCTTGGGCTCCTTGTGCTCCTGTTCCACCTTGAGCTCCTTGACCTCCTTGTGCCCCCGTGGTTCCCCCTTGGGCTCCTTGAGCACCCTGTCCTCCTTGTGAACCTTGAGCTCCTTGGGCTCCTGTTGTTCCTCCTTGTGCTCCTTGAGAACCTTGTGCACCTTGTGCTCCAGTTGAACCCTGAGCACCTGTTGTTCCTCCTTGAGCTCCTTGAGCTCCTTGTCCTCCTTGTGCCCCCTGTGCACCCTGAGCACCTGTTGTTCCTCCTTGGGCTCCTTGTGCACCTTGTCCTCCTTGGGCTCCTTGTGCACCCTGAGCACCTGTATTAGCTCCCTGAGCTCCTTGTGAACCCTGTCCTCCTTGTGCTCCTTGAGCTCCTTGAGCACCAATTGTTCCACCTTGAGCACCTTGAGCACCTTGTCCTCCTTGTGCACCTTGTGAACCCTGAGCACCTGTGTTAGCTCCTTGAGCACCTTGAGCTCCTTGACCACCTTGAGCTCCTTGACCACCTTGAGCTCCCGTATCCGCTCCTTGAGCTCCCTGTGCTCCCTGTCCACCCGTAGCACCTTGAGCTCCTTGAGGTCCTATCGAACCTTGTGAACCTTGAGCACCTACATTTCCTATTGCTCCCTTAGCACCTTGAGAACCTTGCGCTCCTTGAGCACCTATTGACCCCTGAGAGCCTGTAGTTCCTGAAGCACCTTGTGCTCCTTGAGCACCGGTAAATCCAGATATACCCTCAGCAGGTCCTACCCATTCGCCAACTTCATTAATCATTTCTATACCACCCACATACAATCCATATATTCCTCCGGTGACCTTTGCACCATCAACGAGTAATTCAGCTCCGATAGTTGCTATGTTACTTTTTGTTGTTGATGAAACTTGGATATTTCCAGAACCATTAACAGATAATTGTATTTTGTCCGCGGATGAAATCCCTTCAAATTCCATATGAGGGTTAGGGTTTCCACCACTTTTACCATTGGGATATATTATAACGTCAGACATTAATTAAGAAGGTTTTCAAGTTCATTTATTTGTTTTTCGATATCTGATATAAATACTTGTTGCTCTTTAATACCTTCAATCAAAACGGCGTTCATTCTATTATATTCAACAGTATAAAAACCATCAGAACCGATTTTAACTACTGTCGGGAAAAATTCTTTAACATTTTGAGCTATCAGACCAATCGAGTGAAGCTTGTTATTGTTTAATCTTTTAATGTAATCGCTTTTCGTCAACTTTTCATTCCAATCGTATTCTACGACTCTAAGTTCAAGAATTTTTTCAAGTGTATTATCAAGTGATTTAACATTATATTTGACTCTTCTATCAGAGCAGCTGCCCCCGTATGTAAAATAACCATTGAAGTTAGTAGAACCATAATACAAATATGTAACACCAATCGTAATTGAACCATAGGTCCACTGAAATGTTGAGTTTTGACAAGTTGTAACATCTGAAGCGAGTTGGATGCTAAAATTTGCTTGCCAGTTAATATCTTGGGAATAAACTGTTCTGTTTTGACATGCCCCCGCGTTTACACAAATGGCGTAATAAGAATCACCACATAGATTCTGAACAAAACAAGAGGTGAACGAGCCAGGTCCTGTTGCACCTTGTGCACCTTGGGCTCCTTGTCCTCCCGTAGGACCCGTAGGACCCGTAGGACCACCCGACCCTTGTGCACCTTGGTTACCCGTAGGACCAGTAGGACCACCTGGTCCTTGTGCACCTTGGTTACCTTGAGGTCCTGTTACACCTGGTGCACCTTGAGCACCTTGACCTCCGTTTGGACCTTTCGGTCCAGCAGCTCCTTGCGCCCCTTGGCTACCCGTAGCACCCCCACCACCTTGAGGACCTTGAGCACCTTGAGCACCCTGACCTCCTGTTCCACCTTGTGGTCCTGGAGCACCTTGAGCACCTTGATTTCCTGTTGCTCCTTGTGCACCTGGATGACCTGTAGCACCCTTACCACCCTGTGAACCCTGAGCACCTGTTGCTCCCTGAGGACCAATTGCACCTGTATTACCCCCTGCACCTTGTGCACCTTGTGGTCCTGTGGCACCTTGTGCTCCTGGATGTCCTGTTCCTCCACCAGAACCTGTTGGACCTTGTGGTCCTGTGGCTCCCTGTGCTCCTGGATGTCCTGTTCCTCCACCTGAACCTTGAGGACCTTGTGGTCCTGTGGCTCCTTGTGCTCCTGGATGTCCTGTTCCTCCACCCGAACCTGTTGGACCTTGTGGTCCTGTGGCTCCTTGTGCTCCTGTATGACCAACGGCACCTTGAGCACCTTGAGGTCCTGTTGGTCCTGTTGCTCCTTGAGCTCCTGGATGTCCTGTGGCTCCTTGAGCACCCGTCGAACCTGCATTACCTGTAGCACCTTGAGCACCAGGGTGACCTGTGTTTCCTGTTGGCCCCTGTGCACCTTGTGGTCCTGTAGCACCTTGAGCACCCGCATGACCCGTCGCACCTTGTGCCCCAGTAGAACCAGCATTCCCCGTAGCACCTTGTGCACCTGGATGACCTGTATTTCCTGTTGGTCCCTGTGCTCCTTGTGGTCCTGTAGCACCCTGAGCACCAGCATGACCCGTCGCACCTTGTGGTCCTTGAGCCCCTTGAGGACCTGTAGCACCTTGAGGTCCTACTGCACCTGTAGAACCTGTAGGTCCTTGTGCACCTGTATTACCTGTGGCTCCTTGTGGGCCAACATTTCCTTGTGCTCCTGTATTACCTTGTGCTCCTGTGTTACCTGTGGCTCCTTGTGGTCCTACGTTACCTGTAGCCCCGGTAGCTCCCTGAGCCCCTGTGTTACCTGTGGCCCCTTGTGGTCCAACATTTCCTTGTGCTCCTGTATTACCTTGTGCTCCTGTATTACCTGTGGCCCCTTGTGGACCAACATTTCCTTGTGCTCCTGTATTACCTTGTGCTCCTGTGTTACCTGTAGCTCCTTGAGCACCTGTATGACCCTGTGCACCTGTATTTCCTTGTGCTCCTGTATTACCTGTGGCCCCTTGTGGTCCAACATTTCCTTGAGCTCCCGTGTTACCTTGCGCTCCTGTGTTACCTGTGGCTCCTTGTGCACCTGTATTACCCTGTGCACCTGTATTTCCTTGTGCACCGGTATTTCCCGTGGCTCCTTGTGCACCTGTATTACCCTGTGCACCCTGGGTTGTGCCTTTAGCACCCTGTGCCCCTTGGGGTCCAACCTGACCTTGTGCACCTGTATCACCTTGTGCACCTTGTATTCCTTGTAACCCTTGTGCACCCAAATTTCCCTGTGCACCCGTATCACCCTGTGCACCTGTATTGCCCTGCGCACCTTGGTGACCCTGAGCCCCTTGAGCTCCTGCAATACCTGTGGTTGGTCCAATCCAATCCAAAGTTCCATCAATTACTTGAACTGAGTCAATAGCAAAATAATCAGAAACATTAAGCGTTACAACACCAATTGTTTGGCTAGAACGGTCAATAACTAATTGATTAGTAACTGATGCTGAGCTAAGATTAATCTTACCCGTTGGCACAACTCTCCAAACACTTGTTCCACTGTTAACCCAATTTATATAAGGGACTCTGTCTGGTGTTCTAGAAATGGAATTACTCGGAACTATTAAAATATCACCCATGAATGTTTTTTTCTATTTATATAAATACAAGTTGAATAGAATTTGTATTCATTTTTATTTTGGAAAATTTTATAATTGACACTATTATAATTATTAATTTATGACATTAAAAAAAATAGGTAGCAAATCTTACGTTGTAAACTTACTTTCAGACTACATTCTTTCTGAGATATCAACTGAAGAGAACTCAATAATAAAAGTAATCGACTGTGGTAATTTTTTTGTTATCAAAGGAAAAACCACTTCAAAAGAAGTTTTATTTTTACCAAACATAATTTCTAAATTTAATGAGAGATTCGAAATACCCTCTAAACTCACCCATACAATTGACTTAATTGAATATGATTCTGATTTACCTGATGTAAAGTCAATTTCCCACACATACCACAGTAATACCTCCAACTGTTCATATAATCAAACCGAAATCGAAAAAAATGAGATTTCCGAAGAAACTGATGAATTAGTATACGTTTCTTCATTTCCCCACGGTTATTCCCTAACTCAGGGTAGATTACTTTATTATTATGGGAAAAAAATATTCTACAACATTCCATCCAATTACCTTGTCACGAGTTTGGAATTTCATCTAACAAATGAGAGAAATGATGAAAATGAATTTGGATTCAGCGTTTACGATGGATTTTACAAAACAAAGGATGAAGTGCTTCGTTCTGCGGTCTTAGATATATTTGATTTCAATATGGAGCCAATCGCCAAAGAAATAAAAAAAGTGGATTGGAGTATCGAACTCACAGACCCACTTTACGAATATGATTTTTTGAAAGAAAAGGTTGAGGGATTTATTATTATATAATACCTAATTTTTTTCTGTGTCCTTGTATAATTTGAATTGCCTCAGTTAATTCATTATAATTTCTTTCTGGAGCATATAAATGAGGTTCATAATCTTTATCGTCACCTTCGATAATCATCAAAGCTGGAACCATGTCATTTTCCGTCACTTCAGAATACATATTATATTCTTTGGAATACTCATCGATGTCTCGTTCAAAGAAGTCTATGTTTTCGGTTCTCAACATTTTTTTGAATTCATCACAATGAGGACATCCTTTCATTGTGTATACTATAACGTTTAAATTTTTCATTTTAATCTAAAAGATTTAATACTTCGGGTGCAGTCATGACACCAGGTTTAGAAAACACCTCTTTACCTTCTTTAAATATTTTAATTGTTGGAACACTTCTGATTTGAAGTTCGTTTACGACATACTCTCTATCGGAATCAATATCCAACTTATAGATTGAATACTTGGGTGAACTTGTTGACTCACTAATCAGGGATTCGTTCACCTTTTCGAGATTGTATAACATTATTTTACAAGGTCCGCACCATGTTGCAAACAAATCCAATACAAAATTTTCTCCGTTGTTAATTTTTTGTTTAAGTTGTTCCGTTGTTATCTGTTCCATCTTTGAAGGGTTTTAAAAGTTGAGTTGTTAAAAAAACAAGTTCTTTAAATTGTTCAGGTTTATAATAAATAGTGAGTCCAAACTCATCTTCTCCATTTACGTTTATTGTATTAACTTGAAGATAGAACTTTTGAGCTGTTTCGTAAATGACTTCCTCCCATTTAGCTTTGCCTCGGTTGGAAACTACTCCTCTCTCATAAACTCTCTTAAGTTTTTTTTCATCCAAATACTTGATTAAATCATCTGGATATCTGTGAAAATCCAAAAGGGAAAAAATACCTTCTTTTTTTTCTAATTGATTAATAAAATCTGGTTTACCTAAAAATCCCATGTGTAATAATTGTTTGTTGTTTTTCTCTCAGTCCAAATCAAGTTTCCATCATCATCAAAATGAGAACCTGAGGAAAGTTTGATTCCGTTGTTACAAACTTTTTCTATCGAGACTGTTTCGAATTTTTTATCCTCAAAGCAAGATAAGACAACTTCATCTAATTTCAATAGAACCTTACTCCAAGATGAATCAAGTTTTTGATTGAATTTTCCTAAAGTTTGAACTCTATCCACATGTATTTTGTCTATATTTTTCAGAAAAACAATTCTATATTCAATCGTTGCTCTTTCTGTGGAATCAATTGAATTTTTTCTAAGTGAAATTATCATGGAACCCGCTTTACCAATATATCCTTTTACACAGTTGGATTGATTAAAACTTTCATGATTATATTCTTCACTAGTTTTCAATAAGACAGGAAAAAAATCATCTAAAGGTTTTTCGATTCTGTCATAAAAATACTCAGGATAAAGTCTTATGTAAGACCCTTTACGATAATGGTCCAATTTATCAGTCCAATCCAAGTGTTCTGCTTGGAATTTATTGTAATCATTACCATCAGTCGTCCACCTTGTTTCAGTCTCACCGAATTCTTTTAAGGAAGTGTAGGTTCTTACATGGTCATTAAATGTCCAATTGTTCATTGTGTCATTGAGAATCATTCCTTTAAAAACAGAATAAACTTTTTTCAATTCTTCGTTGGAAAGATAATTTTTGAAATTATCAGGTATTGATATGGATTTCCCTTGAGAACTTAGAATTTCTTTGATGATATCACCATCTTGATTTAACCAATCCTCTCCGAATAATTTCTTAGCACAAGTATAAAGTTCAACATTGAGAAAATTTACTTCATGTAGATATTTTTTAAGTTTTTTTCCTTTAAAACTCCAAACTTGCATAAATGTATCAACAATTTTCTTGTCATTTTTTTTCAAGATTTTTCTGTAATCCTTACCCCACATGAAATTCACATAAATCCAAAAATTATTTGGATACTTGAAACCCTTTTTGTCCAAATAGAATTTCATTAATTTTTCATCATTATCCAATTTATCCAAATTTAAATCTATTCTTTCGAAGAATTTATTAGCAACTTCGAAAATAACCTCAGATGAGTTGTCACAAAAATTGGAGAGATGATTTTTGATACTTGACAGTATAGAGGAAAAAGGGTTATTAGGAAAATAATTTCTTCGTATGGATTTAGTGAATTTTTTTTTCTTTTGGTAATTGTGCAAATATCCTCTATAAAAATCGCCCGTCTTTTTGTTTACGGTTAGAAATTCAACATTTTTAGAGACTTTGAACCATGGCTTCCCAACCCCTCTGGCCTTTCCACCATAGAAAAATTTCAAGGATAATTTATCATCTTTTTCTTCAATTACAATCATACTGTAATACCTGTTTACAGCATAGATGGGGTTGGCAAAATTCTTTACGAATGTTTCCTCATCGTGAAATTTGTTTTCAATTACGAATAAAGGATGTCTCAAGTCCTCTGTTTCTCCAAAAACTATATTCCTCTCATTCAAAGATGAGTGGTCTCTATATTTTTCAGAAATGAATTTTGTAAAATTTACTTTATAGATTTCAGTCATTAGTATACAAATATAATAAAAAAAGAAGGGAGAAAACTCCCTTCAAAAATTAACCACAATATGATTCAGCCAATTCCCAAAGACCGGTGTTGATTTTATTAATGGTTTGGAAGTTTTTCAATTCCTTCATTGTAACCAAACGACCTCTCTTGGATTGATATTTAGTTCCACCACGGACAAATTTTTCTTGAATCACATTAAAGACTTTCCAAACAGAATTACCGCTATCAGCATCTCTCTCGGGACGAAGTAATTCTTCAACGTTTATTGAGGTAGGAACTGAACCTTTTTCCCAACGAAGGAGGGATGCCTTATTCATCATATCAATTGTTCTTTCTTCGTTGAGTTCTGTCGTTTCCATACGACCTACAGCTCTTTGGATAAGTGGGAGACGGTCAGCGAACTCATCAGTGATTTGACGAACAACCCCCATGTCAACACGCATATGTTTAACAGAAATACTGTCAGCAACTGATGTTGGAACAGTAAGACCATTTGAGCAAACCAAACGGAAAAGACCGGCGCTCACTGAAAAGGTGCTCATGCCATTGTGTGAATTTCGAATCACTGCCTCAACCAATGAATCTCCGACTTGAGGTAATTCTCCATTTCTTAAACGTAGTTCGTGACTCGAAAAACGACCTTGACCTATTTGTTTTGCGGAATAGAGTCTCCAACCTTCACGGTCAAAATTTTCCAAAATTTCCATGGTTGGAACGAAGGTATACTTCTCAGACATTTTAGGGTCTGCACTTGTAGAGAAAACGGCGGGAACTGTGTTACGAATAGAATCGAGTGTAATCATGTTTATTAATTTAGATTACAAAGATACAGTATTAATTTGAATTACAAAAATTAATTTAAACAAACTAGACCAAATTTAGTCTTGAAGAAAGGTGCAAATAATTCTTTAGTTTCGATTGGTTTCTGATTAAGCTCTCTACACACGTCAATGAGTTGTTTCTGAGTTAAACTAACCTCTTTACCATTTTCGATATTATCAAAGGCTACCTCACGAATCTTTACATAAAATTCTTCTTCCTTGTCTTTTGGAATAAGATTAAATAAGTCTTTTGGATTTTCCTTGAAAAACTTGACGATGTTATTCATATATATGTCAACATCTACGCTCATAGTGAAATGATTATTCCTCACCTTCCAAATCCCACATATTGTTACCCATGTCACTACCTTTTCTTTTGATACATTCAGGAACTTGACAATTGTCACTTCCTTTCAGATTAATAAAGAAAAGACTCGGCATGTTACACACACATTCAGGGATAGAAGTAAGTTGTTTGTTATTAATAAGTGCTAAGAACTTCAACTTTGGTAATTCACAAATTGAATCGGGCACAGTTTCAACACAATTATCAAGTAATATCATTCTCAAGTCTTTGAATCTAGAAATCGATTCAGGAATGTTAATAATAATATTATTTTTGTCTCTATTTTGGATTTGAAATTCAGTCAAGGTAGATGGTAAGTTATCTATCAAATCGTCTAAACCATAAAGGGCAATGAATTTTCCAATTGCACCATGAGAAAAACTATCAATAACAAGTTTTTCACCTCCAACAGTCAAACCTTTTGCAAATTCTGGTTTGAATAACGGTTTCAATTCAGACATTCTTCCATTGAGTAGCCCAACTAAATCTTGTTGACGGTCATCCTTGTCCATAAATTGATTGGATGGGAAATGGAATTGAAATCTTTCAACAGGTAAACCTGTTTCAGAGGCTTTGTTAGGGTCATTTGGATTGAACACAACATATAATGGACCGTCCTTAATATATCTATCAAACCAAGACAATCCAGGTGCAGAAGTGCACCATCTAGTCTCTCTATTATTTCCACCGTAAAAACATGCGGCTTCTTTTCCTGATAAACCCTTGTCTTCAATCTTAATCACTCTCCAATCTTCACCGTCATACATGAGTTCAGCACCAGGGTGAACTTCGGCAGTTTTTCTTTCTGCTTTAGTTGTTGTTGCCATCGTAAGGTCGAAGTCTTTAACTTCGTCATACAATTGGTCAGGAGTCAACTTCATTATATCCCTTTTTTCCAAAGGAATACGTTTGTAAAATCTTCCGAATTTCTTCAAATCATCTGTAACCTTATACAGGTCTTCCAAGAATGTTTCCTTTACTTGAGCAAGTTCTCTTTCATAACCCGTATCACCAGGTTGTCTTTCAGTCTTAACGTTCAAGAAACTTTTGATGAGCCAGTTAACATACTTACCTGCCTTTATTTTTTCAAGTTCTTTGGAGTCTGCACTCTCAGGGTCAACGTTATTTAATTTAGTGGTAGGGTCTGCCTGCACCAATTTTAAAAATTCAGCCACGGTCATCTTGGGCTTTTGTTTTTTTCCCTTCTTGTCTTCAGTAGGTTTTGTTAAAGCATTTCTCAAAATCTCAAATCTTGATTGCTCCAACAAAATATCTTTAAGTAATGATGTAAATTTCATCTACCACGAATTTATTAATAAATATATTGATTACACAAAAATAACTAATAATTCAATATCAAGAGCTCTTCACCCATATTTTGTTTCGTCCCTTTTTTCGCAGCAGCTGCTTTAGCAAACTTCTTCTTTTCCCATCTGAATCTATCTGTTGAATACCATTGACTTAAAAGGTCAAAATCGTAGTAAGATAAACTAAACTTACTTTGGACTGAATTCAACACATTTGCCAATCTTTCGTGGTCTGCTCTGTCGAAATCATGGTTGGAATAGTAATTTTCAGTTTTCCAATATGGTGGGTCCAAGTAAATATAAGTTGACGGGGAGTCGTATTTCTCTATAACCTTTTGGAAATCCATATTTTCAACATGAGTAATCTTATTAAAGTGTTCGACCCATTTTGGATTAGATAGTTTGTCTCTGAAAGACAAATATTTTGAACGATACTTTCCCTTCAAATCTATAAAGTTAGAAGTTTCAGGTTTACTTCCACTGAACACTTGAGTGACAATGTAAACGTATTTTGCAGCAACTTCGTAGTCAGGGTAATTTATAGTAAATCCCGATGAAAATAATTCAGTTTGATACTCTCTGAATCTATCCTTGTAACTTATGTCTGTAACTAATTTACCAAACTCTTGAACCGGTATGGTGTCCAAAACTCTTTGGAGTTCAGCAGGATTCTGAACACATTGAAATAGATTGTAGTTTAGTGGGTTGAAGTCATTGTAGACCACTCGTTTGAGGTTTGTGAATTTTTCTAAATTCATGTTGAAATAACACCAAAACATTCCCCCGAATGTTTCGACATATGTTTCCATATCCTCAGGATAGTATTCGACTATCCATTTTCCAATTTTTGATTTTCCTCCGATATAACTTAACATATAAGAAATATAATAAAAAAAATCAAAAAAGCAAATTTAGTTATAACAATTTTTGTAAGGTCTACATGAAGCTTTCTGAGTAAATCCCATATCTGAGCATGATGTAGATTTACAATATGATTTACTATATTTCCTTGGTTTCTTAAATTTCTTTTGTTCTTTCTCGTCCAAATATTGGTAAAGAACTCTTTTAATAATTTGTTCCAAAATCATAATTATAAATATGGCATGTAGTAGTTGTAAATCAAATCGTCCAATAAATAGAGTTAAATGGGGCGTGTTAATTTTAGGAAGTTATATTGTTTTCTCATCTGTTTACGGAACAATCGAAATATTCAAAATTATAATAGAATTTTTTAAATAGGTCTCTCGAATTTCAAATTGAGTTTAACATAAAAATCACCACCTTTATATCCTTTTCCTCTTAATCTTAAAGGTTTAGATGTGTCTATTATTTTTGGTGCTTGTAAATTTAAATCACCATCTGGATGTGGAATTAAAAATTTATCATTTTGTATTTGTTCCAAATTCAGTGTCAAATTATAAACCAAATCTGAATTAATCTTTTCAAACCCATCTTTCGGGACCATTTCCACTTGAATTACCAAATCCCCCATACCTCCGTTTTTGAAATCACCCAAGTTTGGTAGTTTGAGAAACTGTCCACTATCAATACCTTGTGGGACTTTGACCCTAATGCTATGAATGGTCTGACTTGTTCCTTTTCCACCACACAAATAACACCTTTCAACTAAAATGGTTCCTTGACCATTGCAGTTCCCGCAAATTGTCCTTATTTGTTGAACCATGAATCCTGTCCCAAATGTTTTGATAAAGAAACCTTGACCACCGCAAGACCCACAGGTTTGATGCTGGCCCCCGTTACCTTGACAAGAATTACACGGAATATCTCTACTATATTGAATTTCCTTTTCCCCACCCAAATAGGATTCAATTGGTGAAACTTGAAGTCTCACAACTTTGTCTGGTGCATGCCTCGGTCTTTGTCCTTGGAAATGAGGATTGCGACCAAACATGTTATCAAAGAAACTCTCAAAATTGGTTCCTTGATATGGGTTGGACTTTTGATTATTATACTGAGCTCTTTTTTCTCTGTCTCCCAAAACTTCGTAAGCTTCGTTTATCTCTTTAAATTTTTCAGCACCATCGGGATTGATGTCAGGATGAAATCTTTTTGAGAGGTTTCTGTAACTCTTTTTGATTTCATCTTCTGAGGCATTCTCTTCAACTTCTAGAATTTTGTAGTAATTTTTCATATATGGCTAATTACCTCGTGGTATTATTCAAGGATAAAAAAAAGAAAAGAATAATAAATAAGTTTATCACCCCTTCCAAGGCTAAGGATTTTTTCAACAAAAAAATGAAAGAATCCAGTGACGTAATTTTTGATGTAAAATATGAATCAGGAAAGGAAGTCGACTATGAAATGGGTATAATACATATGAGTTCAAAACAAGAAGTGCCAATCTATCTAACCGACGATTTGGGTAGAAATTTGAGAGTAAAACTTGATGAACCTGGTATGACATTGATTTTAATATCTCCATACAAAAAGGAGGAAAAGGTTTTCGACATTCAAACGAAAAAGAAGATAGAAGTCCAAAGGTTGATAAAAACTTATTTGAAGGGCGAAGGTGTAAAAATGATATCAATGTTGAATAATAAGGTTATCATTCAAGATGAGGAAAAAGTCTTTTTGTTCACTTTGAAAAATGAATCAGAAGCATCACGTTTTATTGATTGTCTATCAAATTACTTTTGGAAAATCAAAAGGGGTGATTGTCTGTTTGTTAAGGACTTTTCTAAACCACAGAAAAAATACTTATATCAATTGTTGGAAAATAAAGGATTTGATAAGTCCATCTTATACAGAAGATTTACTTCTCTTCCTCATCAAGAATAAAGTGAAATTCAGTTCCTGAGATGTCTATTGAAAATTGTTTGTGATGTCTTTCAATCTCTCTGAAATGATTAATGACTTTGGTATATTCTTCCTTTTTCAGCTCGAATATCATTGTTGCTTTTCCGACAAAAACGTTTTGACAAGCGTCGGCAATCAAAGCTAACTTTTCTAATTCCCCAAAATCAGTATTTTTATTTTCTGCCATAAGGTTAGTTTTTTTGGTTTGGGAAATATGTCTTCTTTATTCAACTTTTTTATTTGACGTATGAAGCTTTCTTTTTCCCTTTCCAATTCTTTTTTATCCTTCGCTTTCTCGCTGTTCAGCCATTGTAATATCTTCTCCTGTCTCTGACTCATCGTTAATTTCTAATTCAGTTTGTTCTAATTCGAAATCGAAATATAATGTTTTAAGTTTATCTAAATCAGTCTTTTCGAAAGTTTCTTTCAACTGTTCTATTGTATGTTTGAAAAGTTTTTCTTTGATTTCTTTTTCTTTATTCAATTTAATTATTTTTGAAATCTTAGACAAGGTAGAAGAGGTGTTGGCCTCATCCAAGGGTGTAACGAACGAAATCCCTTTTTTATTGGAATCCTCTGTTTCGAAAGAAACTACTTGTCCTTCCTCAACCATACTCTTTGGAATTACCCATTTAGAAGGAAACTCTATGTCGAAACTCAAATAGGTTTTGAGCTTCCTGATTGAACGTATGTATTCAATGAACGGGGCTATTTCTTTGTAAAAACTCATTTCGTAATAAGATATGTTATTATGTAACTCAACGATAAACCTAAGAAGATAAGTTCCCTGTTACTATAAACCATTGGTTTTGGTTCTTTTTGTAACAGGGCGCTTAAAAATTTTGTGACATTTTTTAATGTTACTAATATTGTGAAAACAAATATAAAAATATATATCGTTTCAATATTATGCATTATCCTCTGTCTTTTTGTGTTCAAGAATTTCACCTCTGAGTTTCTGTAAAAGAGCTTTCAATTCTTGTGCAGATTTTCTTGCTCTTGTTCCCGCACTCTTATTTCCTTTGAAAAACTTTGTTGTGTCAACTGAAAGTAGTTCGGTCAATTCTTTGATTTTTTCTAATGTTTCCATTTTTCTATGGTTATAGTTGTTTATTAATAGTTATAATATTAACTTTTTTACGTCTGGTGTAAATAGAATCAAGATTTTTTTCAAATCATATTTTTTTCCATTAACTTATATAGCTCGGTCAGTATGTCCAAGTCAGACTTACTAAAATCTTTTTCGACATCAAAAACATCATTGAGGAATTTGGGTATTGACATTTTTACGTTATCTTGTTGTTGATTATAAAAACTGTCTGAAAAAAATTCTTTGAAATACTCTTTGTGGTCCCCTTCTCTGTTTATTTTAATATTTTCCGCTAGAAAATTCTCTAATAATTTATTCCAACACCACTCGAAATGTTTTTCTTTATCTTCTTGCGAAAGGTAAATCTTAGTTTCACCCTCGGTGTCTCCCATATAAGTGTTGATAATAATATGGTTTAAACTTTTGAATAGGTCACCATATAGCTCAATCTTTTCATAACTCATGTTATGAGTATTGAACCAAATCAAAACTTCATCTTTAGGTATTGTCTTGGACATCCAATTAAAAAAATTCTCCATAGAGTTCATCTATGGAGAATATAATAAATTAAATTTCAATGTGAATTTTTACTGAGTCTTTCTGTCGTAACTAATAAGATTTTTCATCTTTTCCATTTCTTCAGAAATTATTTTTGATTTCTTGTCCTCAGTTGATTCTAATTGGTTGAATATTTTTGCAGATTTTTCAGTTGATGATTTTATTTTTTTGAGACTTCCAGTTGACTTGGTCTCACCTGCAACGTCTACAGGTTGAGGTTGTCTTTTATAAGATGCGTTTTGTTGTTCTGCACCGTATAGGTTGTCCTTATAATTTTTCATGAACTTTTCACCTACCTCACTCGGGACCACGTTACCTAACGCTTTACCATCTTTGTCCTTGACAGCATTACCTGTTTTTGAATTTCCTTTCAAATACATTTCGATTTTTTCATCTTCAGGTTTGATTTCATCATAAACAAGATTTGTCATACCAGGGTATGCGAATGCATCAATATATTCATCGACTGCTTCAGACGGATGATACTTTTTTGTTTTTTCTTTCATACCTGAAAGGTCATAATTACTCTCTGGAAACGCCTCAGGGTTTTCACTAAATTCACCATTCGAACCTGATTTGAGATAATCCTTCATTTTTTTCACAACACTCTTAGCATAATCTTCATTTTCTTTTTTCGACGCGTTAAGAGCTTTCATTGTTTTTTTCAAACCTTCGGGTTCTTTCTTTGAGATGTTTGATTTTTCCTTTTTTTCTTTTTGCTCGATGACAATATTTTCAATCAAATCTATAAGTTCATTTTCAGTGAAAACGATTTTATTTTCATTTTCCTTTATTCCTTTGAGGGTCAGAACTAAATTAACTTGTTTCAAAGTTTTTAAGTCCGAAGAAGACAATTTTTTATCCCCTTCAGCTTTCTTCATTAATTCTTTTTTCAATGATTTCAATTTTGATTGAGGAATTTTCTCATCATCTGGGACATTCAATTTCTTGTGAAGTGCACCTTTTTTAATATCAGTTTTTTGAATCCATTTTTTTTCAGATTCTTTAGTTTCTTTTTTGTGATTACATTTACAATTCATCATACCACACTTCGCACACTTCTTACCTTTAGATTCTTTAACATGATATTTTTTTCCATCTACTTCAAAAGAATCTCTTCCGTCTTTTTTAGCATCCGCTAAAGCCCCTGTAAAAGCATTTCCTTCTTCAGTCTCAGCTTCTTCTTCTAAACCTTTCATGATTCTAATTTTCATTGGACCATATTTGTCCTTATACATGTCGAAAAATTTCTTACCTTCTTCACCAGGTGCAAACCAATTAGTTTTTTCACCAAATTTTTGGAACATAGGTTCGAACTCATCGTATTCTTCTTCATCAAAATCGAAATCAAAATCTCCTATATGAGCTCTATCTTTTTCATCAAACCAACCATGTTCATCGCTAAATGAACCAAATATTTTGTTTTTGAGGTTAGCTTTCATTTTATTGTCTTCCAATCCTTTACCAACGTAAGTTGGTTCATTCTGAGACAATTCTTCTGCATCCTCTTCAGCCTCTTCATCACCTTCGTAATCACCATGTGTTGATTTATCTTTATCATAAAAAAACCATTCATCCATTTCTTCGGTTTCTTTAGTCTCTTTCTTTTTACTTCTTAATTTTTTGAAGTCTGCAGCATCTAATTTACCCTTTGGCTCTGCAACATCTAATTTCTTTTGACCTCCTTTGAGTCCTTCCTCAACTTCAATTTCCTGCCATTCACCTTTTTCTTCGGTAATTTGTTTAACCTTGCTCTCGATTTCCTCATTGAGGATTTTAGAAATAAGATTGTCAATATGTTTTTGAAACTTGTCCATTATGTGTGTTTTTAATATAAATATCTTTATTTTGGTCTTTTATTAATTTTCTCAAACTCGTGCTCCAATATTGTGATAATAACATTTTCACTGATTTTGAATTTTTTGGAAATTGATTTTATTGCTTCTTTTACAGACTCATTTTTCGTAATTTTCAAAGCATTTATGTCACCCTGATTACAATATGGGAATTTCGTGCATTTCTTTTTTACTTTTACAAATGAACCACCAGGGACTTGGGTTTTCCTACTTGGCCCCCAATCTTTTTTCTTTGTGGATTTAGCCCACATTGCAGGTGTTTCATAACCACCAACTGAACCCGAACCTGTCGCTTCTTTTGTTTCAGCCTTTTCAATACCATTGAGGCCCATTGCATTTACTGCAATACCCTCTTTAAGTTTTGGAGTTTCAGCAAAACTCTTTCTTAGAAAATCACTGTCTTTAAATGCAATAGGACCCGCAAATGCCCCTGATGAACCTGACCCTGTCGCCTCCTTATTTTCAATTTTTTTTCCCAACCCACACTTTTGAAAAAAGTCATCGTAATCAAACTTTACACCTTCTTTCTTAAATTTTTGAACCATGTTTTTAGCAACCTTCATCTTATTTCCTTTATCATTAATTTGATTCAGAATTTCAATGATTCCGTCCACCATATCTTTATCATTACCTTTCAACTCCTTATCTACTTTTTCATTCGTTTTCTCTTTGCCAGGTCTACCCCACTTTCTTTTCTTGATGTAAGGGTCATCTTTCGTTACATTGGGTAAACCGAAGTTAAACTCCTTATATCCTTGTTTGTATTTCGCTCTCTTCTTAAAATCGATATAGTCTTTATCGGCTTGTAAATCTGTCGCAAATTGTCTTTTTGCGGTAACTTTATCGTCCTCCTTAGTTTCTATTTTACTCAACTTAGAATAATATTTTGGGTCTTCATATAAGTGGTCCATAGCGATTTCTTTGGCCATGTTCTTATCCTTGGTGTGTTCAGTCTCAATTTTGACTCCTTTAAGAAATTCATGTGTAAGTTTTTTGACATCAACCTTGTGTTTGTGAGCAATGTCACCCAAACTCATTTTATCTGCCTTACCACCCTCTAGTTTCTCTTCTTTAAATGATTGTTTCAATCTAGTTGCATCTTTCATAGTTGAGGAATTCAACTTTACATTTGGTTGTGTTGTGAAAGCCTTGTCTATGGCTTTTTTGAATTGTTCTGCAGCATTAAATCCCATGTTAAGCGTTTTTCAATCTAGGTTCCCAATAACCTCTGTTGGTCCACATGAACTGGTAAAATTCACGGAACATCCTAAGAGTTATATCTTTTATATCACCTTCGAGTTTTCCTTTTTTGATTTCTTTTCTTATTGTATCAAGAAGTTTATCCTCGAATTGTTTGACAGTATTATTCTGCATAAAGTTTCTAACCTCCTTGCGGACTAATGTTTCAATTTCTTTTATTTCTGAATTTGTAAATGCCATTATTTGGTTATTAAAAAGAACGTTAATACAGCAATCAGACCTGTGCCAAGGATAGAATTGAATTTACTTTTTACTTTCTCTTTCTTCAAATCAAATTCTAATTTTTTTGAATATCTTTCCATGATATCAAACTTTTGTTTCTCAGAATCAATTATTGTGAGATAATTCGTTTCTTTTGCTCTAAGAATTGTAATAACGCTGTCCTTGAGTCCTACTTTTTTCTCGGTTTCAATAAGTTGGAATTCAGTGAGTTTCAATTGTGCCTTTGCAGAATCTCCACTTATTAAGTCTTTCATTATTTGCTTAACCACAGGTAAGGGAAAACACTTTTCAGTCTTACTTGTATCTATCTGTGAAAAAGCTATCGACTTCACGAGAAGTAAGCTTATCAATATTGCTAATTTTTTCATGATAAATTTCTTTGACAATTGTTTTTTGATTTTTTATTTTGCCGATAGTTTGGTCTACTTTTTCAATTTCATTGTTGAAATCAGAAATCTTGTTTTCCAATTTCAAATTATCTTCGTGAAGTTGCTTAATAACAACATTGAGTGAATCAAGTTGTTGTTTTTGGTCGGCAGCCATTTGGACCCTTGGTGTCAGGAAAAATATTAAATAATAAAGGATGAACAATCCGAAAATAACTTTAAGGATTGTTATGTAATGTTTCTTTAAGAAATTTAGAATTTTACTAATCATATTAAATTGGTGATTCTTTTGTTTTCTTTCTACTCGCCAAAACTTTACCCCATTTGGATTTGAATTTTTGGTAGAATTGTTGAAGTTTATTAATTAAATCCAGAAATTCTTGGTCAACCTTAACCATTTGTCCATTGATATAAATTCCACTATCTTCCCCAATTGTGAAGATAAATTCCAAGTCTTCATCAATTAATTTCCCAGACCATTCAACATTATTTTGATAAACATTCAAGACATTGAAATCTACAAGGTCAGAAACCTCTTCTACGAATTCATCCATGGTTTCTTGGAATGCAACTTTATCGTCTGTTGTAATATCCAATTCACTTCTGTCCTTACCATGAAGGGCTAAGATTCCACCTGAAATTCTATATTTCTGAGTTTTGTCTTCAGGTGTTGGTTTTTCACCTTTCTCTTCATCAGAAACCGCAGTATCATATTGATTGTCTCTTTCAATCCTTTTTTCAAGGTCTTTGGCGACATTGATTTGTGTCTCTTGTTCGAATATCAGTCTCGATTTTTTCAAAAGAGATTTGATTTCATCGTATCTTTCTTCGTTAAGCATATTGTTCATTTTCAAAATATTTTTGTAAGGTCTCGAATTGAAATGAAGGATTTAGGTCCGTATACATTGTGTCGATATTACTCCTTGAAATTATTCCCTCCCAATCAGTAATCCCATCGATTTTTGTGTTATGACCTATTGACCTCAGTTTTATGTTAAGCGACTCTCCTAGCATTTTACACAGTTCAGCTGTTGATTCCATTTGAATGTCAGTGTAAGGTTGCCAAAAAAAGTAGTCTCTCCATTTTTTTTCATAAACCTTGTCATTATAAATACTTCCAATCCAGTTAATATAATGATTGGTTAATGGTTTCTTTTCCAACCATCCAAGGTTCTCAAGACATATTATGACTGAGTTCTTATTGATTTGTTCCTTAGGAAATATGTTCGAATGACCTAACTCTGGTAGAAGTTGTAAAACCTCACCCTTTCTTGTTACAACGTAGTTTGGGATTTTATCATATTGTCCATTATATCTAAATTTAAGGGAGACCAGGAATTCCCCGACCTCCCTTGAAGTATGACATAATATTATTTGATTTTTTTTCTTTTGTTTCCCAATCGGTTTGAAGTTTCCGTATTTTTGGATTTTAAGCATCTCTTCTCAAATAACTCAATACCTTTTTATTATTAGTTTCTTTAACTGAGGGTGTTTCATCATAAACAATTGGTTCTTGTAGGTTTCCAAACTTTTGTTCATTTAGTTTCCTCAGTTCTTCTTCAAGTTTTTTTAATTCATCTTCAGTTGGAGTGAATTTTTCTTTTTCGATTTCGGCCTCTTTCAGTCCAGCTTGTTTACTCAATTCTTCTATATCCAAGTCGAAATTATTGACCGGTAGTTTTCTTTTTTCTTCCTCTTCGAATTTCACAAGCATGTGTAGGAACGATAAGGATATCAATGGTAACATACCACCTGCGAACAAAGCCAAGAATCTTTTGTGTCCAACGAGGTCACCAGATTCTACACCTAAAAATGAAACGATGGGGTCAACCATATCAACCCAATCTTTGAAAGATTCGCTGTTTATATCAATATATTGATATGCAAAAAATATGTTTCCAATGAATTGTATCAACGTAACAATGATGAATGGGAAATATACTTTTTTACCCATTTGAGCCGCAATTGCGGCTAACGCTGATAAAGCAGCGATTTCAATCCCTATTGAAAGATATATCGACCAACTCAATGGATTAGAAATACCATACCAAGTTGTTACGTGAGAAATGGAAACAATAGCAACCGTAATAATCGGAACCAAGAAGGCAACGTATATTAGGGTTTTAAAGTTTTTTTGTATCCAGTTCATTATTTTTTATTTAATTTTTTTATTTCTTCTTCGATTTCAGTTTGTCTTCTTACATCAAGAAGTTTTCTATCTGTCGCTTGAATCATTCTTTTTTCAGCCTCAAGACCTGAAATCTTAAGTTCCTTATTCAACTCGGTTTTAGTATAAGTTGAATCTTTTATTGCTCTTATTTCTGATTTAATCCTACTTAAATCTCTTGAATCTCCACATCCCTTAAAAAAGGTTAATACCGCAATTACCAATACGATAACTGTGAAATTGTTTTGAATAAATTTTTTCATAATTTTATAATTTTAATACAACTTAGATTTATAATTTTAATATCATAAAAATATAAAAGGTGTATCTAATAAATACACCCTTTACCTTTAATTACATGTAGTCGAACAAACTACCCGTTTCATTCCTAAGTTTTCTGAGGGCTTTTTCTTTGATTTGTCTAACCCTTTCCTTAGTTAAATCAAAGTCATTACCAATATCTTCTAATGTTCTTGTTGAGCCAGATAACCCGAAATAATCTTGGATGATTACCTTTTCTCTTTCATCGAGAACATCGAGAAGTGAAAGTAATTTATCTTTAAGTGTTTGCTCTGAAGAAAGTCCTGAGTCCGCACTTTCAGCATTTGGATTTGGAACAACATCCAAAAGCGTATCTCCCTCTTCGTTAAGTGGGCTATCCAAGTTCACAATAGATGGTAGGTTGAGAAACTTCTCAGGAAGTTCAGTCCCCACCTTGTCAAGTTCTTTTTTCGCCTTATGTAGTTCTTGAACCACATTTACTGGTAGTCGAATTGTTCTAGCATTTTCATTCAAGGATTGAAGTATGGATTGTCTAATCCACCACACAGCGTATGATATGAATCTAAGATTTTTTGACCAATCAAAATTCTCAATCGCTTTCATAAGACCATAATTACCTTCAGCGATAAGGTCAGGTAAATCTAACCCTTGGTTTTGATATTGTTTGGAAACAGTAATCACAAACCTTAAGTTACCCTCGAGAATTTCTTTTTTTATTTCTTCCTTCTCTTGGATTGAGATTCTACCTGATAACATTTTTCTAGAAAGTTCTCTTTCTCTCTCTACCGTCATTACCTTAAGTTTTCTTACTTCTTTAAGGTAGGCGTTAATTTCTTCCTGATTAATTGGGATTACACTTTTTTCCTTCATAGATTAATTTTTACTATAACTCTTTAATATATCTTTTTCGAACTCTGTAAGATTTTCAAACCCTTTGTCAATCATCTTGTCCAAAATTTGGTCTAAGGATGGTTTAGGAAACAGGTTATTCTTTTCACCCAAAAGTAATGCCACAAAATCGTCATCTTCCTCTTCGTCCATGAAATCTAAATTCCTTTTAATTCTATTAAGGTCGATATTCATCTCAACGTCATCACTTGAATTTTCTAAGTCTAAAAGATGACTTTCTATTTCTTTCGGCATAGACAATGTCATATTGTCATGTAATTCTGTCAGAATAAATGCTTCGGTTATACCATAGAGAATTCCACGGATGTATTCAAATATTTCACTTTTTTCAACCTCAGAGGCAAAATGGAATATCAAAATACCGTTTGTGTGTTGGAATTTCATGTGAGGTGAGTCAACAATAGGGGTTAATGATAGTGCTAACTCTTGACACATCTTCTCGTTTTCGAATTTACCAATTACTGATAAAATGTATTTTTTCATAAAGCAAATATAGGTTAAACTCTCTTGGATAATCCAACTATTTGATAAAAATCTTTTTTTCCTTCACAATACTCTTTTACCAAAGTAAGTAGCCCGCGAAACATAAAAGCATCATCTGATTGTTTTTCACACTTTGAAAAAAGTTCAACAAATGCTGTAATTGTTTCAACTGTATAATACCCATGACCCCTAAGTTGAGAGTGTTTATTACCCATAACTTGTGGGTGTTTCAAATCGTATGTATTTCTTTCTTGAATAGATGAGAACTTTTCGGACTCATCGTAGATTTTTATGAGGTCATTAACAAAACTATATAGATAGTTCATTTTGAAAACTGAACTATGAGACCCTTTAACCAATAAGTCAACTATCCAATGTGTGTGAGATGGGGTTCTCAACCTTTTTCCCTCTTCTTTATACTTAACCACAAAATCAAGCTCGGGGTTTTGACCTCGTTCGCCTTGATAAATAGCAACTTCTGTAACTAAGTCAGTTTTCCAAACTTTGATTGGGTGATGTTCAACCCCTATTTTCTTGAATGTTAAATGTTTCATAGATATACTCTTCCTTTTTTTCCTGAATGTTGTTCATACCATTTACCTTCATTATCCAACCATACGTAAGGGTCTGAAGGGTCTTCGGACCACCCATATTTTTGATAAAATTCAGGTTCTTTTTTCAAAAGATTGGCACGGTGAGATGAATGAAATCTTTCGTTTCCAATGAATGGTGGTATAATAACATCATTCTCAATGTATTGTTCAAAACTCATCGTATTCTTGAATCCTCGACAAATCCATTCTGCAATTGAATAATTCATATACAATTTCAACGCAGGGACATAGTCTCTCCACATAACCGTGCAAGGATGGTTTAACCAACCTTTGTATGGTGTTCCATCTAACTTAGGCCTACGGGTGATTGCTGATATTATTTGATAAGTTTCAACTCTTTGTTTACCGAGACGTTTGTTGTCGAGGGATTTAAGAGATTTTCTCATATCGGAATATGGTAAGAAAATTTGCATGCTGCAATGATACTGAATATTTTTACAATTACAAAATTTGGTCCAACTTAATAATAAGTTCATTTTTGGGTATACTTCTTGGACCTGTAGTATCACCTGAACTAAATTGAATTTGTGATATTAAACGTTGAGCTGTTTGAGGGTCTTCGACTCTAAGAAAATAATGTGAAGTAATTGATACATCTGTATCAGTGAAAACATCTCCAGCATTGATACCAACTCTTCTGATTGCTAAATTCGCATGTTGTTTTGTGGTGAAAGTAAATTTTGTGGGAGAAAGTTTTATTTCTTTCTCTCTAAGAACTTCGGTTTTTTTCAAGATAACCCAAACACATGGGACCATGAAATCTTTTCCTTCGAACGTAAAAATATCCTCAGTTAAATCCTGAATTAATGAAACCTCAAAGTTGAGAGGAATCTTGTCAATCATTGACCTTTTTTTGAAACCTTTGGGTAATATGAATGCGATTGTGTCTGCGTGAAGACAACACTTTTTTATAAATTTTAATGCAAGACTTGAATTTCTCCCAAATGGAGGATTACCAAAGAAAAGCACTTTACGATTCCCCAAGAAACTTAAATCCTTAGTCAAAAAATTACATTGTTCTATATCATCAGACTTAGGTTCAATGTCGTAGGCTATTTTGTCTTGGTGTTCCGCCAAATGAAAAAAAACACCCTCTCCTGCCGATGGCTCTATGATTGTATCATAATCAGTTAGATTCAGAGTCTCTAAACACCTTCGAGCGACCTCAGATTTTGTATAAAATTGGTCTAAACCATACTTACTTTTTGACATAATCTAAAAAAGTTTCCAAGTTTTTGTAAGAAACCGCAGATTGTATTCTACGTTGGGTTTTATGGTCTCTTTTGAATCTAGGTTGAACGATTCTTTCTTCACCCCACTTTTCTTTCCACTCTTTTACTTCAGACTTCCAAGTGGTATCGTAGTCATAACTATTGGAAACAACATTTTTAATCCAATGTTTAAGTTCTTCGAAGTGTTCCCAAGTGAATAACTCTTTCCATTTTTCAACGTCTACTAATATAACTTTTTCTTCAACAATGTTTGATTTTTTACCTTTCCAAACACCATACATTAAATAGAAGTCTTTATCTCTCGATACATTATTGAATATATCGGCCAAGGGAATTTCCGAATTTTGTTTGAAGGTTTTAACTACACATGGGGTTCCATCTTGACGATAGGCATCCCAAATACCCGTGTAGTTATCATCTGAAGATAGGTTATATCTTTCACAGAGTTGTCTTTGGTAATCAAAACCGTGACCTTGTCTTTCCATATCGCAAATGTATGGCTTTTATTGAGAAACTTTAGAAATATTTTCCGTTTTTGAAATTCTAACCACATTATTAGCCCAATTGTTTACCAAAGGATTGTGCGTGATAACAAAAATCTTCTCGAAGTATTCTCTCATCTTAGAAAAAAACTCCCCTACCATTTCTAAGTTTTCGTTTGAAATCTTACCAAAAACTTCGTCCCATACAATAATGTTTGGTTTTGGTAATGAACACACTTTTGACAACACGGCTCTTAGTGCCATAGCAGCTATCGTTCTTTCATAACCAGACCCTGATGTCATTGGTTTTTCGATTCCAGTTGAATTATCAATCATCATGAATTCTACCTCATTTTTATCGTTAATTCTTATTTCAAGATTGAAATAACAAGAATCCATGAGGAGTCTTTGAAGTTCTTGATTGATTAACGGCATCATCGTCTTCATTATAATTTTCGAGATACCATTTTTACCAAATACCTCCAAATATATCTTATATATTTTTTCCCTTTCAAACTCCTCGGTAATTGTTTGAATCATTTCGAGATTCTTATCGATTTGTTGTTTGAGGTTTTTTATTTGAAGTTGGTTAGATGTTATAGTTCTTTCGTAATCTCTCTTCTCATTAATTAAATCGTCTATCCTCATTCCCGCCTTCACTAACTGAGCATCAATATCATTGTTCTTTTTAATCTTATCTTGAACTTCTTCATATCTTGTCAGTTTGTCTTGAGCTTGCTCGAGTTTAAGTTTCGTAGACTCCAAAGACAATTCATACTTTTCTTTTATGAGTTTGTTTCTTTCATACTCATCAAAGTCTTTTTTCAGTTGGGTGAAAGACTGTTCTTTTTTTTCTAAATCTCCGATTTCTTTTCTGAATTCCCTGACAAGTTTTTTATATCCTTCTAACTGTTCTATTTTTTTCTTTGTTAGGGATGCCTCCATTAATTTGATTCCGCAGTGCTCGCACTGGATTCCATCCCCATACTTTTCTATCAATTCTTGTATTTCTTCAACTTTATTTTCTGCTAACACCAACTCACCATTTCTCGATTTGATTACATCTTTCACCGCGTCGTGTTGGTCTTCATGATAGAACTCTTTGGGCTCAATAATCTTAACTTCGTTTATTTGAGTTTGAATCGACTTAGATGAATTTTTGAAGTTTTCTATTTCTGTCTTGAGAGTATTTGGATTTAGTCTAACAAGTTCTTGGTCTATGTCGTTATGCTTGGATTTAAGAAGATTTTCTTTATAATCTTGACCCTTTTGAAGCCTGTTATCAACATCTTTCATTTTTTCCTGAGAATCGATAATTTGACTGTCGAGAACTTTTATTTCTTCATTTGACTCTGAATTGTTTTGCTTCAAAGTTTCAGTATTATATACATTGGACAACATACCTTTAGAAAAGTCAGAATAAATTTCTTTACCTGTTTCTTCTTTTTTCTTCAGGAATTCGAGCCCCAAAAATCTACTCAACACTTGTCCACGTGCTGTTGGCTTTGCCTCCAATAAATCCTCTAAATTCGAAGCGGTAGTCACAATGGTCATCAAAAAGTCATCGATATTACCTATCGATTTTTTGATGAAGTCCTCAGTCTCTCTCCTTTGTTCACCAGTGAAGTTTTGAAGTTGTCCATCAGCGAGTTTTTTGAAAAACTCCAATTCAGTTTTAACATTCCATTCTCCTGACTTAGCCTTTTTTCTTTCAATTTGTCTTGCAATAACATATTCCTCACCATCAATAACAATTTCACCTCTAACGGTTACTTTGTTTTTGTCAGAAAAACGGTTAAAGATTTCCTCTGCTTTCTGTGTTTTGGTTGTTGAGTTAAAGAATAAGAACAATAATAAATCTACCGTCAATACAGTTTTTCCTCCAAAGTTTGGTGGGTCAGATTCAACTACTGTGATACCATTACACTTGTCAAAATCAATTACTTGATTTTCCCCGTAAGAAAGAAAGTTACTAAACTCTATCTTTTTGATATACCATCTCTTGAAGGGGGTTACTTCGACCTCATTTATCAACATTCTATTTTCAACCGCTAAGTCGATATTCATGACTTGGTCAAAATACTGATGTTGGTTTTTAGATTCCAAGAAATTTCTGACCAACTCTCTGAGATAGTTTTGGTCCATGATATTCATGGTAACATCTATAGTTTGCTGGGTATCGTCTGTTGTTTTTACTTTGGTAATTACATTTACGTTTGTTGAGGCATACTTCTTCATGAAGTATTGCTTAACAGACTTGATTCTTTCTTGTGTAAAATTTTCAGAAGAGTCTTCCCAAATCACTTGAATGTAAGGGTTATCCAAAGCTGAAGTATCGAGTTTGTGTGACATCTCTTTGTAGTTAAATTCTGGTTTTGGATTGAACAAATCCCATTTCATTATTATTGAGGTGTTGTTGTTAGACCTGATGTTTGAGCATCTTTCTTCTTCATTTCCTCTATCTGTAGTTTCATTTGTTCCTCAAACAATTTTTGCATAACATTTTTTTGTGCATTGATTTGAGTGTTTCTTGATTGAACTCTTTTTCTGTGAGCCTTTGCTCCACCTCTTTTTTTTGACGTTCCCATTTTTTAATTGTTTTGTTGTGGTCTATTTTGTTCAAACCACTCGATTATTGAATTAATTGCCCATACAGAACCAGAAGCCAACATCCCATCAAAAAACCACGATACAAATGGTGATACTTCAAGTATAGTATGAACTGGTGAATATAAGAAAATTCCGAAGAAAAATCCAACCCAAGTTGGTGTGCACATCATACATTTCAACATATCGGATAAGAAAACCCAAAATCCATTGAATAGTGTATGCTCGCTTGCCGCCAATTTGTTTATTTTATTTCTCGGTCCGTTGAAAATGCTCCCATAAACCAAGATGTTGCTTATTCCATAAGTCATTATCATCCATAAAATTAATTGTGTCATAAAATATTATTTATAAAGATTATCATCAAGATTCGAGCCCCTCAAGAACATTGCTTTTTTATCTTCTTGGAACTTTTGAATATCTTGAATTGTTTTTTCGTATTCTTTTATTTTTTTGTCTTTTTCTATGTTGTCTTGTTTTAGTTTCTGAACTGTATTCTGTAAAGCATCCAGTTTAGGTTGTAAATCCCCTCCTGTGACTTTTTCAATCACCACTTCTTTGATGACCTCAATTGGAATTTCTTTAGTAACCTCCACTATTTTTTCCTGTATCACAACTTTGTCAACAGGGATTTCTTTTACAACTTCAACAATCTTTGGTGGTTGATTTTCCAACTGTTGTATTTTGAACAACAACTCATTTATTTGAGTATCGTCTGAAACTTTTACGATTTTTTCAATCACTTTTTCAACAGGCACCTCTTTTACTATTTCTTTGACCACAACTTTTTCAACAGGGATTTCTTTGATTACCTCGACCACATTTTCAACTACCTTTTCAATTGGAATTTCTTTTATGACCTCAACAATTTTTTCTACAATAACCTCTTTGATAACTTCGACTGGTTTTTCAATCTCCACATATTCAATTTTGACAACTTCTTTTTCAATTTCCACCGGTATCTCAACTCTCTTTACAACTTCTTTGATGACTTCTTTTTCGGTCACTTTTGGTCCAGCATTTAACAAACCATATCTTTCAATGTTGAATCCAGTTGTAAAGGATTCCTTGACAACTGAGCTTATAAGTAAATCGTTGAGATTACAATAAGAAACCAATTCTTTAAGTTCATCTTTGGAAAGATTAAGTTTAACTTCCATCTTAATAATTAACTAACTTTTCAGTTCCCTTCTCTAAATTATCAATTGAATTAATATAGAATGAAAGGAAAGGTTTAGGGTTAGGTAAATCAATGAAAGTGTATTCGTCTTTTTCGATTTCGTATACTCCGTATCCGTGTTTCCTTACTGTTTCACCAAAGTTTTGTTGTATAGTGGAACCAATCATATAAGCTTTCTTACCACCAGGTATGTCAAATATCTGCCTTTTGTGAATATCGCCACATAGAACTAAATCACACCCTTTGAATTTGTTCGAATCGAAACCATCCTCAAACTTATAACCAATATCAGTGTATAATCCTTGAACGGGTCCATGAAATAAACCTATATTAATTCTTTCTGACTTTTTTATTTCAGGTGGAATGTTATGCTCCATGAGAGAGAACACACACCAATTAATATTATCATCCTCATAAACACCTCTGTTTTTGAAATAAGAAATGTTTTCGTTTTTGAGTGAGTCTATTATCGGTGTCAATGCATCGAGACGAGTGTTGTTGTTTTCCAAAAAATCATGATTACCGATAATTACAATTGTTTTTGTTATTTCAGCACATTGAGCCAAAACCCAAGCAACAAATTCAACCAATTCAGGTGTCATTTGATTTTTGGAGTGAACCAAGTCACCTGTGAATACAATTCTATCAGGCGCAAGAGCTTTCCACTCGCTAAGTGCTTGCATCAAAATCCCACGATAAAGTTCGTGGTCTTTGAACAACCTAATATGAAGGTCAGAAAAATGGACTAATTTTTTAATCATTAATTAATGATTTTGTTTCTTCTTCAAATGGATTAAATCCTTTATTAACATGTCCACAACTATCACACTTTGTTACTGAGAAGGGAACATTTGTGTCTTCTCGGGAACCTGTCATCAGTGCAGGAACTCTTTTTAGAAGTAATACTTCACGGAAAAAAATCCCACCACAGTTCTCACACTTGACGTTGTCACATTGTCTCAAATCAATTTTTGGGGTTAAATCTTGCATACAGTTTTTATTTAAAATATAGTAAAAATTATTATTTATTCAAATATTTTTTGATGTCCATACCCATCACAGTTTCGATTACTTTTTTTGGAACTCTGAACTCTTCAAATTGTGTATCTTCTCTGAGATGTGCAATAATACAACCATAAACTTTGATATTTTCATATTTGGAACCCTTTAACATTTTCAATAAGAGTTTTCCATAAAGAGGTAATTGAACAAAATAATGTCCCAAGGCATTATTCGGTAATTCCTCGAAAGGTTCATACATTCTTTCTGTGTAATCATTTTCAAGGAAGTTTTTTGGTTTATTTGTTTTCCAATCTGTAATTAACAATCCGAAGTCATTTTTATTAACATTATGGGTTAACCATACTTTATCAGGTTGACCCGTATAACCAAGTTCAGGGTCTCCGAGAACCATCTCGGTATCTAACAATACAACTTCTCTTTGTTCCAATAAATCCAAATATCTTTTACCCGCAACTATCATTTTATCACTTTTCATGAGTTGGGTTAAATCGCATTCGAAAACAGGTTTTCTAACCTCTTTATAGGAACCATATCTCTTAATGGCTTCTTCTTCCAAAACGAAGTGCACTCTACTTCCCAAATTCGTGGAATAAGAACCAGCTGCCGCCCATTCCTCGATAAGTTGTTGTTGTTTTTCAGGGTCACCACCAGCTTTATTATACGCAGCTTCCTCGGTGGGAAATGGCTTATAAAAATGTTTCAAGACTTTCGAAACTGATGGCCAACTTGTCTTACCATCCATTGTGTATATATGTTTTTCTTCTTGGAAAGTAAGACCTAATTCGTCTTGTCTTCGGGAAATTATTTCCCTTAATTCATTGGCTACGTTACTTAATTTCATAATAGAATTCTTCGATGTTACCTTTCAAATCACAAACGTCTTTGTCTTTAGGTAATTTAACAATTTTTATTTTATTATACAAACGACCTCCATTCAGTTCGTGATACATTTTGAGACCGTCATCCCAAGCATCACCATCGACACATATTGTAATATTTCCATTTGCCCTTGTATAAAGGGTTTCGAAAATGAGTTTACTCATTTTTTTACCAAGCATCACTAACGGGTTTGGAAGAAAGAATGAGTCAAAGGCACCTTCTACGAGGTATATTTCCTTATCCCAATCAATTAGTTTTTCATTGAATATGATTTCGTCTTTAGGGACTGAAGCAGGATTTTTGTATTTCATCTTTTTATTAACCCATGCTCTACCAACAAAATAATTCAAGACACCTTCTTTGTCAAAAGACGGTATAATTACTCTATATGCAAAATCTCCTTGAACCGTATATCCAATCTTATATTTTTCAATCATTTCATCTGATATACCACGAGATTGAAGGTATTTGTAAGCTTCAATATGAGGAATGAATCTAGGATTTGAATCTTTAAATAAAGTGAACCCTTCAGGTAGTCTTAATCTGAGTCTTTTTTTATCCTCCTGTTTGAACTCTTCGGGTTTGATAAGATTGTAAACTTTCTTTTGTTGTTTTGTTGCATGTCCATCGAAAAGTTTACCCAAGGGTCCGTGTGTTCCGTGAGTTTCACCACAAGCCCAACATTTGTAAACGTGTCGGATATAGTTAATCTCAAGGTTTCCTTTACCGTCTCCTTTATCCAAACCTTTTTCATCCGCACAGACAGGGCAGTCAAAAGATATTTGCCCCTTTGATTCATAGTGCTGATTAGGTTCACCTAAAAAATCACTAAGGAGTTCAACTAAAACCTCTATTTCATCACTCATATGTCGATATCTTTAGGTGCTTCTGCCACAACGTGTTTTCTCCACCATTTTTTTACCGGATGATTTTCATCAAAATTTTTTTCTATGAAACCAGCAAAAATGAAGAAAACGACCGTTATAATAAGAAGCGTGACCCAAATGTAAAAAAATATTATCATTTCCAAATAATTTTCTTAATCAAATCATAATAGGGTATTTCAATATCGAAATACTTTAAGTAAGTTTTAACATCAAAAAAAATGTTTCGTCTTATGAATCGATTGACTTTAATTTTTGAAACTCTTCCCCCATTTGGAAAAACGTCAGTCATGACTGAAGAACTATACCAATCTTTTTTCCTATTATAGTGAACGAAAATTTGCCCTTCGAATATTATATCTACTTCTTCGAGGTGAGAGTATGAACGGTAGTTTTTGATTGTAAAAGTTCCTTTGAGTTGTGAGTTGGATATGGGTATCTTGTTACCAAATTTTTTTACAACTTTGGAAATTGACTTTGTGTGTGGTGTTCTCAACATGTGCATACCACAAAGATATGCTTTGTTCTTTAAATCACCAAATTTCTTTCATCTTCATGTAACCTAGTGCTGCACAGTAAGCGTCTGTTTGGTCGAAGTTTTCTTTTTTAAGGGTGTTGTTTTTTGTGTATAACCAAGTAATTTGTGGTTCTCTTTTCGCAATCAACTCCCATATGATAACTTTTTTATCTATGTCTTTAGGAAAACCCCCGAACAATACAAATTTACCTTTATCATTTTTCTGAACTAAGTGTGGGAATGCAAATTTTCTTGAGTTGTAAGTAGACATAAATTCAGGAACTACTCCTAAGATATCATACACTTCTTTACAAATCAAAGTGTTGAACCTCATAAGAGTTCCAACCGTATACACGTTGTTTGAATTAAGTAGTGGTTCCTCGATAATGACATTTTGGATTCCTAATCCTACATATTCAGAAAGTTTGTTCCTAAAAATGCCCGATTTGAGAATGAGTTCCTCGATTTTATTTTCACTTTTTGGTTTTGGGACCGGTGAAATATGTGTAAGTTCTAATAAATTTTTTGATTCAATATCAAACAAAGCCCATCCAATAGTTTTGGTGGACACATCCAATCCTAAAATCTTAGGGGAGTCTTTAACAATATTTTTAGCCATATTAAAAATCTAATTTCACTACGTATTGTTGAATACCTTGTCTCAATTCGGGAGACTGTAGCTTAGATATAACAATAAGGTCTTTATTGGAATCGTAAAGACCAATTTCGGTAACATATGAAGTAGTTCCACTTGTCCATGTTGGGTTAGAAGTGTTAGTGAATTGATTTCTTCCCAAATTTATCAAGTATCTCATCTCATATATTGTTGCCGAAATATCTGTTGTGAAATTACCATAGAAGTAATACTCATCACCAAAATTCAAATAATCTGTTTGATTGTTTGTTGGAATGTCTATGTAAGAGGCGAGGTTATATATATCACTGTTTGTAACTGCACTTTGATACGTTGCCAAATCTATTTGGAATGTTGTGCCTGTCAATCCTGACATTGTAATATATCCATTAACCGATGAACCAGATATTTGGTCTGTAACATCAATGTATTTCCAATCAGTTGGACTTGGTCTAGTGTCACCTGAAACCATTTGACAAAGAATCATCAATGAGTTTGCACAATATCCTGTCAGATTAATAGCCGTAGAAGAAGGTGAAGGTTGATTCAAAAATTGAAACTCTGGTCCGAATCTGACAGCAACATTTTGACTTGTGTCTGTGCAACCTGTTGAAGGTCCAACAATTTTCGAATAATAATTACAGTGTAATGAATCAGTAAATCCTGTATTGTTGAATCTATAGGTTACCCAAAGTGTTTGTGTATCAGCAGTAAGTAAACCTGTGGCGGTTGAGTTGTTCGTGAAACAAGTATTAGGTGCCAAATAAGAAAGTTTAGGTGCTGATAGAGTCCAGTTTCTATTAGCCTTATAAGACATAGCCGCTATTACCTCCTCATCGTCAATTACAATGGTCTGTGAATCAGGGAAAACCTTGCCAATTCTATTCAAATTACCATTACTATCAGGATTTGTATCCCAAAGATGATAATAACGAATACCAGGGTCGTTCATATCAATGTTTTTGGTTGATTTGATATAGTATGGTTTACATAAATCATAACCTGGTGGGTCGATAAAGAATGTTTGACCAATTGTGTTTCCTGTCGACTTATGCCACATCAAAGTAGGTATTGTAACCTTAAGGTGTCTCGCTAAACCTGTTTGATTCGAAGGGTTCTGTGGGTCATAAGGAATAGTTGAAAACTTCTCGCCATAAACATGGTCAATATCTTGATTAGTGTAGTGTATGATTGCAATTGCTTTTTGGTCTTGGGGTCTAACAACTACTTTCTCATCAAACGAATTGTAATAAAAAACTTGACTTGTATCGGTTTGACCTGAAGGCTCTTGATATCCCAAATATTCTTTAGTCCCGATGTAAGTTACTGAACCGTATTTTGTATAATCTTCATAAGCGTTACTGAAAAGACCAGCAGGACTTTCTGACCAAGGAATATTCATGTTCCAAATTAAAGTATTTTCACGGTTTGAAACATCACATGGTGATTCAAAATTAATAGTGTCAGTCTGCCAATAAGGTGCTGGTGTTATGAAATCATAAAGAACAGTCATACCTGAAGGATATATCAGAACTCTTGCATATTCTCCTGATAATGAAAAAGAACTTAAATCTGGAACACTTCTATCTAAGGTAAGTGTCCATGGAGTTGTTCCAGAGGTTCCTGTTGAAGGGCTTATGTTTTGAATTTTATATGTGAAAACAGGATAGTTACCTACAAAACCTGTAAGTCCTACTCCGAGTATTAATGTAACAAAATCACCTATTGAGGGTGTTCCTGATGATGGCTCGAGTGTAAGTGGGTTTGTATCTAATTCGATGTCTATCGTTGTTTGACCTGTGAGCGTATCTTGTGCAACCCAATAGTTAGAAGTTATTGTATATGCAGATGAAGTTTGTGCCGTCCAACTACCTTGAGTTCCTCCCGTCATGAAAAATCCTTTTTCACCAGCAGAATTATAAACTTCTTGAAATGTAGAATCCATGTAAGGTATTCCGTATGTGTTACCGATACCACCCTGAACATAGTAAGGATATTTCACATTTTCTTTGTTGGACTGAGGGGAACCTGTGTCATTTTGAGCATTGAAATCAGGCATCAAAATGTTATTATTAGTTTGATTATAGTTAGGAACGGCCTGATAATTAACTTCACTATCCCCTATTTGGAAATAAGAAATGTTGAAATTCCCTTGTGATATCTTTCTACGACCAACGTCAGTTAATCTTGTGTTAATTAGACCCGAAGTATTTTTAATTATATAAGCCATTACGAATAAATATTTGTCATCCTTTTTTTATTAATCCTGTGCACATTTACAGCTCGCGTTTGAACATTGTTTTGATGAACAAGAGATAAGAGAATTATCTACGCTGTCAATACAATAAGCAACTATTGTTGGGTCAGGTCCTGGACTTCCTGAAACGTTGTCTATCATATTACCCGAAGAATTTCCACTTGTTATTGTTACGGTTTTATAAAATACCCCATAGTTACTCGTCTCAATCTGAATCGAAAAACTAGTATCAATTGTCACAATGTTTTGCGTAGTAATTACTATGTCCACTGCGGGTTCACCCAAATTAGTAGTTGGTGTCACAATCAAACTTGTCACAGGATTACAAACAATACTTCCACCATCACTATTATAAACCATCTTGAACACATCACCTGCAACAAGATTAATCGGGTTATACATAACAACACTAACACTTTCATTTATTCCCGCAGAACAGAATCCGTTGAAAATACCCGAGCCAACTTCAACGTCATTCAGCATTGCTTTAACCTCAACATAATAATTGTCGCTTGTTGGTGTTTGGAAGTTTGCCTGCATGTATTGAACATTATTATTTGGGGATATACCACACGGATATGTGGATAGTCCTGAATCAATTGTAAGAACACCACCAGTAGGGCTATATCTGAAATTTTGGAAACAACCCACCTTATTTGGTCCTGAACAAATTAATCCTCCAACTAATTGATTCATGTTGAGATAAATGTTACCACTTTGAATAACACCTTGACATGTTACACATTCAGGTGTATCAACCTGACCTTGATAGGTGATTGAGTTGTTATTCACCTGTGTTTTTTCTGTATCACCTACCGCTGAACAACAAGTGCATCCTTTGATGACTACATCAGAAACTTGAAAAGAAATTGTCTGTTGTAGATTAGTTGTGCAGTTGGACTGAGCTCCAACTTGACCATCGGTTATTGTTAATATCGAAGTAGTAGAACCTGAAACAGTGCTAAAATTTGAGAGTTCCAACGAATATTGGTCAGTCTCAGTATCAATTCTTTGTGTCTCGGGATTACAGTTTGGTCTACTTCCAATAACAGTATCTATGTCTGTGGAGAAAGGTGTCTTTGTTGAACCATTTTGTAGAATAGTAAAGTTGTCTACACAAGTTCCTGTTCCTGGTCCATTGAATGTCTTGATAGATGATGTTGTCAAATTGAAATTAACCACAACTCCATTAGGTATAGGCGGAACCGAAGTAACATAAAAATATGTTGTTTTCGTTGAAATATTATTTGAAGATACCTCAGTGTTTAATTGTGGTTGTGTTATAATATTAATTTGATATGTTTGTGGACTTCCCACTGAACTTATTTGAACCGATTGATTAACTATATTATTCGCGGCATCTATAACTCTAATATTGTATGTGTTCGGGCAAAGATTTGTAAAAATATTTGAGGTTTGATATGATACCCCGTTATTAATCGAATATTGATATGGTGCTAATCCAAATCTCGCACTAACCGTTATTGAACCATCACAGTTCGTTTGGTTGTTGCAAGACGCATCTTGTTTTGTTGTTGTCACTTGAAGTGGTATTATTGTAGGACAAGAACCTAAAGTTACATTTATAGTATAAGTTTGTGTTCCACCAAGTAAACTCCAACCACCTAAAGGTGGTAATGAAGTGGTTGAGGACGCAAAAATACCTCCCCCCACAGGGTTTATTGGTGTTATCAAATCTGAACCAACAAGTTCCCATCTTGTTCCTTTCCACACAATGTTCTGTGAATTACTACTTGTCCATCTTGGTTTACCATTAGACGTTCCATTTTGACTGAACGTTGTTGGTCCTACAACGTTAGAATTGTTGTATGCCAAGAAACAAATGTTGGCGTAAACTGGTGGAGGTGTTGTGGATGGCGTTACAGTTGGGGATGGAGTTGGACTTGCTGTCGGTAAAAGTATGGAGCAAACTGTGTTTGCAGTATAGTCACCGTAATAATCAACAACGGTAACAGGATAATAACCAGGTCCTATGTTAGTTAAAGTTCTTGTTCTTTGACCATTTGCCCAATAAATTGAATACGGACTTGTTCCTCCTGTGATGTTCAAAGTGAGAATCCCATCATATGATTCTGAGTTTGAAGGCATTTTGAGAAGATTACAATTCACACCCAAATCGAAAAGGGTAAACGGTTCACAATTGTTTTTCGGACGATAAACTGGTGTTGGGTTAGGTGTTGGTGTTTGACTTGGTGTTACATTTGGTGTCAGACTTGGCGTTTGAGTAGGGGTCGGTGTAGTTGTGAGAGTAGTTGTTGGTGAGGCTGTTTGTGTTGGTGTTGGGGTCAGGCACGCTGTGGTTGCAGGCTCGTTCAATAAAACTACACCACTATAAACTTGAGTATAATCTAACGAAACAAGGACTTCAAAACTTTCACCTTTTTGGAAATTACCACAACAATCTGTATACCAAAATATTCCAGTTGTATAAGCACTTCCACACACTATTGGGGTGGATGATGGGGTCTGCGTTGGTGTAGGGGTATTAGTGGGAGTTTTGGTAGGGGTCGGTGTTTGGGTTGGAGTTTTAGTTTGCGTAATAGTTTGTGTTGGTGTTGGTGGTGGGGTTTGAGATTGGGTTGGCGGGGGGGTTTGAGTCGGTGTTTGTGTAGGGGTTTGGCTCGAAGAAGGAATAGGGGGCGTGGGACAAGCACCGAGAACTGTGAGTATTATGAACTCACCTGGAGCTTGACCTGGCACAGTATAGGAACAAACAGTTATTGTGCCGCTCGGTGGAATTGTAGGAATAGGATTCAATTCACAGTCAAACCCTATAGGAGTTGCAGGTAAAATTGCGGACCCATTTGTTATTTGATAGTTAATACAAGCCATTAATTTATAATTATCTTTTCCATTTTTTTATTTATGAACATCCACCACAATCTACGCTATCAGTGCAAATAGTTACACTACTACAAGGTTGAATTGATGTAACCCCACCTGAAAAATCACCCGACCCAGCTCGGATGCACCTTTCGACTTTTGAACCTGCAGAAAGTGGTTCACCAACTACTGAACCATCACATAAAGTATATTGTATTGTTGAACCCACAACATCTTGATTTTCAAAGTAATAACACAAACATGGACAAACATAAGTTCCACAAGAGCTTATATCATCGAAATTAGTTATTGCCACTACAACACCATTTAAGATTTCCATAACATAAAGTGGTGGTGACGATATATCAGGATTTGCTGGATACGTAGATGGTCCGTATACATATTTTCCTGTAAGAGTTGTGTTTACAAAAAATATTCCAAAAAGATTATAATATAATTGACTGCCAGGTCCTAAAGTAGTTGAAGAATTGTAATAATACCCTGCGTTTCCATCTACCTCAACTAATGGGTCGAAAGCTTCTATAAAATCACATTTCACTTCTTCTTTTGTTTTTGATGTCCAATTTATTTCTGACCCACATATAGTTGCCCCATATGATAAAAGAAACTCAACAAATGAAGGTGTAACCGTTGGCGTTTGTGAAGGGGTTTCTGTTTGGGTAGGAGTTTGAGGAGGTGTTTCAGATTGGGTAGGAGTTTGGGTTTGGGATGGAGTTTGAGTTTGTGTTGGTGTCGATGGAACACAAAGTGAAAAAGATACTATTTTACCTTGGGAATCAATTACCACTTGATATAATGTTCCTCCGAAAGAAATGATATATGTGTTCCCACCCCCATTCAAAGGGTTATATAATACCCCGTTTAGAAGTGTTTGGTAAATTGTGGCACCTACAACAGGGACTAAATTTGCCTCTGAAATGTATGTATAATAACCTGTTAGATTGAGTGGTGATGAACAACTATCAGCTGTCGGGTGAAAAACAACAAGAGGTGTTGCGGTTGGTGTTGATGATATAGTTGCTGTATTCGAGGTAGTGGGTGAATTTGTTGGTGTCATGGATGGCGTTTGGGTTGGTGAAAGGTAGGTGAATACGACGGGGTTGGTGTCATGGTTGGGGTTTTAGTGACATTTGGTGTTGGTGTGGGAGTTATATCTATAGGAATCTCATCAATACAACCTTGGGTATCTTCAATTTTAATAACAATTGTTGATTCACTATATGGTGATGGGACATAGAATGAGAATGGAAATGTTGCAACCGACGCAACAAATTGACAGTCGCCACCACCCGAGTTACAATAATATATGTCAACTGGTGTATTTGCAGTTACAGATTGGATAGTTACAAATTGACTCATGCTACATAAGTTACTCCTGAGATTATGCAATTCTGCGAATCAATTACTTTCAACATGTAAGCCAGTCCAGTATCATATGGTTGTGGTATATCAAAATCATATGGAAGAGTTGTTATAGTATTAATATAAAAGCAACCACTACCGTTTGGTTGACAGATATAAATGTCAAATGGTGATTGTCCTGTTATACCATTTATTGTAACTTGAACTGCCATCTTATGTTGTTCGTTTTATAAAAATTTTATACAAAGTTCCTGTCACTGATGGGAAAACAATTGTGTAACATCCTACAAGAGGTTTGTAATTGAATGGTGGATTTGTAAGTTGAACTGAATTCAACACGAAACCGCCATACTTGTTACATTCAACAACTTTTGTTGTTTGTGAGTTACCTGAAAGGAGATACCAAGTTCCACTGACATCAACAAACCCACATTGTGCACCGTAACGAATGTATTGTCCGAATTCATTACCAATATCAAACGGAAGGGTGGTTAGGTTAATTTCATCAGGTGTGCTAGATAAGACGAAGTTCATATTATAAGTTCCGTCTCCATTATTTTCCAAACTTACATTCAAATAAACCTCAACTTCATCAACACTACTCAAACACGTATCACAACTCAAATAGGTTTTATCAGGTGCTGAAGCAAAGTAATCTCCATCGAATCTTTGTGAGGTTGCAATTTTGATAGGTGCAAAATAATTACAATCAAATTCACCCTCATAGGTCCAACAATTTCCATCAGCATCTTTAAATTGTCTTCCAACTGTAGTCTGTATTGGTGATTGTTGTGTTTGAATCATATATGTTCTGACTGTATTTGGACTAATTGGAATACAACTTGAATAAACATATACCAAACAAGGGGTTTCACTTGGCGTTGGGGTCATCGTTGAAGTAGGACTATAAGACGGTGTTTGTGATGGAGTCTGAGTTTGGGTTGGCGTTGATGAATAACTTGGCCTTGGTGTTGCTGTTGGTGTAAGACCAGGAGTTGTTGTCTGTGTTGGAGTTGGCGTGAATGTAGGAGTCGAGGACGAAGTTTGTGTCGGCGTAATTGTCATCGTTGGTGTTGATGTAGGTGTTGATGTTATCGTCGTTGAAGGTGATGGTGAAGGGACTGTTGAACATTTCGAACAATCGTTTCCAAAAATATCAATTATCGAGTCTACGTTCGTGTTAGATGATAAGTTTGAATCATCCCTCAAATACTTCAAGCAAAGAATTGTTTCATTAATAACCGCCGAGAATACCATCTCAGTTTGGATTGGAATTTCCTCAAACACAAGTGGGTCAGAAGTGTAGAAATAATTTTCAGTTCCACATTGATTCAATACCTTAACCGAAACACAACTGAATGTTTCTTCAAATATATTGAAGGTAACTTGTCCATCCGCAGGAACTGTTCTTGTCAGTGTTATCGTTGGTGTGTTTGAAGGGGTTGGGGTTGAATCAGGAACATAATTAATCTCAAAGTCGACACTTTTCCCAAGACATATCAATCCTGTTGGTGATGGAGTTGGCGTTACACCTATGGAAGTGAAAATGAAATTCACATCGTCACAAGGAACTGACGGACTTGGTGTTGGGACTGGTTCCCAATCACAGTCAAAGTATGCATTGAAATCGAAGGTGTCACAATTTATTGGCGTTGGAGTTGGAGTTGGACAAACTCCTGGTTCAAAAGAACCGAAAGATATATCAGGACACGCAGAGTAACATGGAGACGAGCCCTTCAATAAACAAGTCCCACCGAGAGAGGTGCTCAGACACCAATAACTCTCAGTAACTGATGTAAAATAATAAATGTAACCCAAGCTGACGCTTCCACCAGAATAGGAGATTCTACCATTATAAGTTGCACCTGAAACGTAAAGTCCATTGTAATTCAACAAAGAAGGTAGGGTTGTAGTAAAGCAAAATTCACCCGAATCACAAGCCGCTGGTGTCGAAGATACTGTCGGAGTGTTTGTTGGTGTTGAATACGGGGTTGGCGTTGGTGTGTTCAATAGACAAGCTCTACAACTACCCCAATCAGGTGCACCCAAATCAGGTCCACCAGGACCTGAAAACTCTTCGAATCTATAACATCTATTGTTATATTCATAAACCGCTCCTTGATAAGCGGTATCTTCATCAACATTGGCATAAAATATTTCTTCAGTGGAACAGTCAATCAATAATGCAGCAACACTCGCAACTCTTGGACAAAGTGTAGAACCGCAACCTGTTACATTTGTAAATGTAACCGATGTTCCATCATATATTGGACCACTTCCCGAATCAACAACTGTCGCACATCCTTCATATTCTGTAGAACCTGTGATAAGATAGACATCGTCAACCACAACTGCAACTGGTAAATCCTCAAATCTGAATAAAGTCCCTGAAACACAATCACGGAACCCTATTAGGTTTTGTGTCGGTGTTTGAGTGTTAGTTGGGGTATTAGATGGCGTTTGAGTTGGGTCTGGAGTTACAGAAGGTGTCTGTGTCGGAGTTTCGGTTTGAGTTTGGGTTGGTGTTACATCAGGGGTTGGTGATAGAGTCTGTGAAGGCGTCTGAGTTGGAGTTTCTGAAGGTGTTTGTGTAGGAGTCTCAGTTGCTGTAGGGGATGAACCAATAGTTGATGTAGGGGTCTGAGTTGGGGTTTCGGATGGTGTTTGTGTAGGAGTTTCTGAAGGCGTTTGAGTAATAGTCTCAGTTGGTGTTTGTGTGGGAGTTTCGGTTATTGTAGGAGTCTGAGTTGGGGTTTCAGAAGGTGTTTGAGTAGGGGTTTCAGATGGTGTTTGTGTAGGTGTTTCTGTTGCTGTAGGTGACGAACCTATAGTTGCGGTTGTTGTTGGTGTAGGCGTTTCGGTTGGAGTTTCAGTTGGAGTTTCAGTTGTTGTCGGTGTAGGTGTTGGAGTACCACAACAATCTACAAATGTATCCGTAGCATAAGACGATACTGGAAAGTAAGCGACATTGTTTTTATAATAATAAGTCGACTGAACGTAATTTGCACAAAATGAATCGTCGAAAGTTCCTGCGTCAGCAAAACTTGCCGTGGTCAGTATATTATAACAATTGTAATAGTCTACGAATATAGTGTTGTTTAGTGACGAAGGTGTATTACCCGTGGCATCATCCAAGTCAGGTTGTGCAATTGTAACATCAAAATATGTACAATTACAAGGAGTTGAAGGGGTTGGAGTTTGTGTTTGAGTTGGCGTAGGAGAAGGGACTACACCACAATCTCCATCAACCACACAAGTTCCTCCCAAAGATGTCCAAGTATATAAAGGCTCAGGTCCTCCTGCACAGGTAGTTCCCGATGAAACAAGTTTTAATCCTTGTGTTCCACCCGATATACAAATATATCTACTTGATGTCACATCAACTTGAACACATTCCTCATTTCCATTACACGCGTAGTATCTGATTGAAATATCTACAATATCATTGTTAGTGATTTCCCAACATTCGCAATCACCAGGTGGTGTTAGGGTAGGTGTTGGGGTAGGTGTTGTAGTTGGCGTCTCAGTAAGAGTTGGTGTCGGTGTTTGTGATGGGCTTACAAAACAAGGACCAACAACGGTCAAAATTGCAGATGGACCGCTTATAACGGTTCCAGCCAGTGCACAAAAAACATCAGTATTACCGTTGGTTATTGTGGCGTTTTGGGGTACAGAATCACAATCAGTGTAAGAATAAGGTTCTGAAATAGGCCCTGAAAAACCTAAATATAATGAATATTGAACACAACCTGTCTGTGGTGTTGGGGTAGGTGTTTGTGTTTGTGTTTGCGAGATTGCTGGAGCTGGAGGGTCTGGGTCCGTTGGAGTAGGGGTTGGAGTTTCTGTTGGCGTTTCTGTTACAGTTGGAGTTGGTGTAGGGGTAGGAGTTTCGGTCGGAGTTTCTGTTGGAGTTGAAGAAACTACAGGCCCTACTGAACAAAGTTCTTGATTGTTTAGAATCCCATTACTTCCACTTATTTCCCAAGAATAGATTCCGTTAGAATAATATCCGTCAGGCGCAAATGTTGTAAGACCTGAGTCAGAATATAAAGTACTACCACTCCAAAGTCCTTCTACTGATGAGGTGTAATAACCTGTACCACCTGTAGATGCAAAATCAGAACAAGCAGACGGACCACTTATGACTGAGTATGAAACCAAAAAGGTGTTTGCACCTAATGGACCACAAAAATTGTCGTATATTGATATTCCTATTTCAGTAATCCCGTCGTAAATTACGTTGGGAAAAGATTGAGTTGCCGAGCCGCCAGCACCCGCATCAAAATTTTGTTTTCTACCAGTACTATCTGTAACCTCGATACAACCATTCAACAACCCATTACTCCAATATACAGTAAGAGTGTACTCACCAACTTGTGTAGTGGTGAATGCACAAGTACTCGAACTTGGCGTACAAGGACATCCCACATCACAAGTTGCTGTAACACCGTTAAAGTCAATTTGACTTATAGTAATTGTGGGTGGTGACTGATTATAAACAAATATGTTAGACATGAATTACTTACTTACCTTATAAATAACTTGAACTTTATTTTTTTCACATTCAAAATATAGTTTGACTAAAAACAATATAAAGGCACGCTCAGCCTATATTTATGATTATATGAAACTTCTTAAAACGATAAAGAAGATTATTCAAGAGGCTGAAGAACAGTATAATACTGCAAGTGAGACTAACACACCACTTGAAGAATTAGATAGACTCGAAAAACACTATCAAGACTCTCTGAAATTGTTACGCTTATACAATTCCAAACAGGAAAAACTAAAATCCAAGAAAAAATAATTACATCTTAAGTCAATAGATTTTCTTAAAGTTCTTTCTTATATTTCATCACATGAAAGAACCTCTATTAGACTTACATCTGAGTCATGGATTAGGTGACACTATTTGTGCAACACCTTCTTTAAGGAAACTATATTTTGCTTATGGAAAAAAAATATCAGTATTAACTGACCATCCACTAATATTCAAACATAACAAATATGTTGATAAAATCTTTGATACCAAGAACACAAATAGAGATGATTTAGAATCTCAATACGAATTACTCGTAAGTTTTGCACCAAATTTAGAAAACCGATACGGTTTAGGATTACGTCATAATGTTATGGACATAAGACAATTCCATGCGGCGGGGTTGGGTTTCCAATTATTACCCGAGGAATGTGATATGGATTACGTTCCTGATGAGTGGGAGCCAATTGATGGTTTACCTGAAAAGTTTGTTTTGATACATCCCGTAACCTCTTGGGCTTCGAGAACTTGGCCCGCAGAGAAATGGCAGTTATTAACACGAATGTTAAACGATTACGGTATTCCTGTTGTTTCGATGGGGAAGGCATCGAGTGAGGTAGGTTTTCACATGGTAGACAAACCTGTTTTCGATTTCCCTATCAAACTTGGTTTGAATTTAATGAATAAAGCAAATGTCCCCCAAACTTGGTGGTTAATGCAAAAAAGTATTTGCACGGTCACCATGGACTCAGGTATGTTACACTTAGCAGGAACCACAGATGCAAACATCATTCAATTAGGTAGTTCTGTTCATTGGAAGTTAAGAGCCCCTTTTCGAAACGGTTCTCAAGAATATAAATTTCATTATATTGATGGGGATTGTAAGATAGCATGTGCATCTGACATGAGATATGGTGTCAAAGAATGGGGTTCAATAAGAGGAATCCCACCTTTAGTTGGATGTTTAGAAGGAAAATCCGAATTTGTTTGTCATCCTAGCGTTCTACAAATTTTCAATAAAATATTAACCCTATTATGAGTATAAGATACAACTTTATAGAGGTCGGAACATCAGACTTCATGACTCTAATTCAATCTGCTGATGACCAAACTGTCGGACTCAGTATCGAACCCATTTCAGAATATCTCGATAGATTACCTAATAAACCCAAAGTTCAAAAAGTCAATGCGGCTCTTTCTGATACAGACGATACTATTGAAATATATCATATAGAATCTAAAGATTTAGAAAAATACAATCTTCCCTATTGGATTAGAGGATGTAACTCTGTTAATGGTCCTCATGAATTTACAAAGAAAAAAATTGGTGATGAAACATATAACAAGTTGGTAAAAATTGATAAAGTCCCAACTATATCTTGGAAAACTTTAATAGAAAAATACAATATAGGTTCAATTGATTATTTAAAAATTGACACTGAAGGTCATGAACATATAATTTTAAAAGGGTATCTCGAACAATGTAGACTGAATCATAATCTTTTCGCATCTAAAATTGAATTCGAATACAATGAAACATCAAATAAAATTGAATTAGATAAAATTATAAATCAATTATCAAATTATAATGTAACTTATTTGGAGGAAGACGTTATATTGAACATCAAAACAGAGTCTGAATTTGACAAATCTTATGTCTTATATTCAACCGAAAATTACTTTGATATTGTAACTGAATGTGCAAAATCAATAAGACAATTTAGTAAACTACCAATATTGGTTTATTTAATAAATTCAAACAGAACTGTTGAAGTAGAAAATACCAAGACTTTAAATTGGTCTATAGATATCGAACCTACTTCAAATAACATGTATATTAAGGAAAGGGACAACTTTTACATAGATAGAAAAAATCCAATAATTTATAAAATTTTATCTCAAAGACCTCTGATTATCAAAGATGCTTTAGAAAAATATTCAAATATTGTTTGTTATGTTGACAGCGATTCAATCGCAACCCCTAACGTTGATACTATATTTTCATATTATGATGAAAATTCATCTCACCCATATTTTGTTGAAGGGATATACGATTTTTTGAAATACGATGGTAGAGGTGGAGGAGGAGGATTCGGAGGTGGAATGGAAACAACTTTGGAACACGATACCTGTGTCTTGTTTGGTGTTGACCAATCGGTCAGAAAAAACTATAGACAAACAGGATATTTCGTTTCAGGTCAAAATACCATCGAGTTTTTGGAGGAATGGTATTGGATGTGCTCACACCCAAAAGTCCTGAAAAATGTTAGTCATTATGCTCCGTATAATGAGGAGACTATTTGTAACGTTCTATTATGGAAATACAATATAGATAAGGGTCTTCCCTATGTCTATGTCAATGGGAGATTAGAAACGGTTGAGAAAATGTATACCCAAGTAGAATATAAAGGAAAGGGTATCAGAAACCACATCGGTGAATGGTTAAGAGTTCCTGAAGAAAAAAATCATCTCCTGTTTTTTCATGGTGAAAAAAATCCAAACATGATGAGAGAGATGGTAGATGAAATCAAAAAATATAACAAGGAAAAACTTAGAATTTTATACTTAGCACCTCACCTTTCAACTGGTGGTATGCCAGCTTACTTATTGAAAAGAATCGAAACCCTACAAGAATATTACCCTGAGGTAGAATTATATGTTGTTGAGTATTGTCTTTACTCAACTTGGTATGTGGTTCAAAAAGAAAAAATAAAACAAATTATACCCGATAACAGATATTGGACATTAAACACTTTGGGAAATCATAATGATGAAAATTCTCTGAAGTTAATTCAAATTATAAAAGATAATTCAATTGATATTGTTCATGTTGACGAAATACTTGAGGGGTTTGATAGTTTCAATCGAGTATCAATAAATGTCTTAAATGCACTTTTTGATAACAACAGAACTTGGAAAATTGTCGAGACCTGTCATAATATTCATTTTAATCCTGAGAATAGACATTTTCATCCCGACGCTTACGCCTTCTGTTCTCCCCATCATCCGAAGGTTCAATTCAAAAATGAAAATTCTTATTATGAATTTTTTGAATACCCTATTGACCGAAAATTTGTTACCGAAGAACAAAAAGAACACGCAAGGTTAAAACTTGGTTTAGACCTTAATAAAACCCATGTGATAAACGTTGGACTTTGGACTCAAGGAAAAAATCAAGGAGAGGGCATCGAAATCGCAAGATATCTACAAGGTGAAGATATAGAGTTTCATTTCATAGGAAATCAAGCATCAAATTTCGAAAGTTATTGGAAACCTCTGATGATGAATTTACCATCAAATGTAAAAATTTGGGGTGAAAGGAGTGATGTGGATTTGTTTATGAAAGCATCAGACATATTTTTATTTAACTCCACAATTGAATGTAATCCCCTTGTTCTTAGGGAAGCCGCTTCTTATGGTTTAAAAATTCTTTCTAGAAATCTTACACAATATTATGATATGTTTACACCATACATCACACCAATTGATGATGATTGTGAGAAAACGTCAAACATAATTCGTGAGTTAAAATACAATGGAATCTCAAGAGACTATGAAGTTAGTCATGACCAATCTCAGAACTTTGCTTTATCTCATAAAAAGTTTTATGAGAAGTTAAAAACTATGGATATAAAGATTCAAAAATCATCAAAGAATAATATACAAATTACTCAATATTTTATAAGACAACCTTTTTTAGAAATTAAAGGGGATTCAAGTTCTAAGTTTTTGGTTCAATTCATTGATGATAAAGGGGTAATTCATTATGAAAATAAAATAGATTCCAACTGTTGGGTAAAACTTAACAGACAATATTTTACAAATTGGAGAACTAAGGTTTACGAAGAAGAAACACTAATATATGACTCGAAATTAGATTTGAAAGACAAAAGAGTGTTTATAAATTTTGATAGTAAATCTTTAGGTGACAACATTGCTTGGGTGCCTTATGTTTTGGAGTTTCAAAAGAAACATAATTGTAAAATTATTCTTTCCACATTTTGGAATAAGTTATTCAAAGAAGTTTACCCTGAGATAGAATTCATAGAACCAGGGAATGTTGTAAAAGACATTCATGCACAATACTCCATTGGTTGGTTTTATAATGAAAATATGGAACCAGTAATCCCGAATACAATTCCTCTCCAAAAAGCAGCAACAAACATCTTAGGTTTGGAATTTGAAGAAATAAAACCACGAATTAATTTTAACGTTTATCGAAGACCTTTTGATGAAAAATATATAAGTATCGCAACCAATTCCACCTCAGGTTTAAAATTTTGGAAAAAAGAATATTGGCAAGAACTAATTGATTACTTAGTAGATTTAGGTTTCAAAGTAATAAACGTATCAAAAGAAAAAAATGAGTTCAGAAATGTTACACAAATTTCAGATAGTTCAATTGGTAATACCATGAATGTAATACATCATAGTGAATTTTTCATAGGTTTATCAAGTGGACTTTCTTGGTTGTCTTGGGCAATGGGTAAACACGTTGTGATGATTAGTAATTTTACTGAACCCGACCACGAATTTACCACAAACTGCACCCGAATTATAAACAAATCAGTCTGTAATGGATGTTGGAATAACCCCAACTTCAAGTTCGATAAAGGTGATTGGGATTGGTGTCCAATTCACAAAGGAACACCAAGACAATTTGAGTGTCACACTTCAATAACACCAAGTATGGTAATAAATCAAATTCAAAATTTATTGAAATGAGTATAGAAAATTTTATATGGGAACCTAAATGTTACGATGGTTTTAGAGAAACTGTGGAACAAGAAATATTTGTTGACAGGATTTACGAAAGATTTTTTGAGGTTGAAGAGGGCGATATTGTTTTCGATATTGGGGCTAGTTTAGGTCCTTTCACATATTCAATATTATCAAAGAATCCTTCTCACGTATTTGCTTTTGAGCCTAGTTTTGAAGAATTCAAAACTTTGTTATTAAATACAAGACACGGAAATGTAACCGCAATAAATAAAGGTATTTCGAGTTCAATAGGTGAATTTAATTTCACTGATGTTTTTGATTTGACTGGTGGTTATAAACTATATTCAACAACATTCTCAAAGGTAATTGAGGATTATAATATTAAAAAAATTGACTTTCTTAAAACTGATTGTGAATCAGGCGAATATGATATATTCACAATTGAAAATTTGTTTTGGATAAAAAATAATGTCAGAAAAATTGTTGGTGAGTGGCACCTTGGCCAGCCTTGGATGAAAGAAAAATTCAGAATTTTTAGAGATGTGTATTTGAGGGTTTTTCCTAACTTTAAAGTAATTTCTTTTGATGGAATTGATATAACTTGGCAAATATGGAATGATAATTTTATCCCTTATTATAACGAAGTAATGATTTATATTGACAATAGTAAATAAAAAAAACGCACCCATTTTATTGAGTGCGTTTTTGTATTTTTTTATTCCTTATACTATTGGACGATACTCGAGTAATACTTTTTCTACGTCTTTTCTCTCAGCATTTATCATAAAGAACGCGTCGATATGAGAACTTTGAGAGTCTATGAAGACTTTATTATCTTCAATTTTGACAACAAAGTGTGTATTAGAAACACCAATTGGTGTTAATGATACCGAAATCGATTCCTCTTTTACTAATCCTATCCAATAATGAGGTAATTCTATTACGTTTCCTTGAACTCTACCTCTGAAATAAACACCATGTTCAGGACCCTCCAACACACCATATCTTAATCTCCAACCTTCTTTTGTAGGGTGAGGAATATCGAATGATTTAGAAGCCGCTGTTAATGCTCCTGTTATATTAGTGTCACCAGTCACTTTGAGTGTTGAACCATCAAACTGAAGGTTTTGTTCACCATTGATTGTTCCTGCGGTTCCTGTCGCAGTAAGGACATAGTCATTAACGTTGTTGTTGATTGTCCCGAGTCCAGAAGAACCTGATGTTCCACTTGTGCCAGAGGAACCTGATGTTCCACTAGTTCCCGAAGAACCTGATGTTCCGCTAGTTCCCGAAGAACCTGATGTTCCACTAGTTCCCGAGGAACCTGATGTTCCACTAGTTCCCGAAGAACCTGATGTTCCGCTAGTTCCCGAAGAACCTGATGTTCCACTAGTTCCCGAAGAACCTGATGTTCCGCTAGTTCCCGAAGAACCTGATGTTCCACTAGTTCCCGAAGAACCTGATGAGCCTGATGTTCCACTTGTTCCAGATGAACCTGATGTTCCGCTCGAACCTGACGTTCCACTTGTTCCAGAAGAACCTGATGTTCCGCTAGTTCCAGATGAACCTGAACTTCCAGATGAACCTGATGTTCCAGATGTTCCATTTGTTCCAGAAGTTCCTGACGAACCACTTGAACCAGATGAGCCAGATGTTCCACTTGTTCCAGATGAGCCAGATGTTCCACTTGTTCCAGATGAACCTGAACTTCCAGATGAACCTGATGTTCCGCTTGTTCCAGATGTTCCATTAGTTCCAGAAGTTCCTGACGAACCACTTGAACCAGATGAGCCAGATGTTCCACTTGTCCCTGATGAACCTGATGTTCCACTTGTTCCTGATGAACCACTTGAACCTGATGAACCTGATGTTCCAGATGTTCCATTTGTTCCAGATGTTCCGCTTGAGCCTGAACTTCCCGAAGAACCTGATGTTCCGCTTGTTCCAGAAGAGCCCGATGTTCCACTTGTTCCTGATGAACCACTCGAACCTGAAGAACCTGATGTTCCGCTTGTTCCTGATGTTCCGTCAGTTCCACTTGAACCTGAACTACCTGAAGAACCCGAAGTTCCGCTTGTCCCTGAACTACCTGAAGAACCTGAAGTTCCGCTAGTTCCACTCGAACCTGAACTTCCCGAAGAACCTGAAGTTCCGCTAGTTCCAGATGTTCCGTTTGTTCCAGATGTTCCGCTTGAACCTGAACTTCCACTTGAACCAGATGTTCCACTTGTTCCCGATGAACCCGATGTTCCAGACGTTCCAGAAGAACCTGAGCTTCCTGAAGAACCTGAAGTTCCGCTAGTTCCAGATGTTCCGTTTGTTCCACTTGTTCCAGAAGAGCCTGAGGAACCACTTGAGCCTGAGGTTCCAGATGAACCTGATGTTCCGCTTGTTCCAGAAGAGCCAGATGAACCACTTGAACCAGATGTTCCACTTGTTCCAGATGTTCCGTTCGTTCCAGATGTTCCTGATGAACCACTTGAACCGCTTGAACCAGATGTTCCACTAGTACCAGAGGAGCCTGATGTTCCACTTGTGCCCGATGAACCTGAACTACCAGAAGAACCTGATGTTCCGCTAGTTCCAGATGTACCATTTGTGCCAGATGTTCCGCTCGAACCTGAGCTACCCGAAGAACCTGATGTCCCTGAAGAACCTGAAGTTCCACTTGTTCCCGATGAACCAGATGAGCCACTAGAGCCAGATGTTCCGCTTGTTCCCGATGTTCCGTTTGTTCCAGAAGTCCCAGATGAACCACTTGAACCTGAAGAACCTGAAGTTCCGCTCGTTCCCGAAGAACCTGAAGAACCTGATGTTCCGCTAGTTCCAGATGAACCACTTGAACCTGAAGAACCTGAAGTTCCGCTAGTTCCAGAAGTTCCATTTGTTCCAGATGTTCCTGAAGAACCTGAACTTCCACTCGAACCAGATGTTCCTGATGTTCCAGATGAACCAGATGTTCCACTTGTGCCTGATGAACCTGAGCTACCCGAAGAACCTGAAGTTCCACTTGTTCCTGATGTCCCAGAAGTTCCATTTGTTCCAGAGGTTCCTGATGAACCTGAGCTACCACTTGAACCTGATGTCCCTGAAGAGCCAGATGTTCCGCTTGTTCCTGATGAACCACTTGAACCTGACGAACCTGATGTTCCACTTGTTCCCGATGTTCCGTTTGTTCCTGAGGTCCCTGATGAACCGCTTGAACCAGATGAGCCTGATGTTCCACTTGTTCCAGAAGAACCTGATGTTCCACTTGTTCCAGAAGAACCTGAAGAACCGCTTGAACCTGATGTCCCTGAAGAGCCAGATGTTCCACTTGTTCCGGAAGAACCTGAAGAACCACTCGAGCCTGAAGTTCCGGAAGAACCTGATGTTCCAGAAGAACCTGAAGTTCCAGATGAACCTGAAGTTCCAGATGAACCGTTTCCACCTGTTGCACCATCCAAATTGGTTGTCCAACTATTGAATGTTCCTGTTCCGTTTATTTCCAACACATATAATGTCAATGCTCCTGTCGAAGAATCATAACTTACAACATCTCCATGGAAGTGATTTGCTAATGAATTAGAAACAATAAGATGTTGTGCAATTGTATATGATAAACCAGTGCTTGTTGTTAAAGAAGTATTAGCACTTAACGTTAGTGTTGATAAATCAATTGATGTTGTTGAAGTTCCACTGTATTGTGCACTAATTCCTGATGTTCCAGATGTTCCGTTCGTTCCAGATGTTCCTGATGAGCCACTCGAACCAGATGAACCCGATGTTCCGCTAGTTCCTGATGAACCAGATGTTCCGCTAGTTCCAGATGAACCTGAACTTCCTGATGAACCTGAAGTTCCACTCGTCCCAGATGTTCCATCTGTTCCAGATGTTCCTGAAGAACCACTCGAACCTGATGAACCTGAAGTTCCACTTGTTCCTGAACTACCTGAAGAACCTGAAGTTCCACTTGTCCCTGAAGAACCAGATGAACCACTTGAACCTGAAGTCCCACTAGTTCCTGATGTTCCATTTGTTCCAGATGTCCCACTCGAGCCTGAACTTCCGCTTGAACCCGATGTTCCTGAAGAGCCAGATGTTCCGCTAGTCCCAGATGAACCTGAACTTCCCGAAGAACCTGATGTTCCACTTGTTCCAGATGTCCCATCTGTTCCAGATGTTCCTGATGAACCTGAGCTACCCGAAGAACCAGATGTTCCTGATGAACCAGATGTTCCACTTGTCCCTGATGAACCAGATGAACCGCTCGAACCTGAAGTTCCGCTTGTTCCTGATGTTCCATCAGTTCCACTTATTCCTGAAGAACCACTTGTTCCCGAACTTCCTGATGAACCATCAAGGCCATTTAATAAAATCCAACCACTAAGTGAAGATGGTTCATTTGTATTATTATTTATAGTTGATTGGTATGAAAATAAACCATCTATAACCATATCGCCATCCATATAAGTTGTTCCCGATACATAAGCTCCTTTGAATGGAGATGTTCCTGATGAACCTGAAGTTCCAGATGAGCCACTTGTTCCTGATGTTCCGTTTACTCCACTTAATCCACTAGAACCACTCGAGCCTGATGTCCCATCAGTCCCTGAAGAACCACTTGAACCTGATGTTCCGTCTATTCCACTAGTTCCAGAAGAACCTGATGTTCCACTTGAGCCTGAAGAACCTGAGCTACCAGATGAACCTGATGTTCCACTTGTGCCTGAAGAACCTGAGCTACCAGATGAACCTGATGTTCCACTTGTTCCTGAACTACCATCTGTTCCACTTGAGCCTGAAGAACCTGAGCTACCAGATGAACCTGATGTTCCACTAGTTCCTGATGAACCACTTGAACCTGAGGTTCCGCTAGTTCCCGAAGTGCCGTCTGTCCCACTTGAGCCAGATGAACCTGAAGTTCCACTAGTTCCCGAAGTGCCGTCTGTCCCACTTGTTCCAGAAGAACCTGATGTTCCACTTGTGCCTGAAGAACCACTTGAACCTGATGTCCCACTTGTTCCTGAAGTGCCGTCTATTCCGCTAGTTCCTGAACTACCGTCTGTTCCACTTGAGCCTGAAGAACCTGAGCTACCAGATGAACCTGATGTTCCACTAGTTCCTGAAGAACCATCTGTTCCACTGGAACCAGATGAACCTGATGTTCCACTAGTTCCTGAAGAACCATCTGTTCCACTAGAACCAGATGAACCTGATGTTCCACTTGTGCCTGAAGAACCTGAGCTACCAGATGAACCCGATGTTCCACTAGTTCCTGAAGTTCCGTCCATTCCGCTAGTTCCTGAAGAACCACTTGAACCTGATGTTCCGCTAGTTCCCGAAGTGCCGTCTGTCCCACTTGAGCCAGATGAACCTGAAGTTCCACTAGTTCCCGAAGTGCCGTCTGTCCCACTTGTTCCAGAAGAACCTGATGTTCCACTTGTGCCTGAAGAACCACTTGAACCTGATGTCCCACTTGTTCCTGAAGTGCCGTCTATTCCGCTAGTTCCTGAACTACCGTCTGTTCCACTTGAGCCTGAAGAACCTGAGCTACCAGATGAACCTGATGTTCCACTAGTTCCTGAAGAACCATCTGTTCCACTGGAACCAGATGAACCTGATGTTCCACTAGTTCCTGAAGAACCATCTGTTCCACTAGAACCAGATGAACCTGATGTTCCACTTGTGCCTGAAGAACCTGAGCTACCAGATGAACCCGATGTTCCACTAGTTCCTGAAGTTCCGTCCATTCCGCTAGTTCCTGAAGAACCACTTGAACCTGATGTTCCGCTAGTTCCTGAAGTTCCATCAATACCACTAGTTCCTGAAGTTCCATCAATACCACTAGTTCCTGAAGAACCTGATGTTCCATCGATACCACTTGTTCCAGAAGTTCCATCTAATCCGCTTGTTCCTGAAGTTCCATCAATACCACTAGTTCCTGAAGTTCCATCGATACCACTTGTTCCTGATGAACCTGATGTTCCATCGATACCACTTGTTCCTGATGAACCTGATGTTCCACTTGTTCCCGACGAACCACTTGAGCCTGAAGTTCCACTAATTCCTGAAGTTCCAGATGTTCCGTCTATTCCGCTAGTCCCAGATGTTCCGTCTATTCCGCTAGTCCCAGATGTTCCGTCTATTCCGCTAGTTCCTGATGTTCCATCTGTTCCACTGGAACCAGATGAACCTGATGTTCCACTAGTTCCTGAAGAACCATCTGTTCCACTAGAACCAGATGAACCTGAAGAACCTGATGTCCCATCAATTCCACTTGTTCCTGATGTCCCATCAATTCCACTAGTCCCTGATGTTCCGTCTAAACCGCTTGTTCCAGAAGAACCAGATGTTCCATCTAATCCACTTGTTCCTGATGTCCCATCAATTCCACTAGTTCCTGAGGTTCCATCAATTCCACTAGTTCCTGAGGTTCCATCTATGCCACTTGAACCAGACGTTCCGTCTACTCCACTTGTTCCTGAAGTGCCATCTATTCCAGATGTTCCACTCGAACCAGAAGTTCCGGATGTTCCGTCTAATCCGCTTGTTCCTGAAGTTCCATCAATTCCACTAGTTCCTGATGTTCCGTCTATTCCGCTAGTTCCAGAAGAGCCTGATGTTCCGTCTAAACCACTTGTTCCTGAAGTGCCATCTACCCCAGATGTTCCACTCGAACCAGAAGTTCCGTTGATACCACTTGAGCCAGAAGTCCCGTCGATTCCTGATGAACCACTTGAACCAGATGTTCCACTAGTCCCTGATGTTCCTCCTGTTATACTTTCCGTCAAGGCTGAAAACGTAATTTGCCCCGAAGTTCCTGATGTGCCTCCAGTATAGTCTGTAACTATATATAACCTATCGTCTGGGGCTGCCGATAGGACTATAGGTAAATCCGTTATTCTTGTTGTTGCCATAGCTTATAAATATTTTCTATTAATCTTTTTTATTTGGTTTAACATGGTTGCCATAGTCCTCCGACAACAAATCCATCACTATCTATTTGCCAATATCCTGTGAGAGAGTCGGTGCTGTTGGTATACCAATAATTATTCCCGTTGAAAGGCGTATTGAATGAACTGTCTGCAAAGAATCTCGTTGCACTATACCAATCATTCGATGGACTGTAAATTGTTTGACCCAACGTTTGTGGGTCTATACATATTGGTTGTGTTGTTTCCCCTGATGAAACTAAGAATGATGTAATTTCTTGTTGAGCACCAATTGGGTCACCATTTTGAGCAATTAATTCTTGACCATCTTGAGTTATAATTAAAATCTCAAATACGGATGGAGTTGCTGTTGGTGAAGGAGTAAACGAAGGGGTTGGTGTATTAGTTTCTGTTGGAGTTGGTGTGTTAGTTTCTGTTGGAGTTGGTGTGTTAGTTTCTGTTGGAGTAGGAGTCGGAGATATCAAACATCCGTTAGGGTCCGAACTTGTGATTAGACCTGCTCCGCCTGTAACTCTATACCAAGCAACACCGTTGGAATAGTATCCGTCAGGTGCTGGTGTTGTAAGAGCCGAATCAGTATATAAAGTTTCCCCAATGTTAGGTCCAGGTCCATCTCCAGGTCCACTGTAGAAGTTAGTTGGTGATGAGTAAAAATTACCACACGATGTTAATGAGCTAGATAAATCATAACCTAATGAATATTCCCAATATGCTCTTGAAGCTGTAGGTGTTGTTGTCGGTGTTGCGGTTGGAGTTTCAGTTTGCGTAGGTGTTTGTGTTGGAGTCTCAGTATTTGTTGGGGTTGGAGTCTCTGTAGGCGTCTCGCTTGGTGTTACAGATGGTGTTGGTGTGTTAGTTTCAGTTGGAGTTTGAGTTGGTGTCTCACCAGGTGTTGCGGTAGGTGATTCTGTAGGTGTTTGTGATGGGGTTTCGGTTGGAGTTCCCGTCTGTGTTGGTGTAGGAGTTTCAGAAGTAGAAGGGGTCGGTGTAGGAGTTGTTGTTGGTGTCTCCGTTTGTGTTGGGGTCGGCGATTCTGTTGCAGTTGGTGTTTGACCAGGGCTTGCAGTTATACTTGGAGTTGGTGTTTGTGTCTGAGTTTCAGTTGGAGTTTGTGTTGGAGTCTCTGAAGTTGTTGGAGTCTGTGTTGTTGTTGGTGTTTCTGTAGGTGTAGAATTAGGGGTTCCTGTATTTGTTGGTGTAGGTGTAAACGTAGGTGTTACAGTAGGAGTAGGTGTAGGTGTAGGGGTAACGCATTCAAATGTAATAACAACTCCGTTGAACATTTCGGTTCTTGTCTGTGCAGAGGCATAAAGAGTTGCGGCTGAAAGGTAGGTCGAAGTCCCATAATAGATATCGAATGGACCTAAGGCATTAGAATTCTGAGATAATCTTACAATGTAAGTGACACATCCCGTAACCGAGACCTGTTGCGTAACTACTGTATTACAACCTTCAGCAGTATTGACACAAAAAATATTATAAAGGGACATCCGCGGTTTTTTTAATAAATACCACGATTATCTATTTGAATATCTCGAAACGAAAAATTATTAAATACTTTATCATGTACAAATAATATTGAATCCACATACAGCATTTTGAATGTCTATATTTACAACACAACTCTCGAGCTCAACTGTAATATTGAAAGTACAACCAAATGTACAATCTAGTATTTTTACTGACTCACATCCATTTGCATCAACCAAACGTAACATGATTTCAGGTGCGGTCTGAAATATTGTAGGAATAGTTGTATTGTAATAAACAGTTGGTGGAACTCCACTAATTGTACCAAGTAAAAACTGATTATTTCCGTATATGTCGGATATAAAAGCTTGTATTGGAAAAGTGCCCCCTGTGATTTCTGTTATTCTTACCTGAACCATTATGTTAAACAAATTATATCATAAACAATCGACAACTCCACAACAATTTCTTGACCATTCAATGAATTGTTTGCCGGGTTAGTTGCAATTGTTATTTGGTTGTTTATTTGGTCTATTGTTACAGTCAAAATTCCTGGTATGGAAAGTAGTAGACTCTTTATAGTATCATACCATAAATTATCACCCGGCGGATTGTTCAGAGTCGTTGCTGTGAAGAAAGTGCTTGATGCACTCAACCCCGCTGGGTTGACATTGACTTTAGCTGTGAATATTGCAGAAATCAAATCACAGTTTGTATTGTCTTGCGTCAAATCAGCGTAACCCTCGTTTAACATTTGTAGTAAACCGAGTTTAGTTGGGGAATCTATGTTAAAGATTTCTTCTCCCATAACATAACACTGATAAGATGTATAGTTGGTGTCACAGGTAATTGTTGTTGAGCGTGAAAGTGAACATCCATTTGCATCAACAATAGAAAGACTGTATGTTCCTCCTGTCAAATTGTAAACTTCAATTTGTTGAGGGTTAGATGGGACGTTATTTGACCAATTGAATTGGAATGGTGGTGTGCCCGAAGTGATGAATGCGGTAATTTGACCATCGTTTCCTGAGCCACAATTAATACTATATAAACTAAAATCTAAGTTGTCTCCTTTTGGGATGAAAATTGTTTGAGTTTGTTGACATCCCGTTGAGTCAGTAACAGTAACAACATGGTTTCCAAAAGTTAAGTTATTAAATGTTACCGCTGTTAAATTTGTATCAACAACATTCAATATTCCATCAACTGAATAATCCAATGGTAGAGTATATCCTGGTGATGTAGTAATTCTTACACTTCCGTTGTTTTGATTACACGTTGTTCCTGTGATTTCTGTTGAAAGTGTGAATTTATTAATTGCCAATATTATCACTTCTTGACTAAATTGGCATCCTGTAGAATCCTCAACAAATACTGAGTAAGTGTCCGCAGATAAATTCTCAAAGGTTTGAATTTGTTGTTGTCCTACAATAATTTTTTGGTTTCCTCCGTCGCCAACCAAGGTGTAGGTAAAGGGACCTTGTCCTCCTATAACTGTGACAGTTATCAATCCATCATTACTTGAACAATAAGAATTAGTTCCAACAACACTTACAGAACTCATCCCGTTTGGTGTTAGTAAAGTAGTCCCCGTGAATATTTGACACAGTCCAGCATCTGTGACTGAGAAATTGTAATCACCAGCAGATAATCCTGATATCGTAAAATCTTGAGCATATGATATGAGAACTTGGCCTGTTGACGCGGAGTAATAATATGGTTGACTTCCACCTGTTATTGTGAGAGTAATTGAGCCATCGCTTTGGAAACAACTTGGATTGGTTTCTGTTGTGAAAAACGCACCCATTTGGTCGACGTTGACGACAGCAGCATCTTTTATGTTTACACAACCAAAACCATCTTTAACTTCAACCGAATATAATCCTTCAGTCAATCCTGTTGCAGTTGCACCTGTCTGACCATTAGACCACAAATAAGTAAAAGGTCCTTGTCCCGTTAGTCCCGTGACCATTATCTTACCAATCGGGGTTCCTCCACAACTCGAATTAGGTATGGAATATAAACCGTAGTTGGTGAGAAGAGATTGTTCAACGATAAAACTTTGGCTAAAACCTGAGCATCCACCTAAATCACTAACGGCCAAGTAATATGTTCCGGCCGAAAGATTTTCAAAAATTACGGTTGGGTTGCTTGAAAGGAAAGTTTGAACAAGTGTTCCGTCACCTGAGAAGACAGAATAATTTGCAGAAGAATAAATCGTATTAGAGGAACCAGTAACAGAACCATTGTTTTCAGCACAAGTGGTGTTCTGAACACCGAGAACACTACAACACACTCCACTCGAAATAGGTATGTTAACATTAATTTCTTGATTTGTTGGTAAAGTGCTATCATTCACAGTCATTAGGACGACTGAACTAAATAATCCTGATTTGGTTACTGGCGCATTTTCAGCTAATGTAACCGTCGGATAATAAGGGTCAACAAATTGGACGGTATATGGTTCTATACCACCTGAGAAAGAGATTTGGAATGCACCGCTTCCGTTATTTTGACAATCCCCTGTTACTAATAATGTATAATCAAATAATGCCATTCAATTTAACAATTTATGCTTATGTTAATACATACGTTTAGTTTGACTGTTTCATTCATGTTTCTTGGTGTGCATGTCGAATTAGTTATTGATAAATTATTTCCATTTAGGAAATATGTAAACCCATAATCGTAGACTGCTGGTAGATATTGAATCAAAGCATTTCTCCAATTTGAATTTGTTGGAACATCCGTGAATCCATACCCTGTGTAGAAAGGTTGTTGTATAATTTTTTGTCCCGCAATTTCCAAATCAACATACCAATTTGTTTCAACTGAACTTTGAACACAATCGTTTAAGGTTAATACTTGTGCTTCGAGCATTATGTTTAGTCTATTTGCTAAAATCGATTGGAAGTTTGATACATTTGTATCACCATTTAACCAAGGATATATGTTGAAGTCAACATATTCTGTTTGACATGTGTAATCAAAAATGTTTGTTATTATAAAACAAGGCTCAACTGGCACAGGAATTATTTCACAACCTCTTTGTCTTCTATAAACGTATTTTTGTCTGTGTAGTATTGAGTTTTCGAGTCTTGAACCTGTATTCCATATTGTGGTTGCAGGTATCATTTGCTCTACTAACTTCATCCACCACGGACCCAATCCGTTGATGTAGTCGATTAGTTTTTGATACGTATATTTGTTGTTTGGTATACCCACTGTTTGTTCTGATTGGATATACTTCCACCAAACCGATTGAAGAGTTGGATATCCTCCTGTTTTACCATCAGTGATATATTGTCTGTTTCTAGTATTAATCATATTCTCCCAAAAAGTTTGGTAGAATTCGAAGAATGTTTTCTTTTTTGGTTCGGGTTTGATAAAAGTTGAGTCGACTCCACCTGGAACTGGATATCCAATTGTCAGACCTGATTCAGGAATCGGGTAGTCGTATTTTCTTGAAGAAACCCAAACGTCGTAAACAAGTCCTTGTGAAGCATTCAAAAACAAATCTATGTTTTTAACATTCAATACGAGTTTTTCATTGTCCGCATAATAATAAGCGTTGAAATTAGCATCCCTTGAAACTCTTATCTTGTCATCCTCTTCAAGCCACGACTTATTATTGTCAACAACTTTTTTAAGTTTGAATCCCTCGGTCATATAAGGAAAATCTCTGAACCTATCGAGATATTTTTGACCATATGTAAATGGTTGTAGTTGAGTTTGAATATCGTAGTTCTGACCTGTATAGATTTGTCCTGTAATTTGAACCTCATCTGGACTTCTATGTTGTGGTGTGCTTTCATACCAACCAGCACCCAATTGGAAGAAATAAGATTCCGTATTTACGGGAGCCTTAGGAAATCCTTGAGCGTCTATTGGATAATCATCTAGATTTATCTGAACATCTTGATAGGTGTCAACAGTTGTGAAGGCTGTAAAGGTTTTTCCTTTTATTTTATATGTAGAACCTGGTAGATAAGCCGGTGTGTTTTGAACATAAGTTCCACCTGTTATGGCCGCATATTGTGTGTCGAACTGTTCCATGTTGATTTTTTGGTCAGCCAAATAGATGTGCTCGTTGAATTCTATTAACGACTCGGGTGCACCAATCAATCTCATCATAAACTCAACACTTCGTCTCGTTCCTTTTGATTTGAAAAGGTATGCTGAGTTGAGAATCAAATTCCTATAAAATGCGTAGTTGATTTCAGTTGGTGTAAGGGCTCTCGCATAACCTGGATATGAAGGTGTTTGTGTATTTCCAAAAATCGAATCTAAAAAGTCCGTATCAGTAATAGGTGAAAAATTTGAACTCCATCCCAAGGTTTGAGATAGGTTAACTAACAATTGAGATGGGATGTCATTACCAACATTATAATTTACAGAGTTCATAAACGCTAAAGCGTCGATGAAGTTTTTGACTTGGTCAAAACTTCTTCCGTAAATTTGAAAAATCTTTTCGGCTTTCCTTCCTAATGTATCAAATTCTTTCAATGAATCTGAAACAAAAAATCTTGAAATTAAATTTGTTTTATATGAATCAAGATTTACCGCAATTGTTTCCAATTGTGTCAAATACTCTTCGAATAAGAAAGAACGAATATCTAAATTCCATGGACCGTCCTTAGGCCATGTTACAGATTGGTTGTTTGTATAAAACTGACCCCCTTCCGTTTGCTGTGGTATTTGGAACACAGCTGTGTATTCAGGTCTAACCAATCTATTCATCAGAAACTTTTCAACCTCATCCAAACTCTCAGCAAAAATTCTGTCAACTATGAAATCATTCGGTCTTATTTGATACTCTTGAATACTTGTTGTTGCGGTTTGTCCAAAAGGTGCACCGGAAACAGTGAATTTGATTATACCACTTGATAATGTTTGAGAGGGTGTAAATGAAATAACTTTGAAAATATCATCATTGATTGATACGCAGTAATCTAAGTAAGTATTGTAGAGATTCCTATAAGGTGACACACCAATTTCTCTCATGTTTAGGTTTGTGGCCGCACTTACAGAATAATCAACGTCAAATGGGTTTTTGATTCTATTAACACTTACTTCAAAACTTGTTTCATCATAAATCGGGTCATACGCGACATTCTGTGCTGTAAATCCAGTTAGGAAATCATCGTTCAAAAATTGAATATCTAAAGAAGCAGGAAATACACTTATAATATGAGTAATTGATACTTGAAATCTTTTTGATAGTGAACCATATAATGTGAAATTTGTAACCTGAGACAAATCATAGTTCGGGTAAACCCTGAATTGAGTCGCTTGAATTCTTCTACTCTCAGCAAGTGTATCAACATCAAGATAATCCAAATCTATAGGCTCCGAAAAAGCACCAACATTAAATCTACGATTCACTTTCTCCACAATAGAAGTTGTGAATTCGAAGTTACCTTGCGTGAGACCGCCCCCTTCAACTGTCTGCAATCCTACAATATTGTCAGAGAAGGTAGCCGCCCCACTTCCTGGTCTTGGCGGATAGAAAAATTTAGTTGTTCTTCTTGATGTCGCCATTAACTAGTAATTGATGTAAAATTCTTACTGAAATCAATATTATCACCTCTGTTCTGTCTAACCTCATATAATAATGCATTGAATTGGTCTCTAATTTCATACAAGTTATACTGTCTGTAAATGTTATTTTGACTATCATAGATGGTGTAGATTCCATCGTCGATAGATTTGGTTTGATTACCATAAAGTGCAATTGCAAGAGATGATATATCGTATTCGACCATTTCAATTTCAACAGTTACAGGATTGAAAAAGGTGTTTGTTATTATTATTCCTTGGTCAGGTTGTCCAATATACGGTGTTGCATTTGGTCTGTTTGTTGGTGATGAAGATGGTGATACCGTCAGGAATAACAAGTTAGAATTGTTATCAACGTATCTATATCTGATTGACTTTTGAGATGTATTAACCTCATTTGCAACCACCGCCTCACAGTAGAAACAAGAAGTTACAACTCTGAAGAAGTTTGGAATCTTCGAACCATCAGGATTAAGATATTCGATTCTGAATCCCACCAACCCTTGTGGAACAAATTTGTTAAGGAATTGTGGGTCAACGTTGTTTAAGTCAATCACAAGTCCTTTGACATTAGGTAATGCACTTAAAACACCACAATCTGTGATTATTGTTCTTATCTGAGCTGGTCTCAAATATAGAGTATAGATTCCCAAAGCATTGAACTGATTTGCAGGAAGAGTTAGATTATATAATCCTCCTATTACTTCAACCCCTGAGTTTCCTCCTGTTTCAGTGTTTTCGAAATATGGTCTCAATATTGTTTGAGCATCGAGTTTACTTAAAACGAAGTTATCTGTGGCGTCTCTTGTCGGGGTATAATTCATTATGATTTCAACATCTTCTGGTGAAACATCTGAAGGTCTTATCGTGCCATATGAGCCAATTGCCATATAAAATTATTTTTCTATAAATAGTTTATGTATCTTTTTTAATGACATTAAAAAAACCATAACCATAGTTTATCATGTCACCCAAGTTGTCCACCTCACCAAGTCTTTGGACCCTTTCGTAAGCACTGTTCTTCCCTCTCTCAACAAATACGTTTGTTTGAATCTGAGGTTGGTCCATTACTTTAAGCAAAGTTTCATTTTTTGTTATCGGCACCGCGGTTATGTTATATTCGGTTAAACCAGATGATGGTTGATAGAAAATTGTAGTTCCATCTCCATAGTCAATATAGTTGGTGTCTTGGATAGTGTAAGCAGTAAAACCATTTCCAACATTAGTAATTGAACCCCACAGCACCCCATTATTTATGATTGGTAAATTGATTCTTTGATTAATTGTTAAATTACCGTAAGGTTTCAATTCTGTGATTCTAGACCTACTTACCCCTGACACCGTAAACGGAATTGTTATATATTTCGAACTCACTTGGTCTTGAACATTGTTTTCTGCATCACCTGAAAATATATAATCATATGAAACAGGGGTTCCAATCCAATTACCAAATGATGGTGCAAAGAAACATTCACCTTGTGGATTGAATATTGTTACTTTACTGTAAGGAACTGAAATTGTTTTAGTGACAGTTGTTACACCCCAAGGGTTGATTTGTTCCAACGTGATTTTGTAATCTTTTGTAGTTCCAACTGGCGGAGTGGGATATGTATGGTTTATTGAATTGGGTGCATAATTTGTAATTGATTGTTTTGGTGAATTATCACCCCAATCGACTCTGTAGGCAGAGAGCTGCAAGAAATTTTGGAATTGGTCCGAAGTATTATAAACATAATATGTCATTGGACTTCCAGTAGTTGCTGAGAACAAAAAATTCGCCACAACATCTTTCTGTAATACCGCTCCGTCAAAAGGACTATAATAGCCACAATCAACCGCACTTTGTCTAAGTAATATCGGAACCGACACCTCCTTCAATAACGAGGACCCACCAGGTCCTGAACTCACAACCTTGGTCATTGCAGAATATACACCGACTGAAGTATTATTGTAATTTACAACAGCAATATCCCCTTTTACGGTCTCAGGTGAAATAATAACCTTATAGTAATCTTGACTCATGGATTTATATATTCAAACCATTTTATGGGTATACTTGTTCCCAATCTTTGTCCAGCAGTATTATACACCTGATATGTTTGTGTTGGATAATCTATTTGAACTGTGTAATAAAAATATTGTGTGTTGTCGAATGTATTTCTTTCTCCTACCGACATACATGACTGTGGTCCCAAGGTTCTATCAACATTAAATGGAGTTGGCCATTGTTGTTGACAAGGAGGAGTCGAACTTTGAGGGTCCCATCCTCTACCTGTCATCATTTTGGTAAATTGACCAGTTCCTGCGTTATAAAACTTGGCTGACATATAGAATGTTGATATGTTCAAAAATTCTCTTTTCTTTAACCAGTAGATAAAGAAACCCTCTTTGTCTCCGATGAAATCCAAAATAAACTTTGGTTTCTTTACTGAGACTGTGGCTCTTTGCATTCGAGTGTCCATCTTCAGACCTTGTTGGGTTGGTATGATGATTGTTAGGTAGTTTGTTTGTCTTTTTTCATCAGGAGTGTCATAAAGGTCCAACTTAAAAAACGAGTTCGTAAATGAGTTATTATAGTAGTATAAGTCTTGAGGTGTAAATCCTTCTCCTAAGTAGTTAATCTGCCAATTATTCAAATCATTAATCGAACCACCTGAATAAAAATAAAATTCATAATTACATACAGTAGAGTCTGAACCTCCAACTATATTTGATTGAGTTACTTGGCCCGTCGTTGGATTGATAAAGATTGAGGGGCTGTTATGTGGGGCGTGACTAAATCTTGTTACCTCAAAGTCTCTACCATCACCAATAACCTCTTTAACTATTTGAGTTTCATATTCATCAATAGAGTCATCCAAACCCAAATAATCCCAAGTCATCTGAATCGGAATATTAATTTGTTTGGATATTCCCCCCTCTCTTAAAATTTGAAATTTATTCACATCCATCTATCAAAGGTTTAATTGGTTCATCTACACCTAAAATAGATTCATTGTAATCTATTCCCTCAGGTATTAATCTAAATACGGCAGATACAAAAGGGTAATGCGCCGTGTTAAAGAAAGGATAATCCACACCCCTGTTTGAACTATCTTTGAATCCATATGTGTATAGGTCTCTCCATCTGAATTCTCTGTCTTGGGTAGAATAAAAAGCCCAGCTTGGTATATTCTCAATCGCGTCGACATTTCCTGTTTCGATGTAATCTGAAAATATTCTTATGGTCATAGGGATATGTGGCTCATAGTAAAAACCAGGTGAGTTCGTATTACTGTTATTTGTTGTTTGAAACACACTTTGATTGTATTTTATTTTTTGATAGTATTTTGATATGACCCTTTCGATTTGTTCATAATCATTCCACTCACAAAAATCACCATCAATAACATCTGCTCTTTTCAAGTCTAAATTATAAGTGAATGTCTTTGTTACACCACTTGTCAAAGTATATGCTGATGTTTGAATAGATGAGTTTGACTGTGTGTTATTCAAATCCCACCACGGATTAATATTTTTTGAAAGATTGAATTCCCATCCCTGTTTTATTCCGACACCATTATTAGGCTGATTGAAATAACCTGAATAACCTTTATTTATCACAGTTAGATTAATCTCGTTTAACGGTCTACCGTTGTTATCTTTTAGGGAAGCGAAATCCAAATCGTATGCGGACGTGAACGAATAAGCGTTACTACTTGTCTTCTGAGAAACCCTCGTGACTTTATTGGGAGTAATCGAACTGTATTCAAATTTTCTTTCTTCACCAAAAACATTTTTTTCAAAACCAGCTTTTGTTACAATGATATCGTCCAAATTTGTCACAACCTTTAGTTTTTTGATGTAGTATTTCGATTTAGTCTCATTAAGATTATCTGGATTGATAACTCTTTTAAAAGTTCCTCTAGTTCCGTTGTTGAAAGTAGAGCCAGTGTATCCAACATTTAAAACATTGAAGATATAAGGGTCAGATTCAACTAATCCGTTACCTAAAGAATATACTTGGAAAATCTTTTCATTCCTATATGTGAGTGATAGTTCGACATATTCATTAGGTAAAACTCCATGAGGAGCAATACATCTAAAACTTATTATGTTGTCACCATTTTGTTGTGAGTTAAATATTTCAAATGGAATTCCGTCTCCTGCAACCCAATTGATTGGTGTGTTATTAGAATAATATGTTAATTGTTTATTATATTGGTTTTCGTAAGGATATGTTAGATAATATGTCCAATTGTAGGTATAAGCACTTTTAGATTTATATGGAAAATGTTGGTCTTTAACATCGGGTCTGTAGAAATCAAACTCATAAAACTGAGGGAATCCTTTCCAAATTGTGCTGACCGTTGAAACCTCAGGGTTTACATAAAACAGATTATTTCTAAATGGAATGTATTCAGTTGTTCCTGTATAAGTGTTGGAATACAAATAACTAAGTTTGAATGTCGGTCTGAAGACTGTAGATTCCTGTCTCTCATCGTCATAAACCTGAGCTAAACTTATTGTTTGACTTCTATCATATTCAGTAATTTCTTGTTGTTTTTCTTGTAAGGTCAAGGTGATTTCCTGGTCAACAAAAGGAGCACTTTGGAAAGTCAGACTACTCGGTATAATTTTATAGTTATTCATCTGCACTATATTTTGTCTTAAATTTATCCAAAGCAGACGCACCTGCAACTAATCCAAAGTAAAACTGGTTTGGAGCACCAATCATAAAATTGTTTGTCCAAGTTCCAGCCGTTGCAGAATATTGTTGGTTTTGGTTAACAGCAAAAATATAACCTCTTTGATATATGTCACTTACGTTGTTGTATGAACCACTGAAATAAGATGGTGCATTCGTAAATCTTCTACTCAAAGATTGATATTCGTAAGAGATAATACCATCTGATATGTTCGTTTTCCAATTATTTTTTTCAGTTCCAAAAATTGAATTACCGCCTTCTAAACCCCACTGATAAAAAGGAACTCTTTGTGATTTAATACCGAAAGGATATGTCAGTGCATTTGCGTTAGATGCTGGTCTGAAGTTAATAACCCCTGGTGAAATATAGTCTTTTATCTGTAAATCTGCAGTTGAGGATGAGAAGAATATTCCCATAACATTATTACCTGCGGTTTGTAAAACTACAACAGCATTGTTCGGGTCATTTGCATCAAAAGGATAAAATTCTGTGCTGAAAGGAACTATTCCAATTTCACTATTAATTGACATCATTTGAACCAAGTCGGCATCCACCCTATTCTTAGGTTGAATAATTCCAACTGTCGATGACCTCGTGAATAAACTATTGATTGAGTTATCTCTCAATCCCAACATTTGTTGTAAGAAAGTCGCACTCGTGATTCTAGAAAGAACAAATAGGTTTACAATATCTGATGTGTCGGAGTAACTTGTAGGATTCAGATTTGACATCACATAAGCCTTTGCGGATGCCTCCATTATAATTTCTTGGTAAAACGAATCCTTCATACCCAAATTTATGATTGTTGTTGGAAATAAAAGATTTCTCGAATTAATTGAATATTGTGGCCCTAATGTATTTGCGGGGGAACCTATAAATCTCGAAGATGTTGAACCACTTAAAAATGGACTACTTCTAAAATAAAAATTGTTTGTATCACTATCAAAATAAGTTAACCTTGAAGGATACTTTGGTGCCAAAGGTTTATTGTTCAAATCAAAAAATACATCTATTTGGATTGGGAACATAAATAAAGAACCGTTTATCCAATTATTCGTAAATGATTGAGACAAAACCCCTCTACACAAACCATAGTTAAATCGGAATCTATATGCCCACTCATTAAAATTTCTAATATCTTTTCCAATATCCAAAAGTGGTCTTCGTAAGAACTGGTAACATCCGCTTACTACTGCATCAGTTTCAGTGCATCCTGTATTCACTTTAAATGTCGTTCCATTTCCCTCGTAACATTTGAGTGAAACTATTTGTGAACAAAGATTTAATGTATCTATAACGTTGGTGTAACTGTATTGTCCTACAATATCTGCGGTTGTTATGTCCGCACCTGTGCTGTAAGCATCCACTGAAATTGCACCTTCACCATACGCAGAGATTTGATAAATTGCAAAACCAATGTTTTGTTGTAACAAAGCGGGATTCAATGTCCAAGTTCCACCATCCAAGTTATCTGAAGAGGGTAATCTGTCGGTTCTCATCACATTTAGAGTGTTAGTGGAAATATTCATTGGATTACCTGTAAATGATGGTAAGAACACATTTGTGTAATAGGTTATTTCTACATCTTTGGGTCTCCTTCCAGATTCTTGAACATAAAAGAAAGCTGCACCAGAAATATCTTCAGCTGTATTATATTTTCCAACACGTTGTGAAGGTGTTGTTACAATAGATGAGTATGCACCATTATATGGGCTAGAAACGACTCCGTTTGAAAAATCTAATGAACCAGATGGATTAGTTGTTCTATCCAAACTACTATAATATCCCACGTTGAAAGTTGTGAATGCTGACCACTGTTTTCCTATTTCAGTCGTGTTATTTATACCACCCCTGAAGAAATGAGATGGGTAAAATATTTCAGATTGACCATTTTGTGTGAATGGTTGAACGCTCATTATATTGGAATTAAGTTTCTGGATTGGAATATTAAGTCTTGTTTCTGCGGTCAAGGTTAATGCATCAGGGTCATTGAAACCAAAAAGAACTCCTAAACCGTATTTGTTCACGTAGGTTGGTGAATACGGGTCAACACCTCTTTGTAAGATTGTGATATACTGATTTCCATAATCTTGGAAAATTTGTGAATAAGGAATTTCGTTGGTGTAATATCCGTTGAGCCAACCAGTGTTGATACAAATACCAAGAATTTTAATGTGTTTCTGATTATTTCCAATAATAACCGTCCCTGAATTTACAATTTGCGGTAAAGATTCATCTGGAGCTCCACCAAATAAGTTTATCGCTTGATTTATTGTTAGTGCAGTAATTACTTGATAATATTCGATATCCGCCGGATATGTATACCCCGTTATCTCGGAACCTCTATTTAATTGGTAGGTTGTTGTGAGGTTACTATAAGGGTTGTTAGGGTCACAATATCCCACATTATATGTTGATGGACCAGGATTAAGAGCCTGTCCATAAATACCACTTGTTTGTGGTGTATTTCCTGTGAAATTAAAGTTAACGTCGGTTGTATCTAAGGGGTTAACAAAACTTAACAATGTGCCAGTTTCAAGTTTGTCTGACAAAAAGATTGTAAGTGTATTATCCAAGTGATTAACCAAATTATTTGGTGAATTAAATGTAACTTTGATACGATTAACACCATCAAAATATTTTTTTCTCGTGTTAAAAATATTAACTCTTTCACCTAAGGGGAGATAATTTGAGTAAGCGAAAAAATCAACAGGACAACCATCTATAAAAATACTACCATCATCCCCTGAATCCATAACCTTGTATGAGTTTCTACTGAATGGGTCACCGTCATTTCCACCCGCAGCACTTGCGAATGCAAGTGCCACCGCATCTCTACTATCCTCATCGAACGACTGAACATAAGGGCTTGCTAATAATTTTTCATAATATTGAATTGAATCTGAGAATCTTGAGAGTAATCCACTTTGACTTGATGTTAATGATTGGTCTTGAGATATATCTTTTGGTTTACACTCGCAACCTTGGCAGTCTGGATATGTTAATACCGGTAGGGATATAACTTTTATTTTCTGACCTCGGAAAATTTGGTATATTTTATTTATAGCAAAAATAGATAATCCATATTTTATTGAAATTGCTAAGTTTTTCCCTGCAATTGCTAAAGTATCTTTTGCTTCTGTAGTTTTTTGACCTGCCAAAAATTTTAAAGCAGCACCAGCAATAGATGCAACTCCAGTTCCAACCAAGTTTGCACCAGCCGCAGTTAACTTACCAGCTTCAATATAAAGTTTAATACCTTTAATAACACCTTTTCCGAAAAGGTATAAATGATATCCAACTAAAGCCGCAAATAAACCAATAAGGATATTTTTCAAACCCAACAAAAGATTTAAAAAGAAGACTATAAAATGGAGTGCAATTAAAAGTGGGATTGAAACAATCTGAAGGAGTTGAAGTAAAAGTGAGACAATAAAAAATAAAAAGTCAAAGTTTTTGAACCCTTCGTTTACCGGAAATTTATTCACTGTGTCAGAACATGAATCATCATCAATTTCTTTGATTCCTATAAACCTTCCTCTACCCCCATCTTTATATTGGTCTATCAAACCTGAAACTGTATAAACTCTATTATATTCGAATTGATAAAATGTGTCTTCACAGTTTATCATCTCATTAAGTTTTGTTGTTGCGTCCTGAACAGAAAACCCGTTAGTATAACCTGACCAATCTAGCCCAAAATAATAAGAACTTTTTAGTTGATTTCTTTGTTGTAAAGGAGGGTTAACATTAGGATTGTTTGGGTCAACCGCAGTGCTACTCCAACCATACTCTCTAACGTTTGGAACTAAAAAATACGGTCTTTTGACAGATTCACTTAGACTATTTGATTGTTGCCATTTAATTTTAAATCTATATTTTCCCTTAGTGGGAATTCCAATCGTTGGGTCGTTTGATAGAATTTTTTCACCAAACTCGTTTGTGACTAAATAATCCAAATTCATTGGGAGTTCTACCAACCATACCCCATTTTCGTCTATTAAATTTCCACTTTGTTCCAATCTGTATTCTTCAAGAATTGGATTGCCGCTCAAGTCAGTATTAATTGTTTGTCTTACTGCAAGTATTTGACCAGGTCCTGCAACAAGTGAACATAGGTTACCGAAATTATCTCTCGGTTTACCACCCCTTATTGTTATAGAACCTAATTTCAAATCGGGTCTTAACCTAAACTTGTCAGGTGTGGAATAAACCGAACCCATGAAAACAGAAGTAGGCTGTATGTCAATGTTTGCATCATCCCTCAAATCAAAATCAAGTCGGTTGATTGCTATTTGACAAACATCAGGGTCACCCCATAAAGGACTAACTTCAATTGTTCTATTCAAATTTACAATTTGAGGAAGAGAATTCAAATCAGTTGAGCTTCTAAATCTATTTCCCGCCACTTGTGATTCCGTTGCCCTTCCAATTCTAATTAAATCTTGTGGTGTCAATGAGAATTCACCCATGTCCGACAAATCAACGTCCATCACAAATTGTTGATTACCAACCGGAACTCCCATTATCATGTAGTCCCCACTTTCGTTTGTTTTTGCGGTAAATTTGTAATACCTATCGTATAACTCAACAACCGTAGACGCGGTCAATGCATCAAGCCTACTTGGTAAAGTTCCTGTAGGATTGTGTCCGCTATGTGACCTTTCGTAAGGTAGGAGATTGTATCGATATCCATCTTCATTTTTGTCTTCAGGAGACTTATAAGGATATATACTTGAAATGATAGGGTTCGATTGGTCTACCTCAGTGATAGGAACAAAAACCGAGACCCTTGCGTTGGGTAATCCAAATCCGTTATTAGCAGTAACTCTTCCTACAACCACACCGTAATCAGCACAAGCTCTTATATAAACATCCGTTTGTTGTATTGTCAAAGACAGAATTTCTAAAAATTCAAAGTCTTGGTCGAGTTGAACATTAATTGTTTTGTTTACACCTAATTCGGTTCTTATTCTATAGGATTGACCCATCAACTAGTTTTTCAATAAATAGTTTAACTGTAATTTTCAAAGACGAAATCACACACCACTTAAAAATAAGTGAATTGATTACGAAATAAACTAATTAAGAAAAGGTTACAGATTGGAAATTCTTAACTAAGATTTTGATATCTTTTGTTGGGTATCTAACTTGGTAAACCTGTGAGGGTTGTGCAAAGATTGTATTGTCTACAGGTTGTATCTGTTTTGTTTCTGGGTCTGAATATTCCATTGACGTTTCGGCTGAAGAATATTGACCACCTACTTTATTAAAAACTTTTACGTCAGCAACTGTCAGAACTCCGTTTTGGTTTTGAACAATACTTTCGAGTTCAGATAAATTTACATTCTGACCCATTTCTCTTCCGAGTGGGTCCATGTATGCAGAGATTCTATCCACTACAGCGGTAATAACTTGTCCTGAATTTTGTGCGGAGTCGAGAACAATTGAAATTTCAAAAGAAAGGTCAATTACTTCTGCAGTCAAAATCGAAATATAGTCGTTCATCATTCTGTAATTAGAAAGATAAGTTGCAACATTTTGTCTCAACGTGTTTGAGACAATACTTGTTAGTTTTCCTGAGGTGTCATATGATAATAATTGGATGAGAATCTTATTATCATTTTCGGTAATTGAAACTTTGGCAGGTGCACCATATTGTGATGGCATTGTTCTTATCAATGATTCATAATCTTGAACCGTAACAGCTCTTTTTTGTGCCGAAAAGTTGAATGAAACATAGTTTCTAACCTCTTCTACTGTTGGAACTCCAGCACCTCCAACAGCTGCTGTTACGTTATTACATCTCAATGAGTTAACCACTGACGAATTAGTCGATTCTGATGGTCCGTTAACATAAAACGAAACCGTTCCGATTTGATTGATTACATTTGTTCCCAAGTTTGTTGCCAATCCACCACCGATTCTATATTGAATAAACAGTGTCGAATTAGGGACTAAAGCCGCACCCAAAGACATATTATTAGAGTATCTTTGTATTTCAGCAGTCAAACCTAAAGTTGTAAATTCATCTAATGCATCTTGTGCGGTATTTGTTCCGCCTCCGAAAGTTAATTTTTTGAATCCTTCGGCTGTGTATTCTGAAATAAACCTATTCTGAGTTTGAATATATCTTCCTACTTTTATACCAGGCTGGTCTGAAACTTTGGTCGGGTCTTCAACAAAGATTCTGTCTTCGGCCAATGAGTCAACTTCATACCACCTATTCTGTGCCCCCAAGAATTCAGCAACTGAAGGGATGTTAGTATATTCAGTTCCATTTTTCAACAATACACTTGTGATACCTAGAACATTTTTTTCAGGTAGGAATAACTCTAAGAATGGTCTTACATCATTCGGGGTAATAACCCTTTTGAAAACCTTTGTAATACCATTTACGACAAGTTCTCTCTTGGTAATTGTATAATTTATCAAGACATTGTTTGCGTTGAAATTTGGTATCTTCAATCTGTTTGGAAAACCTTGAGAGTTGTATGGTGATGCAAAATCAATATCATTAATATTTTCAAAAACAATCCCACCACCGGTAAACTGTGAACCTCTCGTTAAAACTCCGAGGTATCTTTCATCTTCTTTGTCTCCAAAGGCTGGAACGGTAATTGAAAAGTCAACAAGTGCAACTGAAGGTCTTTGACCAGGAACCTTTAATCCATAAGTTCTTGCTATGTTATAAACAGATGACCTTTGTTGTGCGTATTGTAATACTGTTTCTTGAATACTTCTATCGATATTGTAATGTAAATTGTCGGCAATCGCGGCATTCATGTCTAAGAACACTGAAAAAACAGATGCATCATTAAAGTCCTGAATTAATTCAGGGTAGAATGTTCTGACGTAATTAAGAAGCTCGGTTCTTATTGCTTGATAATCTCTTGTAGTATATGATATTTTTCTGTTCGCCATCTATTTTAAATATTGACAATTATAAAATCACTTTGACCAAACGCATTCCTTTCGGTTGAATAGTCAATTCTTAATTTTGCGGTATATTCAGAAGTCCCTTTACCCGGGAAACGATATATTGATATATCACCAGGACCTGCGATGTTTGGAGTATTGGCTGAATCGATTTCCTCTTGGATATCAGCAGGTTCTATTGTTATATTATTCAAAAGTAACTCTGGCATAAATTGGGAAACCGCATCTCTGATATCTGATTCGATTGCTGCAAATGTCAACCCATCGAAAGGTTCAAATATAAATTCATAAAGTCTCGTTCCGAATTCTGGTAGAAAATATCTCGAACCCTTTCTTGTAAGAATTAAATGTAGAAGGTCAGCTTTGATTTCCTGAGCCTCAAATTCAGTAAGTGCTAAGTAGTCTCCTTTCCTCGAATCCCTAAAGGGGAAATTTATACCATATGTAATTCCATCTGCCATATTGTATAAATATAGTTGGATTATTTTTTTAATATAGTATTTCCTCTTTCAGCTCTCGGTTCGAATGGACAATGTCTACAATTATTTCCACAACAATATCCTCTGTTAGTGTGATAATTCTCTGTGAACACTATTCTACCGTTCTCTTCGTAGAAATAAGAAGGGTCAAGTTTTTTAGGCTCGACCCTTTTATCTTCATTATTTTTCATAGGTTATACCAATGTAATCTCACAAGCTCCTCCAGCACATGCTAGTTCTCCACTTAAATCAGTATCATCATCATTTTCAACAATTTTTGACAAATCAACATCTTTTAGCGTTTGTAATAGCTCTTCGTATTTTTCTTTTGTGCAATCTTCAAAAGGTGCTTGAATATATGTTCCACCATTGTAAGGTAAAACTGAAAGTCCATTATAATGTTCCTTATTTTCCCACATCCATTCACCAACTGCCGGCCATTCATGTTCACGAATAGAAACTGTTGCAGATACGTTATGTGCATTTGAACCATTTCTATGACCTGGTTTAATCCATTCTTGTTGAACCTTTTTAACTCTTTCTAAGAGTTGAATGGGTGATTCATTTCTTAAGATAGACCCTTCAGGTGCCTTTTGTGGTATACTAATAACTGCAGTGTCATGTGGTCTGAAATATTCATCTTCAACAAGTTCAGGATGATTATTCTTTAGGTGTGTGTATATTGCTTCGTTTTTACCAACTCTAACTCTTCTGATATAGTAATCGTTATGCCATGCGTGAATACCTGATGAAGTTCCAAGTGTTAGTGAGGTAGTTCCTGCCGGTTTTACTGTTGTGGTTCTAGCCGACTTATTAATACCAATTAGGGATGTTACTCTTTCATTTTCTTCTTTTACCACTTTAGCCGCTGATTTCATGTTGAGACCCATAACCGCTCCTGAGCCAATTCCTGTCATTGAGATACCAATAAGGGCATCTTTTTCTGTAGTTCTTTGCCAAATTGGTCTTAGATAATGGAAATCAGTATATCCTGCCTGAAGAGTGCCAATGAAAGAAGCAGCCTTAACTCTATCTTCGTAATCTTCTTGAGATACGACATTTGAAACGTTCACTTCAGTCAAGTTACAGAATTGGAAAGGACGAAGTGCAATTTCACAACATGGGTTAGTTCCCCAATCTTTGTCATTACTTAAGTAGATACCAGGTTCGCCAGCACCACTTGCTTCGATTCTTTTCCAAAGGTCCATAAAATAGTCCTTTGTAATTTTGTGTCTCATCAATACTGCTGAGTTATTAGCTCTTCCTCTTTGTGGATTTTGTTCCCACCAAGCACCACTTTTACAACCAATCATATCTTCATCAGTTGCTGAGAATAAACAAATCAAAGCCGCTCTTCTGATACCACCAGCTAACACTGCGTCCGCAATGTGACATACCATGTCATGAACTTCGATTGGAGTTAATTTTTCTCCATCTTCTTTCGCTTCTAAAATACCTTCTAATTTGATTAGACATTCTTTCAGTGGTTGAGGACCAGGAGCCTTACCACCCGATGTTACAAGTCTAGCACCTTTTGGTCTGATATCACTATAATCAAACTCGATATGAGAACCACCAAAGAAGTATGACTTGACTAATACTTTAACAGCATCAGCCCATCCCTCGATAGAGTCTGCAACTAACCATCTTCTACCTCTCTCTTTATTTGGTTTTCTAACCTCAGGTAACAACTCAACATGGTGTTTTTGAACTGAGTATCCAACACCTGTTCCACCTAAGAGTAAGAACATGATTTCAGAAAATACTCTCCAATCATCAATCGGTGCAAATGCACAGTTGTAAATTCTGTTTGGAGAAATTTCAATGGGTTTACCTGCAAATTGCATTGACCTCATTGAAGGAAGAACTTGTTTTCTATAAACGTATTTATAGTTCTCTCTGATTTCTTCTTCTAGTTTGGGATACTTTTTGATATGCATCTCCATGTTTCTTGTGACTAATTCTTGCCACGTTTCTCTTCTCTTAAGTTCGGGAATATACTTAGCATACTTCATGTATACTGTAATCTCCGATAAAATCCTGTTCGAAATGTCCATTTTTTGTAGTTTTTGTTGTGTAAGTTTTTATCAAAAAATCGTCGATTTTTATGATAAATATGCGGTCGAACACTTTCCGACCACAAAATTAATTAAAAAAAAATAAGTTTTTTTGTTATAAAGTAGATATTTAATTATGGATTTTTTTGTTGCTCTCTTTCTTTTCTTTTCTCGAGAAGCTCCTTAACTCTATCTCTTTTTCTTTCTTCTTGTTGTTCTTCAAAACCTAAGAAGGTTACAGATGATTCCGTATCTATTTCAAGTAATTCGTTGTTGAATTTACAGTTTTCGAATACAACACCATCTTTACCTAAACGAGACTTAGTAATTGCAATAGTTGCTAAGTTCATTTCTTTTTGTTGTAGTGTTTTTGCCACGGTTATGATGACGTGACCGACTTGGGCTTTCTTAATTGAACCTCCCATTTGGTCAGTAGTAACAACCTCAGATGAGATTGAACTTCTATTACCTTGGGTTGCTGTCCAACCAGCTATGTCAAGTTCATGACACATGGCTTCGAATGCTCTCATAATTGAACCTTCGGCTTTCCATTCGTCTTTAGCACTTGATTCTGGTAGAACACAATCAATATAGTCCATTACTATCATATCAATCCTTGTTCCATCCGCTATCATTTTTCTGACCTGATTCTTTATTTGATTCATGGTCATTGTATCTGAAGCTAATTTCTTAAGAACTAATTTGTTTTGCATCGTTTCCTTAATCTCAGTAATTTTTTCCATAACTTTTTCTTTATGGAAAACCAAGTTATCGGGTTCTATGCCAGTCCAAATGGTAAAATGTTTTCTTTGGATAATTTTTGGGTTGTCCTCAAAAAATATTTGAAGAACGTTATATCCCATATTGAAAGCTGTATTAGAAATTTTTGTGAGGACGGTTGTCTTACCAACACCTGTTGGTGCCAAGATAACACCAATCTCACCTTTCGCTAAACCACCTTTGAGTAGTTTGTCAATTCCTGCAATACCCATTGGAATTGGGTGTCTATAATCTTCAACAAGAACATTTTCCAAATCGTTGAATACGTCTGATTGTCCTTTCTCGATTTCACCAACTTGAAGAGCCTCTCTAACAAGACCTTCGACTTTATCGTAGGATTCGAAATCACCCTCAGTGATTATCTTTTGTGCCTTGTCCATTGCTTTCTGTAACTCTTGTTGTTTACAGAATTTCAATGCCTTCTCTTGAACGAACTGAGTTCCTTCTAATGGTGCATCTTTTACTTGATTGAGAGTATCTAAAACAATTTTAGCTACAAGTTCTTGACTAACCTCGGACTTTATAATTTGTTCTAAAGTTTCGAAGTTTGGTGTTGATTCATATTTTACATAATACTCTTTAATCATTTGAATAATGATTTTAAAGTATTTGTTATCGAAATATGAACTCTCAATAACATCCAAGATTGAACTTGAAAAGTCCTTATCAAGGATTATTTGATTTATTAATTGTATCTGAAATGTATTACCTAAGTAGTCAAAATTCTTATTCATAAACTCTCTGTGATTCCCCCCTTATAATTTAAATAGTCCTTAGATAAGGTCAAATTCCAAATACTCGTGAGTTAATTTTTTTGCTGAAAAAATGTCAGTTAATTCTCTAAGTAATTCTTTCAAGAATGGTCTTACGTCAACTGTATAACGAACTTTTGGTGGATAAAGTTTTCCATCAATTCTTCTATGACAAATTGTCGTGTCGCCCAACTTGACATAAAGGTTGAAAAATTCAGGACCTTCTGTGAACGATGTTTCCATAATTGCTGGATTATCATTGATGGCGTCCTTGTTATCCATCATGTAAATCACAGTCTTCATTTTTAGATAATAATGGAGTTCCTCACTGAATGCCTTCATGAATCCATAAAGTTCCATAGAGTTCTTAGCTTTCGGGTTGTAACCACGAACATTAAAAAACCTCTGAACAACAATGTTTTCATTGAGGGTCAATAGAAATTCCATTTTTGTGCTGTCTTGCTCTTTCATGTTTGTTTAATTTTTGTTTGTATTTGCTTAAAATTTAAATAAGTTATCTGTTTCATTTATACCCAATTCTTCTTCTTTGTAGAAGATAACTGTGTGTTTGTTTTTTACTTCTTCATCGGTGAAGTAATAAAGTGCTAATGAATATCTTGACACATCATCAGGTGTTTTTAATGGTAGTGGATGCCCATGAGGTGCATCTTCAATAGAAAAAATAACCGCTCTATTGAATATTGGTTCTATCTCTATTTCTTTTTTCCAAGGGTCTCCACCCCATAACTCTAAATTACCTCCCCATTCTTTCAACCAAGTTTCATTTAAATAAAGTAATAGATTTAAGTTACGTTTCCATTTTTTACCAGGGTGTTGGTTATAATCAATGTGAATAGATAACTTACCCCCTTTATTTATTTTATGTATTCCCCCTCCCAACATTATAGGGTCTCTATATAATTTCTCAAACCCTGTTAAATTTTCTAAAAATTTAATAAATGGTTCTGAATTCATATACTCTGTAATCATATTGGTAATAGGAAGGTAGTTTTTAAACTCTTCCATATCGGTAGAATGTGTTGGGTAATATAATTTGTTTTTCTCAAACTCTTCAACCCATTCTTCTTCATTAGAAAACCATTTCTTGTGTTTTTTAATTTCTTCTAAACAACTTTTTAGTAAGAAGTCTGGTAAAAAATTATCAATCACAATGTATGGAAAAGGTTTCGCAGTTTGATACTGAATTTTCAGTTTATCTGATAAAGTGTAGTCTATCATTTCTTTCGTTTTTCTTTTCTTATTAATTTTAAAAAAGGTTTGAGGAAATTAACCCATGCCTCATCATTTGTGGGGAGATATTTGAAGAGTCCGTCCTCCATCATCAATCTCATTAAGTTTTTATATCCCCTATCTGTTGGGTCTATGGTGTCTGTGTAGATTTGTTCTACTAAGGTTTTACCTTCGTCGGTTATTAGGGGTGTATTCAAATCAACAATTTGTTTATTTATTCTGTAGAACTGTTCTCCAAGTATACCGCTTTTTGTCTTTCCTGTCAAAATATTAGATAAACTTTTAATAGGTTTTTTTTGCGGGATATTTCGTGCATAATCCAATATTTCTTCGATAGTGCATTGTTTTTCAAGCATAATCGGAAAAAGTTTTACTAAAGTTTTTTCACCCAGGCCTTCGATACCATCTATATTATCTGACTTATCACCTGTCATGATTTTTGTCAAAGTAACGTTGTAATGTGGAATATCCACTTTATTGATTGTTACCTTATCCCCGTTCTTTAGATAACCTTTACCTACGGGTGAATAGATGGTCACCCTTGGGTTAATTAACTGTGTTAAGTCTTTGTCTGCCGAGAATATGATAATCTCTTCATCGGTCGCTATTTGAGTATAATAGGATATTAGGTCGTCAGCTTCATTGTTAATCATTTCGACTTGTCGCACATAGACCTCCTCCAAATACATCTTTACTCTTGCCTTTTGTTGCAAGTAAGATTCGTATTTGTATTCATTCATGTCTTGACGACGATTACCCTTGTATTGTGGGTATAAAGATTTTCTGATTGATGAGTTAGAATCACCGTCCCAAAATACAATCACTTTATCGTGATTATGCATCTCTAAAAATCTCCTGATTGTGTTGATGAAGTGATATACTCCACCTATATGAGAACCGTCACTATAAAGGTCTCTGACCCCGTGAAATCCAATTTTGAATAGGTTGTCCCCATCCACCAACAATGTCTTCGTCACATATTCAATTTAATGGTGAACAATCAATCTTCTTTTTCTTCTGTGAGTGTAAAATCCCCTTCAGCACCGATAATATCTTTCCAATAGTCGGCGTATTCTTTTTTGTAGGCCTCGATAGACGCTTTTTCTTCGGTTGAATCTTTACCAGCCAAGAACCCGTGAGGAGTAACAATAATCTTTCCGTCATCAAAACCCAATCCGTTGATGTGATTTTTCATAACTGAGATTTTACTTCTTACTGCAAATTTCACTGAGCGTTTGTCTTTGGTAGCAGTAATCTTGGTAGTTCCAGCACCTTTTTGATTTCCGAAAAGGAAAACTAATGATGAGTTTAACCAAACTGATTCTCCACCTTTAGCCTTAATCTTTGGTTGACCAAAAGGATTGTCGGGTAGTTCTACCCATGGTTGGTTGATAATAATAAGTGTATTTTCGTATTCGGTGTCTGCCTTTCTAGAGCCTGAGATTCTTTGGTTGATACCCATACCAATTTTATCTGATAACACAGATGCGTTGTGTTGTTTACCACCTTTACCTTCGTATGTCATTTTACAAGGAACAGAACCAACTGAATCCCATATAAAACATAAACTGTAATTCAATTCCCCTTTTTCTTGTGCATCAAGGAGTTGATTGATGTAGTCTGTGATTTGTTCAATGTAACTGAAATTGTTATTGAATAAGAAAAATCCATCCCAATCAAGTTCGCCTGTTTCTTTATCAACAACTTCTTCGCATTGGAAACCCATAAGTTTGGCGTGGTCAAAACTCCATTTCTGTTCTGTGATTATGAATACAGGAAGTATTTCTTTCTTCTGAGCATCTACCGCAGCTTTGATGGCTGCAGTTGTTTTACCTGTATCTGAGTGCCCGAGGAACATGTTGATATGTCCAACTGCGGGACCTGGAAGTCCAACTGCATCCAAAAAGTCAGAACCTAAGTCCAAAAATCTTTGTGGTTTATATCTTGCTGAAGTTGAGAACTTCTTTTTTAAATTACCGAAATCGTTTTTCTTAATAGCCATATTGTGTTACATAAAAATAAGGGCGGCTCAACACCGCCCTTGTTATAAAATTAGAATGGTAAATCTTCGTCTACTTCAGAATCTGCTTGTGGGTCTTGAACCTTTTTGGTAGTTGGTTTTGATGAACCACCGAGTGTTTCCTCAGAAACTGTGCTGTCACCATAAACATATCCACCTTTTTCAGTATCCCACTTTGGAGTTTCACCTCTTGCGATTGCCTCAAGGTACTCAACAGGTTTCTTACTGTATACATCAGTCCAACTTAACTCATCGTTAATCCACTCTTTAGCTTGGTCCTTGTCTGTATGAACAGGAGCCGGGTCATCATACATAATCGCAGATACGGTTGTGTATTCTTTACCCTTAGGTGTTTTGGATTTAGCAAGTTCGATGATAAGGTCACGACCATTCTCAGGGTCAGTAACATCACCTTTGTTTCTCCAAATTGGAATGATTTTATCTAAGATACCTTCGTTCTTGTAGTTGTGTTTGAATCTCCAAAACTTTGGTCCATCAGCTTCGTTATCTCTGTCGATAACTTTTACGATGTAAAACTTACGAGATTTGTATTGCTTAGCAAGTTCCTTGTCAGATTCCTTACCTGTGCTCATCAATTCTTCATAAACTTCGTTAAGTGGAGAACGCTCATTGTCGTTTTTTCCTGGGTCATAGAACTTTTGCCATTGACCTCCTACTTGGATTTCGTGATACCAAGCCTCTTTGAATGGTGAGGAACCATCTTGTGTAGGGAGAATTCTAATTCTTCTCTGACCTGATTTCTCTTTATCACCAAGGATTAAAGCGAAATACTTTTTCATTCTTTCGTCTTGCGACATTTTGGATTGGGCCCCGCCCCCGATTTGATTTTTTTCATACTGCGCCAATACGGCATCTAATACATTTGTCATTTTGAATTGTTTTTATTGTTTATTAATTATAATTGGGAAATCCCTATATGTCAAATTAAAAAGGGACCTTTCAGTCCCTTTATTTTATCTGTTAAATTCGTTTTCGTAACTATCTACATCACCAGGTTGGAATGAGTTTTTGATATCATTCACGTTGATGTTTTTAACATCATCCGTTGTTAACACATAATCATGTTTACCTGTTTTTTCCATCTCTTCTTTTTTATCCTCAAAAAAGTCTGTAAGTTTTTGATTGAATGGATATGAATCATATGTTCTTAGTTCTAACTTTTCTTGTGGAGTTTTCTCTCTATACTTTTCAATCTTCATCTCCAAAGAGTTAAGTTTAGACATAAGTCCATCCATTTCCTTGAGCTTGGATTCGAGGTTATTTAATTGACCAAATAAATTATTAAAATACTCATCTTGTTTCTTTTCGATGTTTTTTTGACTATCCACTAAATCAGTAACTTCTACCTCTTCAGTTCCATCACCTTCACCCTCTTCTGATTTTCCCTCATCGTCAATTTTCTCTACGTCAGGGTCATTCTCTACATCAATAGGTTGAGGTGCTGTGTCTGTAGCTGGTTCCTCACCAGCTGGTGGTGGGGGAACCGCTCCGGCTTCGGGTGCTGCTGGCGGAGGAGGAATTGCACCTGGGTCTTCAGGTAATGGTAGTTCTGCTTGTTCTACAATGTATTTGTTAATTTGTCTGTAGCGTTCAATCTCGCTAATAATTTTTCTATCTAAACTCATAGTTTTAACCATTTAGTAATTGCTTTATACCTCTTGAAGTTTCAACCCTTACTTTTCTGTTTGCAGTTTGCATGTGTCCGGCTCTTTCGATTAGACCATCTCTTTCTCTAACTACGTAACAGTCTCCTGTTTCTAAGTCGCAAACTTGTTTAGTTCCATCACCCAAATCTTCTTCAGAAAATTTAACCGATTTTCCTAAATAATTGTCCAATGTTGATTTTAAACTCATAAAATTCTTTATTATAAATATATTGTTATGTTATAAAGTGAAAGGAGGACTTGTTGCTCCGGCATTTATAGGAACAGGGTCTGATGTGTTCGGGAAGATGTGTGTATAACTGCTCGATTTATATCTTACGGAAGCTTGGAATCTACCTTTTGCACTTGTCTCAACCAAATTAGTATATTTTGTGCCAGGATTATTTGTTATTACAATGGACTGAATTTCTATCTCAGGTATTAAAACTAACTCAAATTCACCTTTCTGAATCAAGTTCGGACAACTGAATTGTAAAGTAACATAACCTCCCGTAGGTTTTTTAATATTGTAGATGTCGGGTCCCGAAAAATTAGGTAGTTCACCACTGTTAGTATTACTCACTATAACTAATGAGCCTGGCGGTGTTTGGGTCGATGGGGTTGCAGGTGGAACATAAATTAAAAAATTGTAATTTTGTCGGACTGTTTCCTGTGTTGACGTATTATTAGCTAATATCTTAATTTGTGTTGTTATTTCTATTTCGTCGCCCTCATAGTCCTCAAGTTCACCCTGAAACTCAGCACTTATTAATGCCGCTCTCGAACAGGTGAATGTTTGTTTATCTTGAGAAACGAAACCAACAAGTCTAGTGTTTTGTCTACTTTCAACAGTTCTTGTGATTGAATTATTTGGACCCTTCTTTATTGTATATAATGTGTAGGACATTACGGGTTGGTCATCCATCTCCCACGTTCCACTATTAGGAGATATTTTAACAACTAACAACTCATCACCACCAATTGTGTTTTTGGTTTGAGTTATAATCTCAAGAGGATTTGGTCCAGTCTGTTGTGGATTAGTAATAACACCTGATGCAGCCGCAGTAACATTACTTGCGTTGTTTACATATGAACCTGGAGATGAAGCCGCTGATGGTGAAATTGATGGGTCAAAATTGAAAGTAGAAACTGTTGTAAATGTTCCATAGAAAGTATCGACTTTAATGTTTCCTGTTGATACTGTAGTTCCCACTTCGGGGACAACTACTCTAATAGTTTGAGGATTGACTATGGTTATATTTCTCGGTTCAACTTGAACACCGTTTATGAATACGGCTATTGTTGAATCCAAGCAGTTACCTTTGATTTGAACTATTGTTCCTGAGTTACCAATCGTTGGCGCAAATGTTGTTATGATTGGAGGTGGGCATGTTTGTCCAGGATTAGGTGGTGGAGGTGTAGGGACTGTTGTATCTTTTTGAATCTCTTTTGCTTCCTTATCATTCTTTTCTGCTAATTCTTTTGGTATTATTCCAAGTTGAACCGCAGAAACATAGGCTTCTTGCATTGTTCCAATCACCGTTGAAAATTCTGACTCGGCATTCAACTCGTAGTAGTTCTCAGCAACACTCTCTTTCGGCCAATAACACACGTAATATTTTGTTAATTTCAATTGTCTAATTCTTTCCAAATTGTTTTCCAATCTAGACCTCATAAAACCAATATATTCCTTGAGACTATTGAATGCAGCAATTGGTAATGAATTTGACGAACCTGAGGATGTCACGTTAACACAACAATATTTTTTATTGAAATATAAATTTGTTGTTTGAATTGGTTGGAAATTTTTATCGAGTGATAATAATGAAAAGTTGTGATTATATCCAACAAACTTTCCCGCATCTGTGTTCGAGCTTTTGACAAAACTATTCACATATGAAATCGCATATATGTAGAATCTCAATAATGTGTTGTCTGAACCAGGAATTTCTCTTTCCAATGCCTCCTTGAACTTCTGAGGTGTGAGTTCTGTTACGGTTCCAGATTGAACCTCATATCCTTGATATGTTATCACGTCAACTTTTGATGTGCAACTATTTTGAGCATCCAATGTATTATTTGAAACCTGAACTACTTCGTCTGTTTTCTGTTGTTGTGTATTAGCAATAGGTTTAGGAACGTCTTTCTTAATTTTCAAAATTGCCTCCAATCTTGTTAATAAGTTTTGATTAATACTTTGTAGGAAAGAATCAATTGCAGGTAAATCATAAATTCCTTGTCTGATACCAGTAAAGGTTGTTTGGAAATTTCCAGGCTGTATAGAGTGGTTGATACTATCAATCAGATAAGGTCCGTTAAACATTGGGACATGTCTCAAATTGAAATACATTGTTGGTTGAATAATAGCATTTCCTAAACAAACCACAGAACATTTATAACTTCTTTGTTTATAAAGATTATAGAGTGACACGTTTTGTGTTGCGACATTTCTACCTGTGGATTGGTTTACAATATTCAATTGAGTGTTAATTGATTCCGAGGTTGCCACTCCTGACGCTTGCTCGACTTGGAATGAATAGAATATGTTTTGATTTCTATTTCCGATATCGACATTAAAACCAACGCACTTATTTGATGTCGCCCAGTCTTTTTTTCCCTCCTGATTCTCAATCAAAGGATTTTCAGACGCCCTTCTCATTTCAAATCCATCATCACGAAATCTGAAATTTCCTTTTGGTAAATCCAAATATTGTGATGGTTTTCCAACATATGTGCAAACCATTTTAGGTGATGAATTTCTATAATCAACATTCAAGAAAGTTCCCCACATGTTATTTGCAAATTCCAAAGAACCCTCAGGTTGAGGTATTGTTGTTCCGTCCACATCTTGAATATTATAGAAGTTTACATAAGCCGGAAGGTTCATTACTGTAAAGTTATTCTTAATTAGAATACCACTTATCAAAGTGAAGATACTCATGGCATTATTCAGAGAGTTTCTTCCAATCATATTTTTCAACTCGAAGATATCTAAGAGAACGGTCTGTCCAATGTTTCTTGAAGCCCTATCCAAGAATAAAATGTCTTCGAATAGAGTTTTTGTTTTGTAATCACCACCAGCAATCCATTTATCATTTAAGGCTTTGAACACTTCCCAGTTCTCGACTTTACTTTGTTGTCCCGTAAAAACACTATTTATCGTTCCTTGAGGTATTTGACTTTGATTTGGTAATGCCTTGTTAAGCTTAGCCAATAGGTCATTCAAGAAATTACTTTGTAATAATTCCTCAGAATTTAGTAAATCCTGTAGAGCGTTCTTGAACTGAGCGACGGTAGAATTTGGATTACTCAACTTATAAGTTGCATACATCTTTATTATAGGACTCAGTATTGTAACGTTGGGTAAGGTAAATTCGATGTTGTTATCTATGAAGAAATCAGTTATGTAAGAACCATTCGAAGAATACTCAACACTCGGTATGGATGAGAATCCAACTTCAAGTTCCAAAGCTAACCAAGCATCAACATTTTGTGTCTTTGAAAGAGTCAATGTTGTTGACCCGCCTATACTCGGTAAAGAACCTTGAACATATGGTTGAAATTGTATAGGGTCAGTAACCTCAGGTTGTCCACCATGTGAAAGGTAGGAATCCAAAGTTCTTCTCTTGTAATTTGAAGGATTTCCATATTTAAAAAGAACATCATATTCCATGAAGGCTCTGAGTGTGTTCTGAGAATTTGAATATTGTAAATTTATAACTTCGTTGAAATACTCTGTTTCATTTGTTGCCGGAAGTTGTGGAATCACGGTAATCAAACTTTTGAATAAGGATTGGAAGTTTCTAAAATTAATATCACCTGATACTGAGGTTTCACCAATACCAAGATTTGTTGGTGCTGTATCTGCATCAGTAATTGGCTTACAGAAGTTTAAAAACTCTTGTTCAAAACTATCTAATATTTTTTTATCGAAAACCGAAAAAATCTCTTCAATGTTCGAATACTCATTAGAATCTAATAATATGAATGGTGATTGTTCGTCAGTGTTAGGTAAAATTCTATTAACGTATTGTTCTGGAGTTGGTTTGACAACCGCTGAACCGTCAAAATACCCATAGTTAGGAGCCGACCACATTGTTCTTACAGAACCGTTGTAAACCGCACTATTATTATTTAAATTAACAACTGTACTTGATTGATTATTTGTATTTACAATACACTCGTCTGATGTTTGGTTAACGGAAGAACCGAAGGATGGAACAACAAAATAAATTGTTTGTTTCGTCACACTATCAGTTCCACAATTTTCCTCAGTAGATGAAATCCCACCAGGGATTAGAACGGACCAAGTTGTAAGTCTCAGAACTTTATCTTCCTGTTGGGTTTGTATATTCGATTGAACGTAGTTGTAGACTTTCATACCACCTTTAATGGTGTTCTGAATTTCGGCATTTGTATAGTCTTTATATACATCATAACCTATACAAAACTTATAAAAATCATTTATCACTTTAGGGTAAAATCCAACCTGTAGATTCACATTAGTTGTATCTGTTTTTTCCAAAGCAATTTCTCTATCAGCAGTTCCATATTTGAATGAATAAGTTTGACTTGGAGAGTTCTGTATTGGCGAAAAGTTTTGAACTTGATTAAAATTTGTCCACGCTGTTTGTAATATATCTGTATTCGATTGCTTGTAGACTTTGTATCTATGCCATATCGAACCAAATTTCAAAATCCAAGCATAGGGTAGTTTGTGAATTGCACCAAATTTTTTGAAACATGATGCAATATAATCTAAATCAGTTTGGGCACCATTGGCTTGTGTTTTATATTTTTCTCTCAAGGAAGCTAAAGGTAAAGAATTTATAAAAAGATAACCTGCTTGAACGTATGGATACGCTAAGCTCGCTCTTTGGTTCTGAACCCCATTCTGTATTGCATTAACAAAATATGGTGTGTTCAACATTGACGTAGTTGTCAATCTCGGAAACTCGTTTTCTAACGGGACATCTTCAGAAAAAGTTGGTGGGGTGTGAATATAGTAACCCTCGGTCGCCATGAAGTCAATCGGGGTTCTCGTTTGATAAAAAGAACTCAAACTAACATCATTGTCAGCCAAATCAGTAACTGTTGAATTAGGGTTGTCATTTTTTAGATATGAAAAATTTGTAACTGGTCTTTTTTCATTGACGTTATAAATGTTGTTGAAATTTGATATTATTTTTCTAGCGTCAAAAATTGTAAGAACTCGGTTGGTGTTATATACTTCATCCAAAGTTGACCCATCTCCGTTCGATAAATTTTTTATATTCCACTGAGGGTCCGTGAAAGGGATAGTATCTGTCACATTTGGTATGTTCGTTGAATTTGTTACCAAACTTTCCAATGCTAAAGACTGTGCTGTGGATTGAGGTAGCTTACCCTGTTCATCTAAATTCAGAATTGCAAATGAATTTTCAGTCAAATTTCTCAAGTATGGTGTTACATAAAAATCCCTAATAAAATCTTGCCATGCTCTTCCAGTCCCTTGGTTTGATATGTTCTCCAAAAATGACAAATAATTACTTGAGTTAATTGCGTAATTCTTCAACTTCATTGTTATGTATGGAGAATTTAATCCTAAACTTTTAACAATATTGTTAACTTCTGTTTCTGTATTTAACTTAATTAACTCATCTATTTGATTTTGATTAGCCCTAATGTAATTAGAGTATCTCGATGTTACCAATTGTCTTTCATAGATTTCATAGAAGAACTTAATCTCTTCTTTATTAGTGTATGCAACCCCAACTGTTGGAAATTCAATTGCGTTAATGTTAATAAGATTTGTTTCTATTTGGTTGTCTAAAGGTGGCGGCGCTAATGGGGGATTAAATTTCATGGTGAGACCTCTCATATATTCTTCCACAAATTGCACCTCTGGCCATTTAGAATAGTCCCAACCTCCCGTTAACTCAACAACAGTCGGGTCTGCAATATATTTGAGTTGGAATCTACCTTTTTTATCCTCCGGTGTTTCAACAAAAAACTGTGGCCATGGGTAAACAGGTATTTCAGCGTATTTTAAACCTGTTGAACTTTCAATCGCTTGTCTTGTTATTTTAATTTCATCAACGGTATCTGAACCAGGTGCTGACGATGGATTTTCTAGAATCGCCTTTTTTCTGACATCATCATATTTTAAAGCCCAAGCCGAAGTGTGAACATCGTCTAAAAGTCTTATGAATGCCTCTGCTGATGCCATAAGAACTGCGATAATATTTCTAACTGTTGGTTTGAAGCCAATACCGTTTGTTCCACTCTCAATTTTTTCTAAGAGTTTCTTCGTAATTGAGTCTTCAAACTCTGAAAGTTTTTTATTTGCTTGGGTTTCAAGAAGTGCAATTATTTTGTCAAATCTGTTTTTACCCTCAAAAACAAAAAAAGGAGGTCTTACATCTTCTAATGTTGTTTGACCGTTTACATTTTTTGTTTCATATATTGGTGTTGTTAAGTTTTTTAGCTGGTCTTTCAATTGATTAATCTGCGTAGGATTCGGTTTCAAAATACCCGTTTGGATTTTTGTTGTTTCCTCCCAATTAATCTGACTTTCTGTAGGTGCTGGTTTGATACTAATTGTAGAATATACAATCGGGTTAGTAATTTTAGATGGTCCGTCATCCCCTAAAGTTGGATTTTTTGAAAGTTGTAAATTATATTCTGTAATAATTTTCTGTAACTGTGATTCGGCCTCTAACTTAGCTTTCAAATCAATTTCTTTGAAGAAATACGCTCTCTCACCTGTTTTTAGAATAACTGGGTTAGGGTTCAAGTATCTATTGAACCATGACGTTTGACCTCCCCTTACACCTTCAAAATAGTTTCTGAGTGAAGTTTTATAGTTTCGAATGTTAGTCAAAGGCGCAACTTCAACAGGGTTAAACTGACTAGCAACGTTTTGTTCAAATAACTCAAGAGCGTTTACAAATTGTGGGAATGAATACTCAGGGAAGTCAGGAGGTATCAAACCCTTGGATTTATATTCACTATAAACTTCTCGTATTTTTTGATACCCTCTCTCTGCAGTTATTTGGACAGTATTCTCATTTTGTCTTCCGTCTGTGGCGGTAAGAAGTTTAGTTTGGGTTGCAGCATTTGTTTCCTGTGATTTCAGATTAGATTGTGGACCAACAGGGTTTGTTGTTACATTGAATTGTTGAGAATACATGTGCGGTGTCGCAATAAGATGTCCTACCGCAATCTCATTTAATATATTAAACTTATATCCTTTGAAATCTAAATCAATTTGATAATTCCCACTAAACGTGTTGAACCTGGCATTAAAGGTTTCCAAATTCAATTGATATCTTATTGCTTGACCATAAAAACCTTTGAGTGTTAGATAAAATGGTGGATATGGTAAGTTAAAGAAAGCCGCATAGGGTGAGTTATTACCCAACTGAAATAAGGCTCTTCCTTGAATATCCTCCAAAGAAATTCTCACACTTGGTATGAAGGACATGTTTGTGTCGATAGTGATTTGTGTAATCCCCAACAAACCGTTATCCAACACATCAGATAAATCATTTGGTCTATCGACTATATAAGCCTTAGTCCCATCTTTAGGAACAACAGTTCCCGTATACATTTGATTGACCCCTTTAAACTTTGTTGTGTTGTCTCCAGTAATCTCATCATAATAACCTGTTCCTAAGAATGAATCTTTTGTCGGTTTTAAAAAATTCATTTTCGCTATTGAAACAATTCTTACTCTATCTTCGGGTGATGCCCCCACAGCAAGTTTTGTTCTTGGTAACACTTCGGCTTCCAAGTTAGCATACATAACTAAATTTTCGTGGTCGACTAATCTTTCTCTTATCTTTCCGAAAGCATCAATTGTTTTGTTTGGGTCGACTACGATAATGTTGTTATAATCAAACTCGACAAGGATATTCCCACTGTTGTCCGCTTGTACATTACCTGCCATAATAAAAGAATTGGTTGTCTATTGCCGCTTTATAATCTTGTAATGATGGTATCAATGGAAATGGAATACTCAAAATTGCACCATCGAAAATATTATTTTCTAAACCCCCAAACTGAGGGTTGGCTTGTAATATCAACCAACCAAAAAATGGTGAGTTGTAATATTCTTGTGAGACTCTATCTAACCTACTTCTACCAACTTTATAAATGTAAGCCTTATCGGTTGGTTTTGAAGGCAATTGAACATAAGGGACAACTGTTTGTTCTCCATTAATGATAAATTGACTATATCTATTCCAATATGGATACGCCATTAGTTAAGTTTTGCTTTAGATATTAATGCCCCTGAAATGTCATCATTCCAAGTGGCTTGGTCGTTCGAGCTGTTTGTTTGTGCAGCCAAACTTTTAATCCAAGATTTTTCAAGGTCGAACAAACTTGGGTCAGGAAACACGTTTTCCGTTGAAAATCCAAGGATTCTATTCTTTTTGGGGAATGGTGTATAGATTAAGAAATCTTTCAACTCATTCTTAGCCACACTATCCAAGAATCCTTTAGTTATGTTATTTTCCTCAATATATAAAGGTTTGGATTTTACAATCCAAAAGTCGTCAAAAATCTTACTAACGTCGGCTGTTGAATCTCCTATGAGTGCAGTGTTATTAATAACGTCTCCGATAATTGATTGTTTGAATGTTTGATATTTCTTGTCATCCAAAATGTCATCAGAGAATATCATATATTGTCTTTTGAAATTACCGTTTGTGAACTCATCCTTTTTTGAAAAAGGTTCAAACACTACGTCGGTTGAAGGTGCTCCGTCTGCAATTCCATTCTCAGTTTTATAAACCATAACACCATCATAAGTTAAATTGTCTTGAGAATAAACAAAAGAATTTGTCGCCCAAATAATATCATTAAATTCTGAAATATTATCTCTCACTTTTTGTAAATCAATCACCAACTCATCCAAGGTATCAGTTGCAGAAGTGGATGAAACATCTACTTCAGATAATCCTGATATTTCATAAACCGTCACATCACCTTTCGCTGATTGGAATCCATCGAAAGCAAAACCAGTCGTATAATCATAAGTAATTATGTTGGCTCTTGACCAACTTTGAATATATTGTGTCTCCAGTGTAACCAACTCTTGTGTTATTTGGGTTACGGCATTTTGGAAAACACCCCTCTTGTTTTTAATAACATTTGAATAGTTTGTCTTAATTGCATTTATTACTCTTGGAGTCAGATTTTTTGTGGTATCTGAAATGAAGTTGATAAATTGGTCATCATCATTTGTAATGTCTTCCTCCAAATTAGCAAATATCTGATTGAATCTGTTCTCAACATTATTTGGTTTTCCAAAAATGTATATTGATACTGGTGCGGTATCCACAGATGTTCCTCCGTATGTATAATTTCTCTCAGCCATCCATTGTTGCCTTACCGCGTTATTATACTGAGATGTGATTGTAATTTGTTTGTTAACAACATTTTGAAAATAAGTTTGAGTTTGATTGACAAAATTTACCATGAAATCAGAATATGAAATAGTTCCGTTTTCACCAAAAGGTTGATTCGTTCTGTTTAGAATACTACCGATTGTTTGGTTATTATTTTGTCCATTATTTGGTGCCGCTTGATTAGCTGCAGGTGGTTTTGGTGGAACCGCCATTGCCAGAAACTCGTCATCTAAGACTTTCAAGAAATCCTCTTGTGCTGTAACATCGGCTCTGTCATCATATATCTCAGTATTCGCATAATAATTGAATGTCAAAGCGTTTTGTAATCTATCAACAGATTCTTTTAGACCGCTACCCCCAACGAACTTGAAATTCAAACTAACATTTGCAATCATTGGTTGAACCCCTATACCCTCAGGATTTATGTCCAACTCCTCATATTGTAATGATAAACTCTCAGGTATGATTTTGGTATTATAAAAATCACCAATTCTCAAAACTAAAACTGGAGGTGCTCCAAATGTTGTGTTTACAGCATTGTTGTATTGTAACACAGGTGAACCATTGACTTCTTTGATTGTAGGAATTGTGTCACCAGGTCTCATACACTGTTGTAAGAATGTTAACCTCGAGTTTAATCCCTCTGGTGTCATTGAGTGGAATGCCGGTGTGAAGAACTTTAGTTTGTCTTTTAGGTTGTCAAAAACCATAGGTGTTTCTGCCTTTATTGTCTCAAAGTAATCACACTCAGATAGAAGGGACCTAATAACCCTTTTAGTAATGTTATCTCTTCTTCTCCATTCTCTTGAAATCTCCTCTGTCTCAGTTGTTGTTACAACTGTATTAGACACTAATACATCGGTATATTGAGGTGTGGGAACTGGTTCAGGGGTGTTGTCGGTGGTATTATCTATGATATTATAGATATAAGCCCTCCTACAGGCCATTGCTCCTGGTGTGAAAACATCTTTAGCTTGAACTTGTATATCTCCACCCACAACGCTACTATCGGTGTCAGTGCAATTATATGAGTTTCCCAAATTTTTAACAGATAAATCATATGGTTCAGGTCCTTCAAACTTTCTTGGTTGAGAAATGAAAGATTCTCCAAACCCTTTACCAGCTTGAACTAATAATCTCCCTTCACTAACGTATTGGGACAATTTAGGGTTTTTATTGAAAAATAATTGAGCAGACTCAATTCTTCTTTTTGATAACTCTACGTTATAACTTTGTGTTTGTGGTGCGGAACAACTTGAGTCAATTACGATTGTAATAGACCCTTTAGTTTGTTTTAATTTTGCAACTAAATCATCAATTAGTTTTTGAGCAACTTTAAAGTTAGTATCTACAACAACATCGAAAAAACTTTTTGTATCTGCACTTGTGTCATACTTTGCACGTTGACCATCATATATCAGTTTCTGCTGGTCATATCCTGTAACGTCCCCTTTTTTTGGATAATCATTTGCGAAATACAAACCAACATCTTTATATTTTAATAGTTCACTTTCAGTGGGTCCAGGTTGACTGATGTCTTGACCTTGTCCACCATCAACCCCTGTTTGAATCTCAAGTTTAGACCATTCAATTTGTTCTCTTGTCAACTTCTTTGAGGTAATAGCTTCTTGTAATTGATACAAGTCATTCGGATTGATTGTGTAATACTTCTTAGCTAATTCATATAAATCGTATTTCCTACATCCCGCAAAGAATGAATCTATAATACTATTAACTCTTGTTCTATTGGTTTCATTTGCAAGAACCTTGTTGACTATAACATTCAAAACTGAAGGATGGTCAACAACTATCTTCCAAGCCAAAGTCCCACCTCTACTTGTTGACTTATATGTATATATTGGCTCTGGTCTACCAAGGAACTCACTAGTGTTCCATGACGCAGATACGTTTTCATTAAAGGTAAGTCCATAAGGTGGGAACCACATAACCCTTCCTCCATTAGGTCCTCTCTCACAAACAGGTAAATCAGAGACTGATGCTCCTGGTGTAGAAGAGGTTCTCCAAGCAAGATTTTCCAATGAGAACATGTATTTTTTTGCAAATGCGGTATTTGTAGTTCCTATTAAATTTGTAGAACTTTGACCACCTTCTTGTTTGTTTGGAGCAATGTTCAAATTATATGTGTTATCTAAAACTGAATCTACAAATCTTCTTCCATTAATTGTTATACCATCTACCTTTTGTAAATCATTATATTGAAGATATGGAGTATCCTTAGCAAAAACTCTACAATATTCTGTTCCAACTTCCTGTCCTACAGCCCCTTCGTATCTATAAACTCTAGAACCCTTTGTCATTTCTTTATATCCGTCGTTGAAAACTTTGGATACTTGGTCTATGGCATTACCTACGTGTTGTAATCTTTTTCCTCCTTGTGGTTGACTGTCTATTAATCTTTGAGTGTCATCAAGAATTGAACCCTCTCTAAATCTTCTTTCAGTTGATTCTGTTGAGTTATAGGATGATGGTCTGAAATCTTCATCTTCTCTTGTCACCTCCCCACCAAGACCCACTCTCTTACCAGCATTTCCCTTGTATTTCGGTGAAACCCAAGTAAACCCACCTTCGATACCACCACCGTCACTATACGTTGGTCCATTAGCACCTAATTTTACATCTTGACTAGGTCCTTCATAAAGTTGAGCTAACTCAGTTGGTCCAAAAACAGGAGATTGTTGGACTACCCCAAACTCATTTACGGGTAATGCACCCGCAGGAGAAAAGACTTGTGATGGTTCTGATGTTCTTGAACCAACATAATAGTTACTATTGTCTGATAAACCACCAACAATTGCACCAGCGGCTCTGTCCAAGAAAGTTCTTTCGTAGTTCGGTTTGAATTTGTTAAAATCGATGTTGGCGAAAAGTCTAGACTTTTGTCCTCCACCTGTGTTATTAAGGAAGAGTTGAGAACCTGATTGAGGGGCACCTAAAAGTCTATTGAAAAAGTTTCCAACAGCACTTCTTCTAAATGCATTCTGTAGTTGTTGTATTGTTGTTGGCTGTCCTGAATTTATTGATGGGTCCCAATAAGAACCTGGGATTGGGGATACAGGTAATATACTTCCAGCAAGTCTGAGCGCAAAATCTGTTGCGGCTAATATTGGGTTACTTGGGGTTGTAATAGTCCAGTTTGGTTCCAACAATGGAACTCTTCCTGTTATTAAATTCAAAACATCGTTCCCGCTGTCAACATTGAATAGATTTACTCTACCTAATGTATTTTGTCTTATTTGTGCAGCAATTCTTTCCTCAAAAGATTTCCTCAAGGTTTGAGCTCCCAACTTGGCAATGAAGGAATCTTGACTCAATAACCCATTACTACCCAGTGGGTCTTTGGTTAATAGAATAGTAACAGGTCCATATAATGAAGGGACGAATGTTGTCGGGTAGGGTTGATTATTATATAATCTTGTTCCACCTATAACAAAATTAGGTTCAGTAATATATTCCCCACTGTCTAACAGAGCTTCAGAACCATTTGAATATGCGTTAACCGTTTTCCATCTCAACGATTCAGGTTCGGCCTGACCAAGTAATCTTGCATCTTGTTGACCTGGTCCATATTCTCCTTGATTTGACTTCGTATTAAGTAATCCTGTCGGGTCTGGTGCTTGTTTATATCCACCGTCTGACCCCCATTGGTTGAGAGGGTAGAGTCTGTTAGCAAAACTAGGTTCATCAATAAGTTGGTCTGGACTGTCTTGAACAGAAGAATCGCTTTGGATATATTCCGTGTCTATCGGTTGTGACGGTCTATTAGGAGCCTTAGCATATGGTGTAAGGTTCCTTGTGAGTAACTTTTTTCTGAATCCTGAGGAAGATGAAAATTCTAATAAACTCGCCATCAATTATTTTTCTATAAATAGGTTATATAGTATTTTTTATTTGGCTTTGGCTATACCAGATGCTGTTGAAGGATTCTTTTGGCTAACCTGAACCATATAATTTTGGACCCCAATTTCTCTAAATTTATCACTTAAAATTTTAACTATCTCTTGTTTTTGCGTTTCGTTTAAGGTTTGGTTTCCTTGGATGTTCAAATCAACTTTCAATACACCAAACTCCACTTTTGAATTTACCTGTGTCCCATAAGGAATCTTACCTTCTTTGGCTAAAGATTCTGCTTTTTTCGAAGCGTCATTCAAAATTTCAGCTTGTTTACTTGCCTTTGTGTTAGTTGTTTCTTGACCAAGAACTTTACCGAGCACCCACGAACCAGCAGCTTCAACTTTATTATCTGTATTGAGTTTGTTTTTTGATTTTTCTAAAGCACTTTTTATTGCTTTATTCAAATCATTTTTTATATCATCAAGTTCAGTTCCAAAACTTGCCATGTATTTTTGGATAACCGACAACTTATTTGTGTTTGGGTCTGCTAATTCATCAACAATACTTCCCATACCCGACATGAATTTTTGAACCTTTTCTCTAACTTCTTTTGTTCCACCTATATCCGAAAGTTCACCACCAATTGTAGAGATAACATTTCTTGCACCCTCAAATCCTCTTAAGACAGGAGAAGCAGAGGCAAGTCCACCAACCAACTTATTTCTTATTGCAGATACGTCAGCCTCAATTGACTCCGTATAATTCATTTGACTTCTAACCAAATCCTCTAAAGTTTTTGGTCCTTTTTTTTGTTCCTGTATCAATTTGTCAAATTCTGTTTGAGTAACTTGTGAAAGTTCTTTTGTAATATACTCACCAGACTTTTCATCTTTGATTTTTACTTCATAGGTCCCCTCACTCGTCATTGTGGCTATGTTAGCTAAGTATTGTTTGTCCTCTTCACTTGCAATAGAAAGACCTGCAGCACTTACCGCAGATAATCTCCTGTCCAATTCTAAAGCAGCTAAAGACATTTCTCTAAGTTCTTTAGCACTCATTTGAGTTTGATTTGCAATCTCATTAATTGTCAGAACTCCCTGTGGATTGATTTTGAATGTTTTAGTTTCCTCATCGAAATAAGAAAACTGTTTTGTCATTTGGGCTAAACTATCTTGTAAACCTGATGGGTCGTTGATGGATTGATTCATCAGTTGAAAAGGGTCAACTAAGTTTCCTACGGAAACACCTAATCTTTGGAATGCTGATGCTACTTGAATTGCACCCTCAGGGCTCAGAACCTTTTCCGCCAATTGAAAAGTTTGGTTCATGTCAAACCTTAACATTGAGGCTTGTGCTGCCATTTTTGTTAAACCTTTCACACCACCCTCAAACTGATAACGGTTGAGTTGGTCCATGTTTGCAGTCATGTCTTTGACAACCTCAGCAGCGTTTCCTCCTATACTTTGAACATACTGTATTGATGACTCTAAATTCTTTCCAATGTCTTTCACAGACATACCAACATTCATGAAACTGTTGGTAAGACTCTCTGCACTCAGGTCTAGAATTTTATTTGCAGCATATAACTTTTCGATTTGTTCTTGTGTTGCCAACACATTCCTGTTTGCCGCTTTGGCAACTCCTTCGATTGCACTACTAACATCTTGAACTGAACCTCCAAGTCTAAGAACGTCAGGAACTGAATCCGCAACTGCCTGCTGAAGTTCAACTACTCTTTGTCTTCCTTGGGTGAATACCTTATTGATATCGGTTGAGGCCTGACTCAATCTTGTGACCGCTGAAGCAAAGTCTTCTACACCAATATCTAAAAGCGATTTTATCCTTGCGGCAAATCCTTCTGGTGTTGTTTCCCCGCCTATTTGTCCTCCGTAATCTGCTTGCATAATTTAGTAATATTATATAAATACAAAAGGACTGATTTTTCAGTCCTTTTGATTTTCTTCAACCCATTTATCCAAAATATATCTTCTCACAAAAAGAGGCATTTTTTCAAAATCGGTCCAACTTATATTCAACAATCTATTCAAATAATAGAATTCATCAATTTGACCTTTCCTATAATCCGAAGAAAGGGCGAAAAAATTCAACCCCAAAACCAACGTTGACTGTTAGTCTTTCTCCTGATGGGGCTATTACTTCTCTTCTCAAATCCAATTTAGGTTCATTTTCATCCATGAACTTACGAATATACTTGGAGTCCATAATTGGCATTTGTTCTACAAACTTGGCAATTTCCGCTCTGTCACTAGTTCCATTTACCTCAACAATTTCTTTATTAAGCCTGAGAGTAACTTTTGGTGCAACTCTCCCTTGGGGATATGTATCTATGATTTTTTGTATTTCGTTTATCTCACCATATGTAATAGGTTTGAGTTTGACTGTTGAATTTGATTTTGGTAAAGTAGTGATAAAAGTTCCGTCTTCATTTGGTTTTTGTCCTTTATTTACATTCAATTCGTCCAATACAATTGTCGCAGGAAAAGTCTTTTTGGTTTGTGGGTCGGTAAGGTTTAAGTTCATCTCTGGTCCAAAACCTGTGTTTCTTAAAAATACTAAAATAGCTTCCACATCTCCTTCCAATAAATCATCAATCCTCATGTCAGGTTCGTATAATTTATTTCTCAAAAGATTAGTGGTAATATCCAATCCACCAGCCATAAGAATGTTTTCATCAGCTGCGGTCAGATAACCAACCTTCACAGATTTCTTTTTATTCTTGTAAAATACCCCTTCAGATGGTAAGGGCACGATATCGTGAGGTAATGTTAAATTACTCTGTGCATAATTTCTTGTTTGTTCATCCATAAAAAAAAAATAACCGTAGAGTTTATGTCTACGGTTAAATATAATTAGAAACGATTTTTTATAAAGAGTATTAGTAAACTAACACACATCTATCCATTCTCAATCCACAAGTAATATCTGCAAGAGCGTCCTGACTGTAAGACAGACTTCCGAAGTTTGCACTTGTTAGGAAGGTTCCATAGAGAATCCATTTTTCTACCACCACCCCTGTTGGGTCCAACATCTCAAGGTCAATATCTTTTTTATAACCCGCTGCGTAACCCATACGACCTGTTACCGACTCAGCGTGTAGACGAACCCATTCCATAAGTGCTTGTGCAGCTGAAGGACCAATTGGGTCTCTAAATTTTACCTGAATTTCATCCCAGTTAAATCTACCTGCAACAAATGTTGAAGTGTTTAAGAATTGAATTTCAGTTGAGTTTATCTTGATAGATGGTCTTGAAGCAGACTCCACGAACCACTCATTAATACCTAAACTTGACGGAAACCTTAGAATGAATCGATTCTGACGTTTCGGTTCGTAAGGTATGGGCATTTTCATCAGTAAATCAGCCATATAATTAATTTTTTGTTTTCAGTGTTTATATGTTATAAATATAGTCTGTTAGAAAATATTTCTCTTTACTTTAATTTTTAAAAAAAGTATTCTTATTGCACTTCCTTCTTAGTTCCTCCAGCAGTAGAATATGTTTTAACTAAATTATCTGGTTTATCTTTAAAGGCTTTTCTCATTACTTCTACATTTCTTGGGTCATCGTCTGAAAAACCAATTGATGGTTTAGATGGTGTAAATTTGTTTCCTATGTCGTTTTTTAACCATGCTCTTTTATTAAGTAATGCTGCCATATTCTTAATGTAGTCCACAAAATCATTCATCGCTCTAACCTTCGCCTCCTCGGGATTTGTGGCACCCGACTCATCTCCAAAAGAAACGGGATGGTATTTGTTTAAATCCAAATAAAGGTCGATAAGTTCTTTATCAGATAAATCTTCTTCACCTGTAAAGTTCCTATATTTTTTTAAATTTTTGATTAGTTCATCTTTGGATATCCCGCCGAAATCATTTACAATATAATTGTAGACGGATTGTTTCAGGGTTTCGGGATTATGACCCCTTGCAGTGATTATTGCAAATATTGAACCATTATTTATTGCTTCTCTAAAGTCATCAAAAGCTGGTCCCTTCTTTGCTTGCATAGAATCAATCAAAAAGTCTTTGTCTCCTTCAGTTCGAAAGTTTCTAAACGGATTGTCACCGAACCCAACAATCTTATGTCCGTTATATTCAAAATCTTCTTTTCCTACAATGTGTCGGTATTCTGCAAAATCTTCGGTTGACATACCTACCTCTTCTCCGTCTGAATCTTTCAGAATTATCTTTGTCGGCATGTGCACAATATTGTCATCCCAGTCGAAAGCGTAATATTTTAAATCCGGGGTTTTCTCGTCTTTGAAACCTTCTGTAATCTCTTTTCTCATTTAGTATGGCTAAAAAATGGGGGGATTTTGTCCCCCCGTTTTTATTAGATATTTTCGAACGAAGCTCCTGTTGGTGTAATAAAGAATTCAATATCTATGAATTCGAGAGCCTTCGTTGGTTTTAAGTAAATCTTTCCTGTTAATGTGTTTCTGTCTAAATCTTCAGGTGAAGAAGATACTGTCACACGGAAATCATATAGACCTCTATCTCTTCTAATTGAATCAAGGATTGGGTTCACACTATCCAAGAATTGTTGTCTTACTACTTGGTCGTTCTGTTCGAACAGTAATCTTACAGCCACCGCTGAAATTAACTTACGAGCCTGAAGTAACAATCTTCTTACGTTAAGTCTGTTTAGAGCGGTATCCGCAACCTGTAGGGTTTTGTTACCCCAAATTACAGTTCCAACGTCCGCAAAAGTTGCAATAGGGTTGATTCTTCCTTGATAAAGAGTATCTCTATCCTCTTGAGTCAACTTCAATCTTGCCTTTATTGAATTTACAAGACCTCTTGTGTAACCCGCTGACGCGAACCATGGGAAGGATATGTTATCTGTAAGAGCTAAATTTCTACAAACTTCACCTGTTGGTGGTAAGTAAATCTGTGTATTGTTTACTGTATCTCTCACCAAAATCCAAGGATAGTAAGTAGATGTATAGTTAGAATCAATTCCTGTGTTATCTAAGTTATCAACCGCTTCCTGAGGATAAATAATATCCAAAGAGTTTGTTCCATCAGGAGTATACATGTTATAATCTGGTGTCGTTGCTATATAAACAGAATCAGCCCTTTGGAACTGAATCATGTCGATAGCTTCTTCAACAAGGTTTGAGTTATTGTAATAATCGATACTTGAAGTTGCAAATACATTGATATTAGTAGCTTCAGGATTTCTGAACGTAAGAATACCTAATAGATAAGCATAATAGTCAGTGTTAGCAAAATCTTGTGTATTGTTTTCAACCACAATTCTCTTAAATAAACCTTGACCAGTTGCTGAAGGATATCTTGATGATGCAGATGCACCCGCCAAGTAACCTGATGCTCCCAATTGGAATCTATCTTGGTTTGTTCTATATTCTCTATAAATGTCCCAACCATCAAACCCACCAGCGAAACATACTGTGTATTTTCTTGAGTAGATAAAGTAGTAAGGATTTTCTTGTGTTTCTGGGTCAAATCTGAAATCAGCAACCCCACACTCAAATGCCGGTGTTCCACTTGTTTGATAAACATTACCAATAGTAACTACAGTTGCACCTGAGTCCATATGGAAACCTTTACTTAAGTAGTTCCAAGTAGCACCCTCGACAGGGATTGGAGCAATGACCCAAGAAGGTGGATTTTGTTTACCTTTATAAGAAAGGAATGATTCGTCAATTCCGAACTGAGTTGAAAAACCTAAGTAACTTCTTCTCACTATATCACCAGGTGACTCGACTAAATTATCACCTCCAGTTGCTGCACCGAAAGGTGGGTTATAGATAACTTCACCAGGGAAGTAGTATTTTGTTTTGAACTTTGGAACAGGAGATGGATTACTAACAGATGCATATTCTCTTTGAGTGTATCCGTAGAATCCACAAGGAAGTGCATCTATTGGTGCCTCTTCAGACATTTCAACCATCACATATTTTGATATTAAAGCAAACTCACCATTAGAAGAACCAATCTTTTTAGCCACAAAGTTATTTGAAGCTGGGTCCATAGTGCAATTTGTGAATTTCTCAATCACAACAGGGTTCGCATCGGTGTCAAAGAAATTTCTAACTAAAACATCAAATGTCATGTTGTTAAAAGACAAGTTCGCGATTGAAACTTTTACTTCAACGTTAGCTGCATCTCCATCAGAGATTGATATGAATCTGAATAATTTATAAACTTTATTACCTCTCAACTCTGAAACCAAGAATGGTGTCATAGGTGATTGATATTTTTCTACGTTATAAGCAATTGAACTTGGGTCTTCTGTTCTTGCTCCAGGTAAACCAATCAACTGACAATCTAATCCACGGATATAACTTTGATTATAAGCATAAGCCAAAGAAGCTGGATAAACTTCCTCAACGAATACAGGAACCTCCTGTCTAGATTTTCCGAAATTGTCCGTCCCTAATACTTTAGTTATAAACTTAGAAGAAAGTGCCGACAATGAAACTTCAAAACTGAAATTATCATTATCTTTCGTTATACCTGATAACAAGAAGGTTTCGTAAGGATTAATTGTAACCCCTGAGTATTGTCCCGAACAAACCATAGTTAATGCACTCAATCCTGAAACAGTTCCACCCGAGTTTACCTCGTAAATTGGACCGTGAGCATTACTTGCTGCACTATTTTCAAAAAGTGATATACCTCTTGAACGGATTGTCGCTACAACCATGTTATTATATTCACTGAAAGCAGTTCCTGACCATGTATATACATTACCAGAAATACTACCCGAGAAACTATTAGAAGCTCCTGTTGCTATTGATGAAACAATATAGTCCATAGAATAACCTGAATAGTTATCATTGGAATAGTTGTTAAAGTTTGCATAGAACCAAGAATCATTCAAACCACTTGTTAAATCATTAAGAGGATAATTTATATTATCACAATTATATACGTTGACTAAGTTACGTCCTGTAGACAAACTATAATAGTCACTTTCTGGAATTGCACCATATACATTTGCAGTTGTTGAAGACAATGAATTTGTTGTTAGAACATCTTTCACAAACCCTAAAATATCGGATTGGATATTAGATGTGCTTCCGTCACTCATTCTATAAAGTGAAGTCAACGAATTGTTAATTTGTGAAGGGAATGAATTAAGAAAAGAAATTGTATTCCCTGTCGAACTTCCTGTAAAGTTTACCACCCAAGGGGTAGCTGTTGCAGGATTGAAACCAACCGTAGTTGGGTCAACATTAGCAACAACTTTGATACTCCAAGACGGACCTGCGTCGTATCCTGAAAGACCAAGGATTCTTGTTACGAACAATTGATTAGATTGTTGTAAGTAAGATTTGGCAATGTAAGCCGCTTCATATTTAGGGATTTGTGTATTAACAAATTTTACAGGCTCGGACCCCCCGAAATATGCCTGAAATTCATCGTAGTTCGTTATAAAAATCGGTTCAAATGCGGGACCCTTAATTGTTTCCCCAACTAAACCTAACGTAGTAACACCCACACTCTGAGCCACGAATGATAAATCCGTTTCAGAGGTATAAACACCAGGTGAAACATAAACTTTTTGATTTGCTTGTGCTGTTGCCATTATTAAATTATTCTATGCAGATTTATTTTAATGATAAATATTCTAATCTGAATGAAAAAACTTGACTTTTGAATATCTATTTGTAAATGGTGAGAATAAATTCTACCTTTTTTCTACCTATGAATAAAAAGAAAGAAATAAAGAATATAAAGATAGCACCTGAGGTTCACGAGGTATTGAAAAAATACTGTGATAAAAGGGGGATAAAGATTTATAAATTCTTAGAAAATTTAATATTAGAGAAGTGTAAAGAAAAGAAAGATTTGTATGGGGAGGACTAAACCAACTTACTATCAAACTTTATAGAACCTTCTTTCAGGTTGTCTTGTTTCATTACGGATATTGTAAGAATGTCGTTGGTTGTTATTTGTATTTTATTAACATTCGAACCGAAATAATCTCCATTAATAAAGACATCAAAATTAGAGATGTTCTCAGAACCAACCCAAGTCATATCTGCAGTGAAATCAATGAACTCAGACAAAGAGTCATTACCAACCACGTATTGAAAATTTGACAAAAACTCGTCAGGATTTTCAGGAAACTTCCTTCTTCTTTTACTAATCGTAGATGTGTCAAGTTCCACAACTTGAGCGACGCGAGCAATGGCTGGTTTCACCTGAAACTCCTCCTCATCAATCAAGTAACCCAACATTGTAAAATCATATGATTGAACATAATACTTCCTTGACTCCAATGTCATTTGTGATTCATCTGAAATATTGTTCATAATTATCGGAACATACTGCCCTTTTATGAAGGTATAGGCTTGACGCGAAGAAAACTTCTGAAGTGTAATTTTATTTAACTGATTCAATTCTCTCATTCTGTTACACACAATCTTCACACTATAATTAATATCAACAGGAACTGGTTGTGGAATTGTATATATGTCCATACCTTGTTCGTTACCATTCCAAGTCGGAACAGATGCATAATAAAATTGTTTTCTGTTTGGTATTGTGTATTGTAAAGATGGATTGGTTCCGTATTTCACCTCAGGATTTCTCACAACAGTAACGAATGGAGGTTCGACATTATAATCTAAGTTAACAAATGTTGCAGTTTCAACATACTGACTCCAATTTTGTGTTGTCAATAGTATGTCAATCATCGGAACAGTTTTACCTCCAGTAACAACCTTCAAATCGTTTTTTACAAAGTCCAACATACCTCTGTCCAAATCCGCATGTAATACTGATTTAGGAAGATAAGTCCCATCCTTATTAATATATTCTAAGAGTTGCTCCCTCCTTGCAGAAAGAGTCTTCTTGGGAACTAATGGTAAAGTTGGTATGACTTGTTTTGGTAATGGCATATTAATTATTTTTAGTCATTGAACCCACAGTTTTAAGTGCATTCCAATGAGAGTCTGACTTGGATGAACTCGCCCCAATCACAATCCCTTGTCCTCTCCCGACTGAGTTTCCAACAAAAACATTTGAAGCAGGAACTCCGTTGTTCACAGCATTTCTTACATTATTTTTCGTTTCACTTCCAGCAGCATATGGCTCAATGATGAACAAGTTATTTTTATTTTGACCCAAGACATTTGAAATCTCATTAGATTTCCTGCATCCCGCACTGAAAAGATAAATCGGGATTCCTGGGTTTTTATTGATAAAATCTATAATTGTAGAGGATGGTGTGTTAAACCTAAAACCTTTAACATTCTTTTCAGTTCCAATCCCCTGTTTCAATAAACTTACTTGTGAATCTATATTTAAGTCACCAGACCTATTATCTAACCCCCCAACTAAAATTGCATCATACTCACCAGATGTTTTTTGTGATGAGGAACCTTTTCTCACAATTTTCAAACCAAACTCTTGTTCCATCGCACCTCTTGTCAAAGGTCCTAACTTACCATCCACTCCATCTTTGTTTGGACCATACTTACCCAAATCATACCCCTTTTTTATCAGATACTTTTGTATGATTTCAACATTTGGGTCATAGGATATTTGTTCTAATAAAAAACCCAATTGTGATTCTTTTAAAATAAATCTCATAATTAGATTCCGTTAAATTCGTTTTCACTAACCCATGTGGCAACAACAGTTCTATAGAAAGGTTTGTAACCACCATAGGTGTGTTTATTGTCTGACTTTACATATCCATCATCACTAACAACATAATATCTTACTCTATCTTCACTTTCATAATATCCAAAATAATCACCCATGAATATATCAACACCCATGTCATCCAAAGTTTTTTGGTAAATACTAAATCTCATATTACCTGGTTCTTGTAACTCAACTCTAGAGTTACCAACAGTTTTATTTGTAGGAGCCATAACCTGAACGTAACCCTTCAATTCAACGGGAGCTAAGAACTGAATACCATCTTCCAAAACTTCACCATATACATCATCAGTTTTGGTTTTGTATCTATCTATTCTATATAAAATTACGGTGAAATTCATATCACCAATTAACCACTCCTCACCCATACCAATGTCGAGAGCGTAATCCTCACCGCCAAAAAATTTACCGAGTCTTGTAATTGGAACTAATTTCTCTGCCATAGTCAGCTGAACTTGTTTATATTGATAAATACTTTTAAGTTTATTATATTTAATCCAAATGGAAATTCAAAGAAATACAAAACTACAAGTAAGAAAAAGTTCAATTCACGGTTGGGGGGTTTTCGCATGTGAAGACATAAACGAGGGTGAGGTTATTGAAGAGTGTCCGATTCTTAGATTACCTGTTCAAAGAGGAGAAACAAACTACACCTTAATTGACTATACATTTGTATTTCCAAAAGGAGAGAATTGGCAAAACCACGTTATTGCTCTTGGATATGGTTCACTATATAACCATTCCGAAAACTATAACGCAACATGGGAAGACGATTTGGACAAAGACATTTTAAGATTTAAAGCAACAAAACCAATTTCGAAAGATGAGGAAGTCACAACTTATTATGGTGATGAAAGTTATTGGTCTGACGGTAGAAGTCACATTGAAGTAAAATGAGCTTATCAGAAATATCACTCGAGTCAAAAGCACTAACACTTCTTGAACAATATGAGGGGTATAACAATTATATCTTGGAACTACAAAGGAAATCCCAAGTAAATAAAAAATTCTACCCAACAAGAAGTCAATCAGAATACATAATCAATAACCACGACAAACAACCCAAAGTTGCCAAAAAGTGGGTAATTTTAGACGCATATTTTGCACAGAAATTAGCTGACGACAAGATGTATACTGAAATCCCACAAAAAGTCTGGGTTGAAAAACTTCTAGCGGAGAAGGACAAAGCTTATCATATTTGGGGAAAGATTTGGGACTCTGAACAACTACATGATTTTTGGTTACCCAAGGCTTCTATAATAAAAGACAACACCGTTAAAGACGTTGTCATCGATTTTGAAAAATATTCAAACAGACCCCCGTTAAACCATCAAAAAGAATCCATTCAGAAACTGGTTGAAAATAAAAAATATATTTTGGCCGATGATATGGGTTTGGGTAAAACAACCTCAACTATAATTGCAGCCTTAGAAACAGGGGCTAAAAAGGTTTTAATCATATGTCCCGCAACTTTGAAGATAAACTGGAAGCGTGAAATTGAAAATTACTCTGACAGGACAATATACATAGCGGAGGGTAAAAACTTTAGCACAGAACACGACTTTGTAATCATAAACTACGACATTCTAAAAAACTTCCATGACCCTAAAAAGAAAGATGATTCGCAAATTCTTAGAGCCAATTTTGATTTGGTTGTTATTGATGAAGCACACTATATCAAAAATGCTCAAGCACAAAGAACCAAACTTATAAACGACTTCATAAAAAAAATTGACAGACTTTGGTTATTAACAGGAACACCGATGACATCAAGACCAATTGATTATTATAATTTATTGAGTCTCGTAGATTCCCCTGTTGCCAAGAACTGGATGGCCTACGTCATAAGATATTGCAGTGGATATCAATTCAAGGTCGGAGCAAGGAAAGTATGGAACGTAATGGGTGCGTCTAATTTAGATGAACTAAGGGATAGAACCTCGAATACAATCCTAAGGAGATTGAAAGAAGACGTTTTGGATTTACCTGAAAAAATTATCACACCTGTTTATCTCAGACTCAAATCAAAGGACTATGAAGAACTCATGGGGGAATATTATAATTGGTATGATAAAAACCCCGACGAGTCAAAATCGTTAACAGTTCAATTTTCAAAACTTACAAAAGTTAGACAAGTTATTGCCAACGAGAAAATATCTCAAACAATAGAACTTGCCGAAAACATATTAGAGCAGGACAAAAAAGTTATCATATTTTGTAACTTCACAGATTCACTAAATCAAATTGTTCAACATTTTGGAAAAACTGCCGTCAAAGTTGATGGGTCAATGACAAAACAAGATAGACAATTTAGTGTTGACCAATTTCAAGAAAATGATAAAATAAAAGTTTTTGTCGGTAACATAAAGGCTGCGGGTGTTGGACTTACTTTGACTTCCGCAGAAGCGGTTATTATGAACGACTTATCATTCCTACCATCGGACCACTCTCAGGCTGAAGATAGGGCATACAGATTTGGACAAAAAAATAATGTGTTAGTCTATTATCCAATATTTGAAAACACAATCGAAGGCGCGATATATGACATACTTAATAATAAGAAGCAAGTCATCGCGACCGTTATGGGTGACAATCAAAACATCGGTGACACTGCCGAAGAAATTCTGAAAAGAATAAACGAATTACGCCCTTAACATAGATGGAGAAAGTAACTAATCACCAAGGAGTTGAATTGAGAGTTGGTGATAGAATTAAAATTATATCAGACAAATTACATTCAAAATTACTAGCTAACGTTGACCTAAATGAAGAGGTTGTCATAACAAGTTTTTCAGAAAACGGAAAAATTATATATCATCATAATACATTAGCCCTACCAACCAACAGTGACATTTATGTTAAAATAAATTAAAGTCAATCAAACCTTAAAACAATTCTGAGTTATTTATATAAAACGAATAACTCGCCAATATGAAAAAAATAGAAGAAAGAATTCAACAAATTGAAAAACAAATTACCGAAAACCATATCGAAACAGAAAAACAATTGTTGATTACAGAAATGAAAAAAATTGGAATAGAAAAACTACCCTATTCTTATTCAGCCCTCAAAGGATTCATCGACGCAGAAACGATGAATTTCCACTACAACAAACACTATAAGGGATATGTAGATAAATTAAATGCCGCCCTGTCAAAGAAAAAACATGGAGATTTAGACTTAGAAAAAATTGTCAAAAACATTAGTCGATACGACCAAGTAGTAAGGAACAACGCTGGAGGAGCATTCAATCACGCACTTTTTTGGAATATGTTGTCTCCAACACCAAAAAAATTAACAGGGGAATTGTATAAAAAAATTACCAAAGAATACGGTAGTTTCAATCTATTCAAAAAGAAATTTGAAACTGTTGCAAAGGATAGATTTGGCTCAGGTTGGGTATGGTTAATTTTAACCTCAAAAAATACTTTGAAAATAATGTCGACACCAAATCAAGACAATCCACTTATGAATGTTATCGAAGGTGGAGGTTTCCCTCTATTAGGTTTGGACCTTTGGGAACACGCCTACTATTTGAAATACAGAAATAAGAGAGACGAATACATTTCAAATTTTTGGAAGGTGGTCAATTGGGATTTTGTTCAGAAACTTTATGAAATGAAAGTTGAAACAAAACTACTAGAGTCGAACAAATTTCAAGGAATAATTACTGAATCAAAAGAACCACAATTCTGTAATCCAAAAGAAGTATTGTTCTATAGAGACTTGATTAATAATTACGCAATCAAAAAAAGATATCAGGAGGGAGTATCCTACGTTCTAAAAAAAGTATTTTCACATTTTTGGGTTGAGGGTAATACTGAAGAGATGTCAGGATTTTATGGTGTAGAATCACCCGAGGGTAGGTCTATACTCAATAACCTTAATACAAATTTCAATACATTTTGTTTATTGGTAAAAGCAGTAAACAAACAGATTGAATTAATTGGAAGGTCAGAAAAGAAGTTTGATTTTTCAAAAAAAGAAAAAAGAACTCTAAAGGAAACAACTAGATTTATTTCAGCATTGGACCACTTCAGAAACGAAATCTTTACAGAGAATAACGAAGACTTTATCAATATAATCAAAGTCCTTAAAAAACTTTGGGATAGGGGTCAAAAGTCTGAAGACAACGCAATTAAAAAAATAGAAGACTATTTTGATGGTAATGCTAAAATTGAAAAGATTGGTTCACATGGTGGAAAACAAGACGCCTTCAAAGGTATTGATGTAAATGTGATTTTAGATGGAAAAAAGTTTTCTGCACAGGTTAAACCATTCTCTAATGTTTCAATAATCGAGGACAGAGTTAAACTTTTGGATACAGGAAATGTTAAGCATTACGAAGTCGATTGGTATATTTTTATTAATCCTAAAACAAATAAGATACTTATATTCAAAAACGACCCTATAAGTGATAAAAACCAATATGTCTTCAACGTTAGTTCACTACTACACGAAATAGAATAATAAAGATATTTATTTGATATGGCAGCACTACCAGAACCAGAAAGAAGTAAAATTTATACAAGAGTCAAACACTTGTTGGGAGCACCCTTAAGAAGTGTAGAATTAGAAGACGAAATGATGGACTCGCTAATGGAATTATCTATTGGTGATTATGAAGAATATATTCTACAATGGCTAATCGATTCACAATGGGTTAACTTAGTAAACCTCAATATGAATGAAAAGTCTGTTGCCAGAGCTTTGGTTACAAGGACAATGGACTTCGAACAACAATTTGCATATTCGTATTCTAAGATTGTTGGACTTCAGACCGTAGGACCATGGGTCTTGAAGAAAGATTATTTCATAATTGAAAAGAATGTTCAGACATACGAAATACCAGCCAACAGAGAAGTCAATGAACTTCTTTGGTTTAGTAATCAGGCTTGGACAGCATTCGGACTTGGAGGTCTTGGTGGATTTGGATTCGGTGGTATAGGTTTGGGTGCCAATGAAGCAGGATACGCTCAGATGGGATACCAAGGTTCTTATTTTATGATGTCTGGTTTTGATTACCTCATCAGAATGCAAGAAGCAAATATCTTGAATAGAATTCTCGGTGGTTCTATGACATATAGGATTACCGCATTACCTGATGGTAAAAAGTTGATACACTTGATGAATACCCCTGGTGGTAAATTTAACTGGGCTAATTTCAACATGTATGCTGGTAAAGCGGTTTGGTATTGGTATTATGATGTAACACCAGACAGTAGAGCTGATTGTCTTAAAAACAATCCTGACATTATCAAACTACCGACTGACGTTCCTCTTGAATCCTTGAGTTGGGAAGATATCAATGTTCCTGGACAACAATGGATAAGAAGATGGTTTACAGCATATTGTAAAGAAACCTTAGCAAGAGTGAGAGGTAAATACAGTGGGAATCTTAAGACACCTGATTCTGAAATTACAATGGATTACACCAGTCTTTTAACTGAAGCCAAGGATGAAAAATCTAAACTGATGGAAGAATTGACGGGCGCTGAAGGATGGCTTACAAGACTAAGACCTGAAAAGGTTATGGAAAGAGAAGCACAAATTGCTGAAAATTTAAATAAACAAATGAAATTCAGAGCAATGCCTCGTCAAATCTACGTAATCTAATATGGCAATAGTAAAATCAATCCCATCCAAAAGAATTATTAATGGTCATGCAATCAATACATCTGAACTTTCAGTTGTATCCGAATTGGATTATAGAACCAACGGTGAATTTTGTATAATTGTTAGAGGAATCCCACAATCATTTTTAGTCTTAGATTCAAAAACAACAGACCATGTTGTAGTCAAAGCTATGACTATGGTAACAGTAAGACCCGATGTCGGAAAAATTGACGAGGAATGGGACGAAATTGTATTAGATAAGTTTGCCTGTGTAGAATTCCAATACGTTGGAGGTAATTGGTATATTCTTTCTTCAGACGGTCTTAAGCAATCCTAATTTAGTTTCCCAATTTTCTTCGGCTAATTCATACATGTAATTAGGGTCAAGTCCACGTTTTTCCCAATAAGATAGTTCATCCGATGTTATATCTAAAACATCTTCTTGAAGTTTATCTTGGTCTCCATCTTCGAATGGCATACCGTTGATTAGTTCACATTGTTCTCCCGTAAAAATTCCCCTTTCTTCAGGATTCGTAACAAGTAGTTGGTCACGAACGTCTTGTTTATAAACAACAAGTAAAGGTTCAATTCTTTTGTTGAAAGTTACAATTGCTCTTGGAACATTATATTCACCTGTCAGATTGGGGTTATTTTCTAATATGTTTGCATCCAACATGTAACAATTAATCTGAACACTGTCTCCCTTTTTTTGGACATCACCATGAGAGGCTTTGACACCATTATTAACATACATAATAACATCTCCCAAGTTTACACCTATCCCCGTTTGAAGTGCAAGTTCCATGTGTGCCATACGGGACATTGTATTCCCTGCTTTAGTCTTTTGGGTTAATCTTTTTTTATAATCCTCGAGTGTTAACTTAACTTTCGCTCTTTGTGCAATCTTTGAAAGGGGAATTTGTTGGTTGAATATTTTTTGAAGATACTCATAATAATATTCCACGAAGTCTTTACCCTTACCCTCCAAAAGTAATTTGATACCTTTATCCAAAAACTCCTCGATATACAATGGAAGTTTTTTTGATTTGATGGAATTGCCAGTCAATTTAATCTTTCCTTTGGCGTCCATGACCGCATAATTTTTTCTGGCAAGATTAATACATGAAGGCCACACACCATCAGTATCGAGAGCCATCTCACCCCTCATGAATATGTCATTGTATTCTGCAACGTCCGCTTCAGGACCTTTATAAACTTTTCCCGCCTTTACCTTCCAATTCAACCCACGACCAACATAGTGATGACTTTCCACATCATCGGGACTGGAGAAGTTTACACCGTCTGTATCCATTACAAGTGGGACATAACCCTTAGACATAAAAAATTTAATCATTTGTCTCAGATATTGTCTACCTGTGCAAGTAATCTGTTCCCCCATATACATGTCACCCCAAGCAAAAACTTGTGGAGCAGACAAAGCACCAAACATGGAGTTGATGAATATTTTGATGGGCAATTGTTTGTTTGAATATGATGCGGACTTTTGTGGGTCAGACTTTTCAAACTCTTCCGCAAGTTGTTTGTAACGAATACGTGTGTCACGGAAATACTTCAACATTCCTTTCATCGCACCTGTCACATCACAATCAGGAAATACATCATGCACAAGCTGAATAGAGGGGTATAGAGAGGAGAAGTCGAGCTTTAATACATTCTTACTATAACCAACCTTAAGTAGTCGAGAAAGACCTCCTACGAAGTCTGTCTTCGATTGTTTGGCAGGGATTGCCAGTCCGTGTTTGTATGACCAAGCAAGCATCAGCATTTTCCAAAGAGTCGCAGTTCCCATGGTTGATACTCTTTCGTAAGTCGTAGGAATCATAGATGCAAGTAGAAATGACGCTTGGTTAAATTCTTTATCCACAGCCAAGGTTTCTTCCAAGTCATCATCAAGATATCTCTCAACAAGATTGTCACCAGTAGTTTTGATATAAATGTCATTTCTTTTTTCACATACCTCATCAATCTTTGGGTCCAAACCAACCTTCTTGTAATTACCGTTTTTAATATTTAACCAATATTCTTCCTTAGCGGCATAAAATTTTCCAATGTCCGTGTGTTCGATATAAACACGGTCAGGAGCCTCTTTATTAATAAACTTTGTGATATACTTCAAACCAGCCGCCTTGATATTTGAATTGATGGCTTGAGCTCTTCGAACAGCATGAATTATATCGATTACATTATATCCCCAAATTGATGTTTGAAGAAAATCTTCGACTTCATTTGCTAATTTGAGAATCGTATCTTTTCTTGTGTATGAGTGTTGGGGATGTAAGGATTTAATCGCCTTCCTCATATCTAAACCAAGTCTTTGACCTCTTTCGAATATCCAGTGCCAGTCGAAGTTTGCCGAATTATATCCACCTATGATTGATGGTTTGAGTTGGTCAATCACATTGAAGAACTCCTGTATAGCACCCTTCTCTTGTGATTCATCCAAACATTCAATTACTCTATGATATCCTTTATTGGTCTTAATTCCTATCATGAATATTCTACCATCTTTGGGGTCTAACGCATTTGTTTCCAAGTCAAATACAAGACGTGTCACATCATCATAATCAGTAAACCCCTTGAATAATCTTTTTTCTTTAGAGACCAAATATTGTTCTACAGGTGGAAGGATTAATATTTTATCTTTCGTTTTTTCTCCCCATGGGTCGCATCCACCATCTCTAAAAAACTGAATCAGTTCTCTGTATCCCTTGAGCGATTTTACCATATAGGTCAAACCGTTTTCTAATCTTTCATTATCCTTTGTATCTAATTTTTGTATTACAATTCCATATTTTGTCATGGCTTCTTTTTGAGCCATTTTGGAATCGTTGTAGAAATTTACACCACGTAAATCACCGACCCATGCGAATGGGATAAAAGTGTCTTTACGTATTTCCTTACCTTTACCAGGTATTTCTTTTACCTTGAAAATTGAATTGGAGACGTAGTCAAATTCTATTGCTACAATAAATTCTTCGGGGTCGTTTCCTAATAGGAAAGACTCAATTGCTTCGTGACTGAACATATGATTAAGACGAGTGGTTTATTGGCTTTCACACTATCGTGAAATTCACCTTACTCATTCAATAATAAATATAAAAAAAATTAAGTCTTAATCAAATCAACAACACGCAGTTTCGGAAATGAAACTTGGTTGAATATTAATATAAAGTTGTTCTCTGATTGGAAGAATTAAATTTCCTTCATCATTTTTGATTAAGAATTGTCCTTCGTATCTTCCTGGCGTATCAGTATCTCTCGAAGTAAATTTGAAATAAATGTAGTATTCTGCAGGAGCACCAGGGTCCAAAATGAGATTAACTATTTCACATGGGGCTGAAACTATTTTTGGAATCCCAGTCTCATAATCTATCATAGTGAAATATATTGTGGAAACCTCCAACGCTTCCATAAACTGAATATACCCCGCTCTACCGTCTTTTACGACTTGCATTTTCAAAACTGGTAACGTAGCATTTTGTTTGATATAAAATTCCATAACAATAAATATATTGTTAGGACTCTTTACGTAACTCTCTGTTGTAATGTTCGAAACGGTCGTGTTCAGTTGGTGTCATTAGAAGTAAACCAGGATTTAATTTTTCTTCTTTTGTCAGTTGATACATATGACTCATCCACGTTTGTTCAAATGGATGTGCCCAAGTAACATCCAAAAACATTTTTTTGTTACCTGGTCTTGAAATAATTTGAGGCCAGTTACAATAATATATGTCGCCTGTCGCATATGGAACTTTTCTGTGTGAAAGAACTTTTTTGAACTCTGTCTTTGGCGCATTCGGGTCCAATCCTATTTGTGGTAATCTTGGATTTAAGGGCCAATACTTTGACCTAACATCTTGAGGAACATTATACCAAGACCATTGAGTCCCGTTATCTCCGTAGAATTCAGAATAATTCAATTTTAAGAAATCAAAGTTTTCCTTTTGCATTATTTGCATCGAGATTGAAAATAGATTTGGTTCGTATCTTGAAAAACCGTTTTTACATTTCGAACCTTCATTCGGATAAAAAAACATGTCATCTTCAAAAAACAAATAATAATCCAAATCTGTTTCTTCAAAATGTTCTGCAATCCACTGCCTTCCTCCACAAATACCCAAGTTATCTTTTTTGATATGTTCAAAATTATATTCATCACAAAGTTGTTTATACTCTTCTGTTGTTGACAAATCACTTGAGTTATCAAGTAAGAATTTTTTTGTTTTAAGTATGAATTCTTTATCATACATTAACATTGAATTAATCAACGTTTTGAATTGGTTTGGACTATTGAAAGTTATAACATATAGACCAACTTTGTTAATATCCAAATTTGAAACTTGTCTATGAACTGATTCTGTTTTTACTTTCAAATCATCGTTCTTCAAATCCTCAAAAAATTTACCTAACAAACCATTTGATTCTATTTCAAAATAATTTATTAACTCGGAGTGTCTATAACACATTATGCTGAATAAAGATTCTTCAGTTCCCATATATCCCGAATCCAAGGTTTCTTTCATCAGAGAATAATATATTGAATTGATTTCTGATATTGAGTGTTTTGGTCCACCGAAGAACCCACCTCTAGCAACCCTCTCAACTTTAGCACCTGCCATAGAGTTCATCTTATCGAAATTGAACCCGTGGACTTCTGTATTAGCTTCATAAGGAAAACAAACGAAACTGAATTTGGAGATATATTTTACTAATTTATCCAAAACCTTGTCGTGTGTAAAGTAACCAGGATGCACAGTATTTGTCAACCCACCGTCAATCCAAAACAGATATTCTGAATCAAACCTATCCATTATTTTTGCATCATTCAAAAGATAAACTTTTGACATAACCAACGGGTTATAGTTTTCCAATCTCGATTGAGTTGAATCTTTTAACCAACCAACTTGATTATACCACTCAGGGTTATTTCTTATGTTTTGGATTTTATCAAAAAATTCATTATTCCTGAACCAAGACATGTCTCTTACAATAAATTGTGTATTTGACTTATCCCTTTTTGAAAAAACAAATTCCTCTAAACTTTTATCACCATAGATAATCATATTGGTATTGACATCCAATAGTTTTTCAAATTTATCCAAATAATGTTGAAAAGGTCTTGACCAACCTTCACTTAAATCACCTCTTCCGATGTCCCAAATTCCTGTTACAAGTGTTATATTACTCATAAATTCTTTTAAATTCTTCTAATATTTTATAGAAACTTTTATTTTTCTGAAATAACTCATCTGTTACACCTTGAGGTGCATTATCCCTGCACCACCAAATATCAAAATGTTTTCTCTCAAATAACTCAATATGATTGAAATACATAAGAGTCATTATTTGTTCTTCATGAGGTAAACCCTCATCGTTAGATAAAACTTCTTGGACATAGTTTTCGAATATATTGACTATATTATCCCACTTGTCCCTGTGACCACCAAACAATCCTCCTATGATATGAATACTTCTATCATAATTTTTATACCATCTTGGACTTACAGTTCCTGACCAATAGTTTCTTTCATTTTCTTTTCCTAAAATTAAAAATTTGTCTTTAGTGTCTTCTATCAAATTTTTCAAAAAATCATTATCAAACAAATTGCTTTCATAAAATCTTCTTAAGGCATGTTTTGTTTCAGTCAAATACTTGAGAGGTATTAAACCACAATGGGATAATCCCGCGTCTATCCAATAATAGTTATCGTAGGATTTATCCTCATTCCACCACCATGAAAATTTAGAATATTGTATTTCGATACATCTATCCCCTCTTTTAATCTCATCGACATTTTTTCTCGAATCAATTAAATGTTTAAACTTGGAATTTGAAATATCGTATGTTGTAAATTTCAACTTGGATTCTGGTATATTGTTTTCTTCATAGAAAAATTTCTTTAGGGAATCTATTTCTCTATCCGAGGTATAACATAAAAAATCCGCATCGGTCATCTTCAATAATGACAATAAACTATATCTATAGTGGGCACCTCTGTTAGGTCTACCACCAAATTCAGTTCCATAAAGGTCACTATAAATTGCGGTTATAAACTTAGTTGACATTATAAGGTAAATATTTTTTTTCTGTTTTCATTTTTTTATTTTCTGATTCATTCAAAAATCTGTGATTAATCTTGATTGGTGAATAGACATTCCAATTGTATGTTTGGGCGTAGAAATTGTTATACATTCCCTGCGACACATCAGAATAAGAATTTTTCTGAGGGGCAATTGGTAAGATTGGTGCATATGATTGAATTGAAGGATACACATGTTTTACCAATTGTTCATCAATAGGAATGATAAAATCACCACTATAAAAACACTTATCTTTAATTTTTTCTATTTTTTCGAAAGATGATTCATCGTATATCAGAATATTTGTTGCGAAAGTTTCGGTCAATCTTTCATGTGGTTTTGGAGGTAAGTTTGTCAAATCCAAAAGCATACTGTATTTTTCACTGACGTTCATTGGACGATTGAGTGTTGGAGAAAGATTCAATACACCAAAATCAATTCCATTTATATTTCTCTCCAAATCCTCAATGAAATTTTTTGCATAAGGCATAAATACACAATCATCTTCTATCACCATTACTCTCTTGTAACCTCTTTCTTTAGCCATTTCAATTATTGACAAATGAGAAAGAGCACAACCCATATAATCGTTACGTGGAACAGCCTTAAACAAATCGTAATCCCAACCGATGTAATTCATCTCGAACTTTATATCTTCAAGTCTGTCAGGTCTACTTTCCAAATTTATAACAAATTTTGGTATGTCTTTGAAAATCATTAGCTTACAACATTATGATTTAATTGTCCAGTGATTCTATCACACCATCCTTTTGATACCGAGTGAGGCCAAACAACCCAATATGTGGGAGTAACGTCCGTTTGAAATTCTCTCCAAATCTTACAATATTTGTCAGGGTCTCTCATATAACCAGCAATTTCATTTTTGTCGGAGTCCTTTCTGAATAAAGTTTCGTCGTTAGGTCCGTGGAAAGCCACAACCCAAAAATCATAATCCGTTTCAGGAACCTGTGAGTATCCAATATCTATACAATGTTTGAATACCTTAGCAAAATCATTTTTCCAATCTTCCTCTGATGAATAGTTATATGGGTTTGGAGGATAATTCTTATCGAGTGTATATTTTTGAACAGCTCTCTTTTCAAATAAAATACCAGCATACTTCTCATATTCTCTTAAAGTTCTCACAGGACCAAAACCATAAGGTCCATCATGACCCTCTTGGGTTTCACCATCCATACCAAAAAGTTTTCTGTTGGTCAAATGGGATACTTTGTTTTTCTCACCCCAAGTTTTGTCATCATCCCATTGTTTTGTCCTACCCTTACGTGTGTATTCATGATAGACAACAGGAATGTGAGGGTGAAATAAATCATAACCCCATGTGTAAGCTCTAGCTGCAATTGAGATTTCTTCTCCGTGGAAGTAATATTCAGGATTGTGTTGGACTTCTAGAGAAAACTGACCCAAAGTAAAACAAAAATGTGCAGAATAAAATCTCGCTGTTACGGGTTTTGTCATCTCTCTCCAACCAGGAATTGTTTCAGGGAGAAAAAACACAGCACCCTCAGGAATGAATCTATCAAATGCCATTCTCCAAGCATCTTGTGCCCTTCCCGCTGGGTCATTTTCAGGGTCAAAGGAGGGCACATAACCCGTAAGTAGAGGTTTTTCATACCCATCCTTTTGTAGACCCTTAATCATTTTTATTAATATTTCATCCCAATCCTTTACAAATCTCATGTGGGAATCAATTTGCATTGTGTATCCTTCACCATCGTAAAGTTGTTGGGTTAAGTTTCTTGCCCAACAAACGCCTCTAGATTCTTGATAAGGTATATCTAAAATCTTGAATCTTTTATCTTCTCTAAACTCATCTAAGTTGTCAAATCCATCTGTTTCACTAAATTGTCTTGCGATTGAGAAAACCAAGTTCTTTGGTTTTTTAGCGTTTGCAATCATATCTTTGAGTGTTGGAACTAACTGTGGGTCCCTGTATGATGCGATTTGAATAAAAATTTTACTGTTAGACATATTATCTTTTTGTCTAAAAATAAAAAACCCTCCACGAAAGTAGAGGGTTTTATCTTTATTATTTTTAAATTTAATCTGTAAGTGTGATTTTTGCTACATCTGTATCTTGTAAAGGAACTCCACCACTAGTTAATCCAATCATTGATGGTGGGATTGTTGACCCTGAATATAAGAACGACCCATTAAGTTCAACTATAAAATTAACAGGAGTTCCTGTTATAGAAGCTCTTGGATTACCGAATGTTAGACCGTGTAGTGCTGTAAAAGTTTGACCTGATGTTACAGGTAAAGCTCCTGATAGATTGGTAAGTGTTATACTTCCACCATCATCAACAAAATCTATAATTTCCGCTCCACCTGTTGATTCGTTAACCGCTATGATTTCGGGACAAATAAGAGTTCCTGTTATTTCACCGTTAGTTAATTCCCATCCGCCACCGCCAAGTAAGTTAAGCCATCCTGATGGATAAATATCTGAGAAAGATGCCCCACTAAATATGATATCATTCGGATATGACGGTTGATTATAGTAATAAGAAGTTGTCGAAGTTCCTCCTGAACAAGCGTCCAATCCAGACACTGTTGAAAATTTAGTTGCACCAATTAATGCGAAAGTTCCTGGTGTTTCAGTAGGTGTTGGTGTGTATGTTGCAGTTTGAGATGGTGTTTGAGTTGGAGTTTCTGTGTTGGTTGGTGTTTGAGTTGGAGTTTCTGTGTTGGTTGGTGTTTGAGTTGTTGTTGGTGTTGGTGATGATATTGGTGTAGATGTTGAAGTCACTGTAGGTGTCGGTGTCGGTAAGTTCGAACATCCGTTAGGGTCGGAACTTGTAATCAATCCTGCTCCACCGCTAACAATAAACCAAGCAATCCCATTAGAATAATAACCATCAATAACAGGAACTGTCAGAGCTGTATTTTGATAAAGTGACTCACCAACGTTTGGACCTACTCCACCCGCTACAGTTCCGTAGACAGGATTAGTTGAACCCAAACAAGCTTCATTCGGAGTTGAACCTGAACCTAAATTATATGTATAGTATCCAAATGTTGCTGTTGGTGTTGTAGTTGGAGTCGGTGTTGGTGTTTCAGTTGGAGATGCGGTTACAGTTGCTGTTGGTGTTGGAACAACCAAACAAGAACTGAATGCACCCACTTGAGCACCATTCGAATCTATTTCTGTTACAATATTTGAACTGTTATAAAAACCTGCCAACATTGTTGACGGACCAAAACTTTCAGGATAGAATTGTGTGCAGTTATCGAAAAGAACCGCATTACCCCAAATATTTCCAACTATTCCTGAAGAACATGCTTCATTCTCAGTTGAACCTGAACCTACTGAAAACTCAAATCTTACTGGTGTCGGTGTAGGTGTTGGAGTTTGAGTTGGTGTTTCTGTGTTAGTTGGAGTTGGTGTAGGTGTTTGACTTGAAGTAGGAGTTGGTGTTGGACCACAATTTCCATCAACTGTAATTGTAGCTCCCGTAATACAACCTGGTCCACAACCAGAAGCAACTATGTAAATAATACCATCTTCAGTATAATAACCTTCCGGATTACCTGTATTTGGACCTGTAGCATCTGACCAAACTAATGTTGAATCCGCCAAACTTGTTCCATTTACAAATATGTTTGCTGTTTGAACACAATCACAAGTTAGTAATATATCCGTCTCATCGTGACATCTCACAATAGCAGTTCTCTCAACGTTTGTAGGTGTTGGAGTTTGCGTTGGAGTTTCCGTGTTAGTCGGAGTCTGTGTGAACGTTGGAGTATTTGTCGGTGTTTCTGACGCAGTTGGTGTCTGAGTATTGGTTGGTGTTGTTGTAGGCGTTGCAGTGTTCGAAGGTGTTTGAGTCGGACTAGATGTCGGAGTAGGTGTGGGTCCAGTTGGTGGGAACGCACCCATATTTTGGAGAACGATTGTTGTATTCGCCGTGGAATATGTTCCATCTATCAACCAAATGTTTTTTACCTGATTTGGTTCTAATTCTACTTGGTAATCCCACATTGAATCTTCGCATCTTCTATAGTTGAAAGTTGCTATTGTGGAACCTGTGTTTGTTAAAATATATTTACTACAAGCCATTTTACTTTTTTTATATAAATACTGAGAACTCGC